ATATATATTTTTCAAGAAAATTTTTGTTTTTTTGTAAAAAGACCTTTTTTCCTTTATAAATCAAACACTTAGGTCTTACAAAAACGGAAAATCAATTTTGTAAAGAAATTTTATTTACAGAAATTGAGTAAGAACTTGGTATAAGAAAGTTAGAGGAGAATATTTCCTCCGACTGTTCTCAGGCCTACTACCCCGTTCGGCCACGAGTCCTTGCAAGCGACCCCATCCTCCTCGGTTCTGGTCCTTTGCGGCAAGGAAGTGCCCAGCGGCGCACTGCAGTCTTTTTTTCGTTTAATTAGGAGTTGTCCATGTCTTACCAAGACAGAAAGAAACAAAGAACCGAAGCATACTTGAAGTATACTTATGGTTGGAAATTACGCAAATGTATAGCTTGTAATGGATCTGGACATTATGATTCAAACGGATCTCCGGACTGCAGTTCATGCGGAGGAACCGGCAAAGAGCGGTATCAGGATGCAACTGCAAATGGAGGGAGTAATGAAAATCATCTTGGACATTGAAGACCGGCCCCTTGGAGCCAATCGTGCGGAATTCATATCAGATGTTGTGCCGAGAGTGGGAGATGTGATAGACTACAACACGAACAATACTTTTGAAGTTAAAAGCATTACTTGGATCATATCTCCTGGTTTTAACAAAGAAGTATCGTTTGTTTTAGTCAGAGTAGTAAATCAAGCAGAACTATGTTATTAACAAGGAATTAGTATGGCAAAGCTAACAGATCTCTCGCTTTCCGACTTGTATGAAAGAAAGATTACAAGTGCAGTAGAGGCAGCGATCATAGAGAAGGAAGACTTTAGTGTTATTGCACCGATCTATTGTGAGAAGGTCTGCAGACTAAAGTGTAAAAACACTTCTCAGGTCCGTCTTCTCTCAAATCCCGTTGACATTCTTATTGTGCAAGATGCCAACGTTATGAATGGTAAGTTCGACCGTCAGCATTTACAAGCTGAAAAGAACATGCACAAAATCATTGATTGGATTTGTAATCAAGCAGGTTTTACTGGCCTGACCTATAGAATTACCAATCTTCTTAAATGTGAATTGACTGAGCCTGACCTTGTTAAAGGTAAGCCCCCCGCTCAAACCACCTTAATGAAGTGCAAGCCTTATCTTTTAGGTGAAATCGAACGGTGTCAGCCGAAAGCAATTATCAGCTTAAGTACTGCAACGACAAAAGCGTTGGGGTATGCAAAGGCTAGTAACACTTCCAATCGTGGGGAAATTTTTGACGGTAAAGTTGTCCTTACGTTGCACCCCCGAGTTTTAACAATGATTCGTCAGAACGCAACGGGTGCAATGTGGAGTGCCGATTACACTGGAGTAGTTATCAAAGACTTCCAGAAAGCTGCTAGAATCGCTCGTGGCGAGCTTGTTATTCCCAACCGTGAAGAAGCTATAGGCTTTTATTGGAAGAACCGTATAAAGGTCGCCAGGACCCTTGCTGAAGCAAAAGAGTGCGTAGAGTTTCTCTGGTCTCTTCCAGCTTCAGCGATTGTATCTGTAGATACGGAGACGACTGGTCTCGATGGTATGGCTGAAGATGCAAGAATCATTACAATTCAATTTGGTTACCGTAATCCAGCCACTGGCAATATCGAAGCATGGGTTATTCCTTTGTGGCATAGGGAAAATAAATTCTTCGACCCTGATCTTATTTGGCGAGACATTGCTAATTGGTTAGAAAGTACTCGGCCTAAAGTTCTACATAACGGCAAATTTGATATGCTATACATTTGGCATACAATGAAAACTCGGGTTAGAAATGTTGTTTTTGACACAATGCTTCTTTTGCACGACTTGGACAGCGGGACACAAGGTTGTTATGGCTTGAAGGCAGCAGTACATGATAGACTGCCTCACTTAGGCTTCCAAGGATATGAAGAGTCGTTGCCCGGTTTAACACGCGCAGCTAAGAACAAAACTGATAACGAGATTGAAGATGGCCAAGAAGATAATTTCGCCAATGAGTGAGTCGGCAAAGCTAGAGAAAGCAAACAAAATTTATTATGATGCGTTAGCAGAGTCTATCGTCGGTAAGAAAGACGAAAAGAAAATCTACCGTACATACGAAGACTACAATTTTGAACAGCTCCTTTGTTATGCAGGGTTAGACTGTATTGCCACGTCGGAACTTTTGGCGAATATGATGCCTGAAATCGCTAGAACACTCCCGCTGAGAGATACCGATGGTGGAATTGTCCATGCGCCGGCTATCATCGATGTAGCTGAGAAATGGGAAATGCCGGCATTTGAGTTCTTACTTGATATGGAGATTACTGGTATCAAGTACGACTGCGACCGGAATCGTAAGATCTCTCTACAAATGGTAGAAGAGATTAGAGGCTTGGAAGAACTTATCTTTGAACAGATTGGAGTAAAAATCAATCTGGACTCTGGTACGGAAGTTGCCAAACTTCTTTATGACACATTAGGATTTGAACCTCCCTTCAAAACCAAGTCTGGAGATCCAGCAACGGATGGTACTGCGCTTCTTACTTTAGCTGGACTAGATCCACTGGCTCAGAAATATGTGGCTCCCGACCCGGAAAAACAGTTCTTAGCTTACATGGCTAAACGCAGGGATATCAATTCTGTCCATAACACATTCATCAGATCATATATTGAAGATTTTGTGAAGCGTGACGGCCGGGTTCATCCTTCGTATAACATGATTGGAACTTCAGGATTTCGTATTTCCGGCGATAATCCAAACCTGTTACAATTACCACGTGCTAAACATGGTTATAACGTTCGGGAATGTTTTACGGTTGAAGATGGATATGTATTCATTACATTAGACTTTTCTAGTGCTGAAGTAAAAGCATTGGCGAATCTGTGTAAAGATCCAAACATGATGAGTGCTATTGAGAGGGGGCTGGACTTCCACTCCTTCTCCGCTTCATTGATGCTTGGAATTCCGTATGAAGAATATGTTGCGATTTTGGCAGACAAGACTCATCCGGAATTCAAGCGACTCAAGCTGTATCGTCAAATTGCTAAAGTATTGACTTTCTCGCTAATTTATGGTTCTTCAGTTGGGGGTATTGCAATGCAATTGAATATGACCAAGGAAGAAGCGCAGAATCTGATGGATATCTACTTCAAGGCCTACCCGGGTGTGAAGAGGTTCATTGAAGAAAGCCATCAATTGGCAATGCTCAACAAGATTATTGTTACGCCGTTTGGTCAACGTAAGCAGCAATATGGCGCAAACCAAGCATTCAAGTCAACAGCGGCGTATAATGCATCTTTGCGTAACTCGTCAAATATCCGGGTCCAGTCTCCAACTTCCACCATGGGATTAATGACGTTTACTGCTTTGGATCAGGAAATTCGTAAGTTCGGCGCACGTAGTATCTGTACAGTATATGACTCAATTGAAATTGAATGTCCAGTTGAACATATGGCGAAATGCATTGAAGCAGGGTATTATTACATGAACGATTGGCCCGTCGAAGCATTTGACTGGCTAGAACTTCCAGTAGGATGTGATTGTGAAATTGGTCCTAACTGGGGTCTATTAGAAGGCGTTCACCGTGGTACAACTCAGTTAGAATGTATGGAAATCATGGGTAAACTATGGACGAGTTAAATTTAGAATTACTCAATATCAATGAGAACGAGTACTACGAGCTAATAGTAGTTTTATTGAAAGCGGGCTCACGTAATTTAATGTGCGCTTCTTACGAGGCGCATTGGCATTTCAAAGCTCTTCATCAAGGTAAATTTCTTAATTTTCCTTACAATGTAGATCGGGAAAACGAAATAGTATCAGCTTGGAAGCTGGGCCTCCTTTAATTATTGGAAATATTATGGCAACTCAAACTCAGATTATTAGCAACGAAGCTTTCGACACGGAAGATGATGGAACTCCCAATGATATTGACTCTTTCTTTAGTGAAGATGAAGTAAAGACGTTGTTTTTACTATCAATTTGGCAAGAACGTGAAAATATCGTTAAATTTGTTGCATCCCGTACTCCTGAACAGTTACAAAATATAGCAATTGGAACATTGCTGGACATGATGGTAGGCGGAGTGTTACAAATTATTGATGGGTTGAATCCTGTTTTCCCTCCTATCGATCTAGTCGCATACCCGGTTGATGGGGATGTTTATCCCTCTTTAGATGGAGATGAAAAAATCATTGAAGAAGGTATGATGTTCAATGACAATTTTCTCAGCGAAGAATGGGAGAGCTTCGTTCAAATAATGGACGAATCAGAAGAAACAGGTGTTGTACAATGAACCCCGCATTGAGATTTTGGAAAAAAGTTTTTGAAGTTCCTTGGGAAATTATCGTTTGCTTCATAGCAGGAAATTTAGGAGTTATTTTCCTTCCATTGGTTATTCTCTGGAATCTCACTTTTGAACGTAGGGGTATTTTGATATCAGTTCAAGCTGACCTGGAAAGGGAACAGAAACTCAAGGAAGCTAGACAAAAATATCCGGAGAAAAATCCAGAACCAACACAACCCCGTGAGTATTTTGAAAAGTGGGCGGATGAGGTCGAAGGGTATATCTTGGGAGGCGTTGCTTACCACGAGGGTGACGATAATTTCATTTATAACGACGATACCACCCAGACTGCTTGGGGAGGTTTTCAAGTGGGTGAAAAATATGGTGAGAAAACTACCCTTGAAGGAGTAGCCCGCCAATTTGGAATTCCGTATGATGAATATGTTGAGATTTTGGCAGACAAGCTCTCTACGATGCCGAGACTGTGATCAAGGATAGACTTAATGGCTAAATTAATCATAACTTGTTCGTTAGTCCTACTTTTTGCAGCATGCACTAACGATGACGAAGCTTATTGTTATAGAGGACACGATGTTCAGTATGTAATTAACGGATCGACATATACAATTCGTATTTGTGATGAATGGAGAAACCCTTTGGGTAAATATCCAGACCAACCAGTCTCGGCTCCAAAATGAAACCTTGTAACTTAGGCATGGATTGCGAGCTTTATGGGGTCTGTTACGCCGATGCTCATGGTAAACCGAGTATGTGTGGTAAATCAAAGGATACTGAAAATGAGCATCGGATTCCCGGAATTATTTGGAGCAACTCTGTACACTACTCTGGGGGCTGGGACACTTATGTGGACCTCGGAATACCTAGAGTATTTGTTTCGAGAAAGTGATTGGTTTGATGAACTGGATGAAGACGAAATAACTATAGCTGAAGTACTTCAAGGTACTTTCGTCTTTTTTGGTTTAATTACTCTCACAGGTTTTATCGCTCTTTGCACAGAAATAGGATGGGCTTTAGATGGATAAGATGTGGAAAACTAATGATGTTATTTTGACTGTGGGCTTGATTATTGAAGCCGCTGGTGGTAAAGTAACTGTTCCTCTGCAACTACTAGCGGAAAATTTTAAAGATATAGATCTTGTCGTAGAGCAGACAAAAAACTATGATGGTTCTATAACTTTCGAAACACATCGTAAACCGTATAAATCAGTATAAACTAAGGATTTAACAATGAATGCAAAGCAATACAAACGTCTCCGTAAGTCCCTTCGTCAGCAAGGCATTAATCCGAAGGAAACAGTGTATATTTCGGAACGAGACGTTCTTAGTAATAATCTCCAACCGACTTTGAGTGTTGACCCTAAAGTATTTGGTAATCAGACGATTCTTTTGTATAAAGAATGTGGTCGAGCTGCTTACCAAGGATTGAAAGCAGCGTTCAAGGCCCTTTAAGCAATACGCCGGTTTAGCTCATTTGGTAGAGCTACTGAATTGTAATCAGTAGGTGGTGGGTTCGAATCCTACAACCGGCACCAAATACAAAATCATGCACATCATACTATATCGAATATTATCGGCATTTCTTGTTATATTAGCTACGTTTATGTTTTGCAATAAGCCTGATAACGACGTAGTAGGTGCCGCAGGTATTGAATTTTTAGGAATAATATTCATATTCATCGCAATTTGTTTGGCTTTACCATGACTAAAGAAATCCTCTTCTCTGTAACTGCCAACGACTGTGAATGGTCTTACACCAGAGGTACTGGTGCTGGCGGGCAAAAGAAAAATAAAACCTCTTCTGCTGTCCACTGTATTCACCATCCTAGCGGCGCTCATGGTTACGCAGAGGATGACAGATCTCAGGCAACAAACCGTAAAACAGCGTTTCAAAGAATGGCCACCTCAAAAGAATTTCAGAGTTGGCACAAAATGGAAATTCTGCGTCGTTCGGGTAAGATGGCTCAAATTGATGCAGAAGTTGAACGAGAACTTAAGAAAGTAAAAATTGAGGTAAGACAAGATGGAAAATGGACTGAAGTTTCCGAGAATGACCTTCGAACCGGCAACGAGCCAGAAGAGAGCTAGTATTTTCCTTAGGAAAATAGCAGTTAATACAGGCAACTGGGGATATGTGCATTACGCAATAGAAAGTGAAGGCATTGAGGCTTTGACGAATAAATACTACGCAGGGCCAGATTCTGAAATGCTTGCACGAAATGCGTATCAAGCAATGAAACAAATGGCGAAGGATCTCAAACTTAATATCACATTTGTGAATGAGATAGACTATTAAGTATTATGAGTATCCTGGACGATGAAGCCGAATGGTGCAGAGAGCAATTAAAAGCTGCAAAGCTTTGGCCTTACAAATGCACCTGTTGGATATTACACACAGAAGAATGTAATAGACAAAAGCTTCAAAGTCCAGTTGAGCTCGAACAACAGGAGGACGCATGAGTATTTTGTTAATGGCAATAAGTATTATTACTACTCTTATTCCCATCAGTATTTTCGAGTCAGTTACAGCACGCGATTTTTGGAAAATAGCAGTCTGTGGGACACTGTCAGTAATTTTATTTTGGTCGGATGTAGTATTGATCATAATTTATGTGTATACCCACCTAATACTACACGCCGTTTAATATCGTAACTCCACTTTAGCTTCACGTATTTAGTTCCCCTCATATTTTCAGGAATAACTAGGAAGTTACTTCCTGGTGGATTTTCCTGCCCTTTCCCTAGTAGACCTTGGTCAGGGTATAGGTCTGCGACCAGGTGAAACAAAGTGTTGGTATAAGAACGATAGTAACAACAACCGGAGTTTTGTTATGTTCGGCATATTCATTATCATCCTGACAATTATTGTTGTATTTTGTTTTATAGCGGCTAGTTTTACACCGAACCCTTCTTTTGCAGTAATGTGTTTTCTTGGAAGTATTTGCTATTTGCTGGGATTGGTAGATATAGTTGCAATAAGTCTTTGGTTGCTTAATGTAGGACTAACCCACATTCACTTCCATATCACGTATAGTTGAGCGATTAAACTAGTAGTACTAACTGGAGGTCAGTTAAAATGTCACATTCTGGTCTTAAAACCAATCCAAAAGCCGTTTCTACAACGGCAGTAAACCCCGCATTAGCCGTAGTCATTGGCCGATTTCAACCCCTGCATGCAGGGCATCTTGTTCTGATCCGTAAAGCCTTAAGTGTCGCACCCAATGTTCTTATTCTGGTTGGCTCGTCCCACCAGGCCCGGACAATTAAAAATCCGTTTTCGTACGAAGAGCGCCATGACATGATTGTCAATTCGCTCGATGCGGAAGAACGTACTCGGGTTGTAGTCTGGGCATTGACGGATAATCTATACTCCGACGATGAATGGATGCTATCTGTCCAGGAGAGCGTCAAGAAAGCCAAAGCCGCGTTCCAGCATTGGACAGACCATGGTGGGGACGGCCCTACAATTCTGGTCGGCAACAAGAAAGATGAATCCAGTTATTATCTGGACTTGTTCCCGCAGTACCACTCTGTTAGTCTCGGAGAATTCAAGCTTGGTTTCGATGCGACGCAGGTTCGTCGGATACTATTCGCGGCTTCTACACAGCTCGGCGTTTTGAAAAGTATGTTGTCTGAGTATACCTACAAGTTCCTTACTGAGAAATTCATCAGCTCGGCGGAATATCAACGACTCAATGAGGAATACTGGTTTCTTCATAAATACAAAGAGTCATGGTCCAAGGTGCCATACCCCGTCATCTTTTCGACAGTGGATGCTATTGTTAAGAAGTCTGGTCATATCATTATGGTAACTAGGAAGAGGGCACCTGGCAAGGACCTCCTAGCTTTGCCAGGGGGATTTGTAAACCAGAATGAGACGTTGAAGCAAGCTGCAATTCGTGAATTAGTGGAGGAAACAAACATTGATTTACCTCCGGCGATTCTGAACAACAGCGTCAAGGATATGAAAGTCTTTGACCATCCCGACCGTGATCCTCGTGGTCGGGTGATTTCCAACGTATTTCTTTTTGATCTTGATGCAGCCGACAAGAAATACGGCTTACCAAAACTCAAAGCTGGGGATGATGCCAGTGAGTCTGGTTGGCTAGAAATTTCCACAGTTTTGCGTGATCTTCGTACTCAGATTTACGCTGACCATACCAGTATCATCCGAGAAATGCTCAACGTTTGACAATTTAACTTAGTGAGGCACTAACATGAACCGCAACATCCTTTTGATGGCCGATGGCTATAAGTACACTCAATTTTCCCAGTTCGACCCTGACGTAGTAGGTATGTATTCATACATTTCTGCACGTTCGGCAGACGATACCCGAATTAAAGGTATTGTCGCAATTGGCGTGCAAGCATTTGTCAAAGAATACCTGATGAGACCAATTACTCAGGTTGACATTGATGAGGCAGAGGACATTATCGTCCCGTATCTCGGGAAACAAAATTTCCCAAAAGCAGCTTTCGATAGGATTCTTAAAAATTACGGCGGCCATATTCCCGTGATTATCAAGATGGTTCCGGAAGGTACCATTGTTCCTATCGGTGCTCCGATAGCCAGCATTGAATGCTACGATCCTGACATCTTCCCTGTCGCCACCTTTTTGGAAACGGCACTTTTACGTGCCATTTGGTATCCATCGACAGTGGCGACTTGGAGTAAGCTGTGTAAGACAATCATCTCCGGATTTTTGGATGAGACGTCGGATAATAAAGCCGAACTGTTGCCGACACGCCTACATGATTTTGGTGCGCGTGGGGCTTCTAGCCACGAAACGGCAGCACTTGGTGGGCTAGCCCACCTCGTGAATTTTGTTGGTACTGACACAGTGGAAGGTATTGTTGCAGTCAAACGCTACTACGGTGCGGGTGATGAAGTAGCAATTTCAATTCCGGCGTCTGAACACAGCACTATCACAAGTTGGGGTAGGGAGGGTGAATCGAAAGCTTACGCCAATATGATTGAGAAATTTGGCAAGCCCGGTTTGTTCTACGCCTGTGTATCGGACTCGTATGACATTTTCAACGCCACTGAGAACATCTGGGGCAACGAACTAAAAGAAAAAGTCATCGGCGCTGGCGGTACGTTAGTTATACGTCCGGATAGTGGAGAACCCATTTCAACCTGTATCAAGATTATTAAGACTCTTGATACTGCATTTGGATCGGTTCAAAACTCCAAAGGCTACAAGGTGTTGAACCACGTCCGCATGATTCAAGGCGATGGTATCGATCCTGACATGATTCGCAGTATTCTCTATGCATTCCAACTCAATGGTTATGCAGCCGATAATATTGCTTTTGGCATGGGAGGCGCGTTGCTGCAAAAGGTTACCCGAGATGACTTCGGTTTTGCTCAAAAGTGTTCTATGGTGTATCTGAAAGATGGGACATACCGTGCAGTGTACAAGGATCCTGTTGGAGGTCGTAAAACTTCCAAGAAAGGGTTTCAAGCGCTTGTCAAAACCGATAAGGGTCTTCAAGCAGTTTCCGAAGAAACGGGTGCTCCTGTACCCGGAGACATTCTCATCGAGAAATATAACGGTGTGAAAATTCCTGGTAAGCCGACAATCTATGTCGAACGATTTTCTCATGTACAAGCTCGGGCTAACGTTGAGTAAATCATAGCAGTAAGTTGTTGTTTCTAAAGGGCTCTTTTATGGGCCCTTTTTTACATTCAAAATTTCTTTGAGGTCTTTGCTGCTAAGGTTTCCAACAGCCTCTAAGATCAGAATTCCCACAACGACAAAAGCCCTTGCGAGCATTTTTTCGGGGGCGTATAATGAAGTTCCTTCCTAACACTACTATAACTAATGAGTATTTCAATGATTGACTCAGTCACTAAACGTGATGGCACTACCGAAGCTTTTGACAAAAATAAAATCCACAAAGTATGTATGTGGGCCTGTGAAGGGATCGAGGGAGTTTCGGTCTCTGAACTAGAACTAAAGTTGTATCCTTATCTTTATGATGGTATTCCTACTGATGAACTTAATGAGAATCTTGTCAATGCGGCAAGGAATCTTATTGTTGATCCTACCTATAATTATGATCTGGTTGCTGGTCGCCTGATCTCTTTTATTGTCCGCAAAGAAGTTTATGGAGGAATTACACCTTGGCACATTCGTGACTTGGTTAAAAAGAACATTGAACGTGGTAGGTATGATCCGAATCTGCTTTCGTATTACACGAATTCAGAATGGGACGAAATTAATTCATACATTAATCACGACCGTGACTTTGATTTCCGTTTGGCTGGCGCTGAACAAATGCGAGCCAAGTATCTTGTCAATAGTCGCGTTACTAAACAATTATTTGAAAGTTTCCAGGTTCCGTATATTCTGGTTGCTGCAGTTCTATTTAAAGACGAACAATACAGCCGCCGTCTTGAATATATCCGTGAATTCTATGAAGTTGCAAGCACGAATCTAATCAGTCTGCCAACGCCGATTATGGCGGGTATCCGTACCGTACGTAAACAAGGTTCCTCTTGCGTTGTTGTTGACTGTGGAGATAGCCTTGATTCAATTATTGCAACAAGCGGTGCGATCACTAAATACGTTTCTGCGAAAGCTGGGCTCGGGATCAATGTGGGTAGGATGCGTGCAATTGGTTCTCCTATTCGTAATGGCGATGCCGTTCATACTGGGCTGCTTCCCTTCGTTAAGGCATTTACTGCTGCGGTAAAATCTTGTTCCCAGGGTGCCGTTCGAGACGGTGCTTGCACAATTTATTACCCCCTGTGGCATTATGAAGCCCCTGAACTTCTCTTGCTTAAAGACGCCACTTTGCTTGAAGAACAGACTAATCGTTCGAGTGACTATGGCGTTCAGATTAACAAGTTTCTGCTGCAACGCCTGATTCAAGGTAAGAATATTACTTTGTTCAGCCCGAATGATGTACCTGGTTTGTACACATCCTTTTTTACAGACCAAGAGAAATTTGTAAAGTTGTATCAAGAATTTGAAGAACGTACTGACGTTCGTAAGCGTGTAATTCCGGCAGCAGAATTATTTGGCAGCTTGATGACCCAACGTTCGAATACAGGTCGTATCTACATTCAATTCGTAGATAACACAAACGATCAAAGTTCGTTCCTTGATCCGATTACGATGAGTAATCTATGTACAGAAATCACTCTCCCTACATTTCCGTTGGAATCGTTAAGTGATGGTTATAACGAAGGCTCAGAGATTTCTTTGTGTACTCTTGGTGCTATTAACTGGGGTAGTGTAAAGAGTCCCGAAGACTTTAGGCGTCCCGCTCGTATTTTGGTTCGTGCTTTGGATAACTTGCTTAGTTATCAAGACTACGAAGTCAAGGCTGCGAAGGATTCGACGACAAAACGTCGTCCTCTAGGTATTGGTATTATTGGTTTCGCCCACTTCTTGGCTAAGCGCGGAATGTTTTATGATCAGTATGCAATGCCGCTCGTGGATAGATTTGCTGAAGCTTGGGCATTTTATATTACCGAAGCATCAGTTGATCTGGCTGTAGAAAAGGGTGCTTGTGAACTCAGTAATCGTACGAAGTATTCGAAAGGTATTACCCCGAATATGTTGCGTACGGCAAAACTTGATGAACTTCTGCGCCACGAAGAAAGACTACCTTGGACAAAGCTTCGTGAGCGTATGATTATTTCTGGTATCCGTAACAGTACTTTGATGGCGCTCATGCCGAGCGAGACGAGTGCGCAAATTAGTAATGAAACCAATGGTATCGAACCTCCTCGTGCTCCTGTTGTCGCAAAAGTTAGCAAGAACGTTAGTATTCCAGTTGTCGTTCCCGGTGTTGATGAGCTTATCAACGATTACGACTACGCGTTCAACCAAGACGGCCCCCGTGGGTATCTCGAAGTAACGGCTGTTTTGCAGAAATATGTAGATCAGGCAGCCTCGCTGAATACAACATATAACCCGGCGCGGTTCAAGGATGAGAAAATTCCTGGTTCGGTCCTGATGTCAGATATGATTTTTGCTTGGCAACTTGGACACAAGTCATTATACTATTGCAATATTCATAAACCCGGCGAAGATGAAATCAACGCTGTAGGTCAAGACGATGGATGTGAATCCGGCGCTTGCAAGATTTAACTCAAAATAACGGGACTTCGGTCCCGTTCATAACTAAATAGCCTTATGACTAATCCGCTTACAGCTTTTAAGCTGACTAATAACGATCCTCTCAAAACTCCGATTTTCCTCGGTGAAGAGGGCACAACTGGTATCTCCCGTTCTGATATTGTGAAGTACCCAATATTTACAAAACAGCATGAACGAATGTGGTCTTATCATTGGAAACCACAAGAAATTAATTTAACCAAGGACAAGGCTGACTTCAACGCCTTAGACGAGGCTGAAAAATTTATCTTTTTGTCAAATTTACGTCGTCAGATTATGTTGGATTCTCAGCAAAGTCTATGTCTTGGACAAGCGTTTAAGCCAATCCTGACGAATCCAGAAATTAAACGTTGCATTAACACGATTGAATTTTTCGAAGAAATTCATGCGTTTTCGTATGAATATATTGTAAAGAATGTCTTTAATGATCCTTCAGAAATTTTCAATGGTTTGAACGAGATTCAAGAAATTGTAAAGGCTAGTAATTCAATCTCAAGGTATTATGATGAGTTGATTACAATGATTGCAAAATATCGCCTAGGCCTCGTTCACAAGCGAGAAATGTACCGGCCAATTTGGCTTACCCTCCATTCTATCGCTGCAATGGAAGGTCTTCGGTTTTACGACTCATTTTGCTGCACGTTTTCTTTTGCTGAACGTGGCACAATGGTTGGTAATGCATCGGAAATTCGTTTAATTGCAAACGATGAGGCATTGCATGTTGCTTTTGTTGCTCAGCTTATCAAACTACTTCCCCAGGATGATGAGAACTTTGCCCAGATTGCTGCACAATGTAAGGAAGAAGTCACTGCAATTTTCCTTGAAGTTGTCAAGGAAGAAAAAGACTTTGCTGAATATCTTTTCAGTAAAGGTACGATGATTGGATTATCTAAAGAAATTCTTTGGTCATTCATTGATCATATGGCTGCAAAACGTATGAATCTCGTAGGACTTGTGTACCCCTACGAATCCCCTAAGAACAGCCCAGTTCCGTTCATGGGCCGCTGGTTGAATGAAGCCAATACCCAGGTAGCTCCTCAGGAGACAGAGCTTACAGGGTACCAAAAAGTCGTCAGTATGGATATTGACGAAAATAGCTTCGCAGGCATTTCCCTCTAACAATCTTGACATGGATTATAGCGTTATGTTATAGTCCATTCTCTTAATAAATTCAAATAACATGTCAGCAAAATTATCGCTTGGGATTGACCCGGGCTGGAAGAATCTCGGAATTGCAGTCGTTGAACGAGATAACGAAAATAAAGTTAAAGTATTGAAAACTGCTGTTCTAACTCCATATTTGTATGAGACAATATGGGATACCCCCTTGCATGTTAGCGAATGGCTAACAGAAGCTGGTATCTATGCGGGGGATATTACTTCTATTGGCATGGAACGATTTGTATCGTACAATAATGTAGACAGTGCAGAATCAGAGCATATACTAATGACCATCGGTGCTGTGGGAGAATATTTACACAGAATCTGCTATAAAACAGATGTCATTAATATGTACCGAGCTTTTGAATGGAAAGTTAATCTAAATAAACATTTGGTTAAAACAAAGAAATTCTCAAATCCAAGTACAAGCTTTGACAAAGTATTTAGCGTAGCGGCTGCAAAGGCATGTCTTGACTACGAATACGAATTTAAGACAGATCACGAAGGAGATGCAAGTGCTATCGCGTATTACTCAATGGTTTACTCAGAGATTTAACAAAGAAGGTGTCGACGAAGAAAACGAGGAAGCATGCTTGATTACAGCAGCATATGCTCATCGGATTTTCGAAGAACTCCATGACAAGTTCAATCCGAAAACAGACTCACTTGTTGCACCAGTTTATATGAATGAATTGCTAGGCGTCTTATTGACTGACGAGCAATGGGTTAAGACGATTTTTATGCCTAATGTCCATAGATTGTCTATTATTCGGACCGGACTCGGGTATAAGATCCCAGAAGAGATACAAATTGATTTGTAATTCTTCAATGCCAGAATGATGAAATTGGCAAACATAGTTCTCTTAAACAGAACCGGTCTTAGACCTTAGGGGTTCAAGTCCCCTTTCTGGCACCACTTTATTTTTAGGAATTAGCATGACAACGCAATATGCAGATTGGCAACAACGTGTTATCGCAGAACGTGACGAAGTTCAGGAACGCCTCTCTAAACTAGAGCCTTTCTTGGATTCAGTTGGTTTCGTCAATCTTGATGCAGACAACCAAGATCTACTTGTCGAACAAGCGCATATCATGGACGAGTATGTCAACGTACTGAATCGTCGAATCGCTCTTTTCGAGTAAAAGTTTGGAAGGTCTACCCGATGGCCGGCGACGGGACCAGCTTTGAACCCTGGCGAGCTAGAAATAGCCTTAAGAGATCATTCCTCTTACCTTCCGCAATGTCTACTTTAGTTTGAAATGATTTACAACATCTAAACAGAGTTGTTGAAATTCTTGTAAAGTTAAATCAGACTTGGCAAAATTAGCAGCTTTGCAGACTATATTACAATTATCTAAAGTGTTTTCTCCACCCTTAGATCTGGGATGTAAATGGTCAAGACTATAGCTTTGGCTATCTGTTAAGTCTATTTCCCTACCAGTTAGAAAACACTGGGATTTATTATTAAAAAATTTTTCAAGAAGTTCATTCGGTGTAAAGGATCGACTGGTTCTAATTTCCGGATTAGATAAATTTTTATTGAAATCTCGAGTTGCATCAAGCAGTTTTTTTCTGGTTTTATAAGGTAGAGTTCCAGAAAATTTGTCGAGTTTTGCTCCAAGTACGCTACCTTGACTTTGAATCCTATTCTTTCTATTTCTAGAATGTACCTTCTCTTTCTGCCCAGCCCCAAGGTGATAGGCAATAGTACCTTTAGAGCAACCTAGTTTTTCTTGTATTTCGTTATAGCTAAATCCTTCTTCATGAAGTGACAAAATTTTATCTTTATGTATTGATTTCATAGTTCGAATCCATTATACTTTTATTTTAATTCGAACCCGTTACTGCTAGCGTAGTTTAACGGTAAAACAGCGGATTTATATCCCGTGCGTCAGATAAACGGCCAATGCAGATTCGACTTCTGCCGCTAGCACCAAATTTTTTAGGAACTTAAATGTCAATTCAACCTCTCCACGATTACATCGCAGTCCGTAGCATCCCTGAATCTCAAACTACAGCTTCGGGTATTGTTATTTCCGTTGCCAAGCCCGAAAATGCTGTACAAGGCGAAGTCATTGCTGCCGGCCCCGGCATTCTCTTCGATAACGGCCATGTCCATCCTCTAACTGTCAAGGTTGGTGATACGGTTCTGTTTAGCAAGTTTGCGGGAATGCCTATCACCTATAATGGTGAAGAATTTATTTTCTTCCGTGAAAAAGAATTGTTGGGTATTATTAAGCCATGAGCTTGGTAGAAAACACCCGTGCTAATAGGCATTATCAAGAAGAAATGTTAGAGCTCTCCAAGAGACAAAGTAAGAAATACTGGGATCGAAAATTGGCTGAAGCTAAAGAGAAAGAACAGTCTAAGCAATCACCGGAAGGTAACGCTGATCTGGTATAAGAAAAGTAACAACCACTTTTCTTGGAGTTAACCATGGAAACTAACACTATCAGCAGAGGATTAGGTCAAACCAAACCACATCTTTTCAAAGTACCTCCTACAGCATGGGCTGGCAGTTTGGAATGGACATGGGCCTGTGAAGGCTTCACTGAGAAGACTCCCGTTGGGTACGCAAAACAGACTGGATATGGAGTAAGTATGGAACATGCTTACGCTGTCTGGGACGACCCTCATGCGGCTGCTGAGAAAATTTGGAAAAGAGCCTAACCTTCTGGTATAAGAAAGTTGGAGAGAGAAATTAAACTCTTTCCGTTTCTGGAAATTCAACATGGACATGAAACAAGCCTTGTTGGACTTCCAGAAGATTTCAGCGCTTCACCTTTTAGGCCATGAAACGCCAGAGTCTTGTGAGAAGTCCAGAAGTAAAGTTACATTCGATGTAAAAGGAAAAGCGGTAAGAGTTTATTACCGTAAAAAGCAACATAATTCAGATGAGAGTAAACAATGGCAGACGCTGAAGAAGTTGTAGAAGGCAAGCGCGGTCCGAAGGTTGATCCGAATCGGCATCCTCGTTGCCGTATTGGTAAAACGCAGAAGGATCGAGCCACAGGTGCTCAGAATCGAGCATACGCCAATCGCCAAGCAAGGGCAGACTGGCAAAATAACGGTGGAACTTTTCCATATGCCAACTGCAACGGAAAGCGAAATCGAACAGTATTTACGGGCAAGGGCAACCAGCGAATAGTCCTTGTTCCAAAGAGCACTCCTGGAAGTAAGGGCAAGCGGTAGTATTGCCGGTTGTACCTCTGACAGGTATGTGGTGACTCGGCCCGAATCCGAGATATAGACTGTAGTACCTAAATGTTATGGTAGTTGATTATATGACTGTTTTGTGGGTTTAATATGACTGTTAAGTCATACTAATTGAGAGCATGTACCCTAAGGTGGGATTGATCCGGAGATACTAGCTAATCTTAGTATAGTCGGGGACTTGCCATAAGAAGTTCTCGTATAAATCCTTTGAAAGCAAATAGTCGGGTAATTGGTCCTGGCTTAGTAGCGCAAAGGTTGACCAATCGGAAACAGTCCGGTACCCCACCCCAGGTCCACTCATCGGCCTGGGGTGGCCATCTTCAAATCCAAGTTTTAGACTCGTTACCAGGTCTCTCACCCGGCGGGTGATACCATTTATTGGGAAAACAATGTCTAGAATTTGGTTGACCGCCGAGAATAGTACGGCTTCGAACATAAGAATACTCCGGGTCCGGAACCGGGGTAAATCCTGCCAGAAAAAGCTATAGATCTGTGGGCGTAGGGATCACTTTTCGAGAAGTTTAACAGGGTAATAGACTCTTCGCACTATGTATGGTTGAATACTCTGCCCAGGGGTGGAGGCTACAGGACCATGACGTCGGACGTGGTGAACCGCTGTTTCTTGCTTGTTAATATCATTCTTCGAAACAGAGCCGAAGTCTTCAAAACCGAGTTGTGACATGCGACTAGACAGCTTACTCAGAGACTCAGAGCCTCCATCGCGTGTGGCCTCATTCTGCTGGGCTTGGATGGCCATTGCTCACTTCCGCGAAAGCGAAGATGTGCCCCTGGGAGGTTGGCCGGTGGGAATAGTCCACCAAACTTTTAAATCCATGTGTTAGAATGCGTGGGCCACATCTTGACGTAGTGCAAGTGCAACCCTTTAATCCGTACACAGGTTCTCTGGGTACCGTAAGAATATTCTAGCAAATGGTTGACCGCAACGAATAGTGTTGCACCGAATTTTTCCTAGTCATGACGGCGTGGAGCCGACATACAGGCATTGATCCGCAACTATGATTAGGTTATAATTGACCTCCGGGAATAGTCCGGTCCTTACTGAATAAGTCGTTCCCTTAGGTATGGCAACAAAGCGCTCCCTATCCGGACTAACTTGAGCCTAATAACTAAGGTTATGCTGACTGCCGGGAATAGTTCGGCACCCACCTCTCCACCTCGGGCCAAATCATCGGCTCGGGGTGGTTCCTTTCTTGTCTCTTTTTCTTTAGTATGTCTGAAAACACTCACAAACAGGTGATTCTTGTCCGCACCGACTTAAAAATGGGCAAGGGAAAGATTGGTGCGCAAGTTGCACACGCGAGTATGGCTGCATTGTTGGATGGTGCGATTTCGTCGGCAGCAAATAATAGCCTAAGTTTATGGCTTGGCGACGAGAGATTCGGTCCTTGGCTCAACGGAGCCTTCACAAAAGTTTGTTTGAAGGTGGATAATGAACAAGCGCTTTTCGACCATTATAGCGCTGCTAGAGAGCGCGGTATGCTTGCCTCTCTTATTCGGGATAGTGGTCGTACTGTGTTCCATGGCGAGCCCACTTATACTTGTGTGGCAATTGGGCCTGACAGTCGCGAAAAAATTGATGCGCTGACTGAAACATTGAGCTTGCTATGACACAGAAAGAACGGTTAAAACTATTTGAAGATGCGTTTCATCGAATTCAATTGTATCGTGAAGTTACAATGGATGGAGCCAAAGTAATAGAGCTTTTGGATATTATCGGAGACTGGTCTTACGCACATAGGGCTGGTAATGGAGAATTATCTGATAGAGAAGTGAAACGTGCAATCGCGTACCAAGAGAATAGACTACAGAATTTTTTACACGGAGTAAGAACAGCATGATGACATCTCATCAAAAAACAGTTAATGTTAATCGTAAAATTTTGATTGACGCTTTAATTAAAAACCTTGAAGACCACCGTAAAGAGTATCGAGAAGCTGTGGAGGGTTACCGGCTTACAATCATGAATGATTTGGAAGGCGCTTTACATGATATGGAACGCGCCAAGACTGATGACGAAATTCGCAAGGTCCAAGTCAAATTTCAATTTCCGATGAATTATGAAATGCAATACATTGAAGCTATCGATATGTTGCAATTTTCTGTTGACGAAAATATCCAAATCGATCAACAGACTTTCCAATCTTGGATTAAAAATGAATGGTCTTGGACAACGCATTTTAAAGCATTGAATTCGACCTATACTTTGGCAAATTCTCGGTAAAATAGCTTGACAGAGAATCGCAGTTTTGATACACTGCGATTTCTAATGCGAGATTAGTTTAATGGCAAAACCACAGCCTTCCAAGCTGACGTCGTCGGTTCGATTCCGACATTTCGCTCCAGTAAACTTTGCTGGCCAGTAGCTCAGCAGGTAGTAGCGAAACGCTGTTAACGTTTAGGTCCTAGGTTCGAACCCTAGCTGGCCAGCAAAGTTTATACGCCCAGAGAGCACCACAGTGAACGATTTTACTACTACAACTGCAACTCAATTTTTACCATCGATTTTTTCGGTACCGAACCCAGTACCGGTTAAAAAGAAATTAGAAGGCAATGCAAGACTTCATGTCTTCACTGCATACTTCAATCATAATCAATCAGAAAATGTTCGTAACAATTTTTTCCGTTTTCGTGAGCATATGGAAAAACTTGGAGTTACCTTACATGTGGTTGAAGTTGTTTTAAATACTGCGCCATTTGAAGTAACAACTTCAGATAATGTTCTGCATACCCAATTACGAGCAAAATACGAACTTTTTCGTAAAGAAAACGTTATTAATATTGCTATTCGCCGTGCTTTAGAAAATTTTAAAGACGATATTCAATTCATTGCATGGATCGATGCGGATGTACAATTTGTTAATGAGAATGTTGTTCAGGAAACAATTGACCAGCTACATCGACATAAAGTAGTTCAGATGTGGACACGAGCTATTGACTTGGATCCTGAAGGTGTTCCGCTCAACCTTGGTGGATCTGGTGCTGAAAATGCAATTGTCAAATCGTTCGTATGGTGTCATCTTGAATACGGTATTGAAAATAGGCCCAGAGGTCGAGGATACTCCACCTTGTGGCATCCTGGTTATGCTTGGGCCATTACTCGTGAAGCATACGAAGAGATGAGTGGACTATTTGACTTGTCTGTATTTGGTTCTGGCGATACACATATGGCAATGTCTTTTGTAGGACGCGGTAAAGAAACATTGCATGGTAAAACAACTCAGAATTACCAAGAACGCTCCTGGGAACACATGTATCGAATAGAAACTGTGATCAATGGAGATGTCGGATGTATTAACGGACTGCTTATGCATTATTGGCATGGGCGAAAGGCAAATCGCAAATATGTAGAACGTTGGTCAATTCCGGTTGACAATAAATTCGAGCCCGGTTATGATCTCTACCGCAGACCTGATGGACTGCTTGAGTTGACTGACCGAAACCCTAAACTTCGTGACGATATCCGGGCGTATATTCGCCAACGTGATGAAGATTGTAATACCCTTTAATTTTGGAGCATTAAAAATGACTGATACTACCACTACCCCTGAAGTTGTTACCGCTACTGAAACTGCAGTTAATACTGCTACTGCTGATGTTGCAGCAACTGTTGCCAGCGGCACCGTCGAAGCTGTCGCTTCGGAAGTTGACGGTGCAGTTAATACTGCCGTTGACGCTGCTGATACGGCAGTCACAACCGCTGTCGATACCACGGTCCATCTTTCGATTATCAACGAACTAGAAACCAAGGTTCGTGCAATCGGCGGCGACATCGAAGCGTTCTTTAGTAAGGTTGTTGCTGACGCCAAGGCACTCGTAGCAAAGCTGTAATTGTTGTAAGCCGCCGGGATTCCTCGGCGGTTCTTTTATCCCTCTGTATTCCCCGCTCCGATTTGGTATAAGTAAGTTGAGAAGGATTAATAACTTAATTCATTGGAGCTCTCATGTTTAATACGGTACTCAATTATATCCCTTTGGTAGCGCAAGTTTTGCTACTTCTGGCGTTAAGTGGTTATATCTTCGTTGGTCTTGTGGATATGTACTTGCGAATTCTGGACCCAGGATTCCATGTAGCTTTTGATCGTGAAGCGGAATCAAAGTTTGCTCATCAGTACTTCAAACGGCCAATCTGGAATTCGTATTGGGTCTGGGCGCTTTGCAAAGTGTTTGACTTTTTCATCATCGGGTTCGTATTGTCTATCGGCCCAATACACGGCTGGTGGCAAGTGCCGATGTACGTAATCGGCATGGTATTCATGATCAATCTCGAAATCACGCCGCGTTTTCAGGTTTGGCAACACGTTAACGATTAGGGAATCAAATGGATCCGAAGTCAATTGAAAATCTCCTCAAGGAAACACAAGAGAAGAACAAACACCAAGCCCCGCCCACGGTAGAGGAATCCGATGTTCTGAACTTTGATGAATCTCGGAAGTTCTTTGCCGGCTGTGCCTTGACGGGAATGCTATCGGAATGCCGTCTCGGTGCAAACCTTAGTAAAAGTCAAATGGACGATGTCTGTAACAAGGCTGCGTACATGGGTAATTTACTCGCCGAGAAAATGTGTTGAGGCAACATGGACAATCTGACCATTGTTGTCAAGCCGGGTGAAGAAAAGGAGTGGGATTTGTTCGAAGCATGGATTAAATCTTTGGATGAATCTTCTCCGTTAGCCTTCGAACTTATTCACAGTCATGACTACGGAAAGGAAACAGCATGGGCAGCTTGGAAATACAAAGCTGGCCTCAGAAGGGTTCCTGTGTCTGACCGAACTTGGCATTTGTGTGTATTTGGTGCGCTTACTATATATTCGATAGTCGCCAGGCCCTGGTGGGTCACTGTGGCTGTCGTTATAGTAGGCGTTCTCTTTTTTCCAATCGATAGGAAATAACAATGAAAGTAGCGCTCGCAGCAATTGGCAGCATTGTAGTGTTCCTGGCAATTGTTGTAGGATTGTCGTTTTTCGGAACTGGTTTGGATTATATTCAGACCAAAATTTTCTCTCCAAAGTACGAGCAAGTCCGACACAACACGTTTGAGTGTTCGGATTCTCATACAGACGGCCTGGTACGTGAACTTCGCCAGATCCGTGAGCAATACTCCCACGCTGATGACGCTGGCAAAGCAGCGTTGGCCGATACGTTCAAACATGATTACGATGGCTATACTTGCGGTAATTTGCCGCAAGATATTCAGTCGTTTTACTCTTCTATTCAGTGAGGCATCATGAACTTCAAAACCAAGCTATTAATCGTCAGTGTGTTTCTGTCGGCGATTGCTCTGTCGGGTTGCGACGATAATGTCCAACCTACGACGCAGCAAAGAGAGTCGGCAGCTCAGGACAAGGTTCAAGCTGAATCTAATGCCTCAGTGGGTATGCCGAATATCCTGAACTTCACAGAGAAGAGGACCTACAAGGAAATTTTCGAAAAACGCGACGAGCCGAACCTGCAAACTTTCACGTATCTGGTTAGTGAGCAAACAATGGCCCACGCACCGTTGTGCCGATCCATCGGTTACGGCATCCCTGAGTCTGAGCAATACACGAACCCATCGACTGTTTCTGATTTCGGTGGAAGCCAGCGTTACGCCTTCGAAGTGATTCCGCAAGCTGATCCGAACGCTTTGTATTCGTCTCCGTCGGCAAACGGTACCTGGGTTTTGTGTTTGTTCAAAGATACAAAGGTCCTTCCGGTTCGTAGTGAGCCGAACGTCTTGACGTTGCCCGAGCCGTGGGGCCAACTTAACCAAGACGGGATGTAATATGGTTGTAATTATTGCTTTAACTTTGCTTATCTTCTGCCTTCTCTGGATTGATAAAAAAATCACTTGGCTGATCTGGATGCACGAAATATACGGCGTTATCCTGATCTTGGCCGCAGGCGTTGATGCTGTCTTAATCGGCATTAAAGTTGCAAAGGTTGTAGGTTTGTTGTAGAATCCCCAAAGTCGTGGTGAAGTCGAGGCTTACTTCATAGGAACCGGCATCCTGGAGGTTCAAGTCCTCTCACTGCGTCCTCTATGGCGTAGTGTGGCGAAACTGGTAAACGCACTGGTAGTTAAGCGCGTCTTGATATTTGTTCCCGACCTTGGTATAATAACTTTGAGATAGAATTTGATTACTCATGGTGTAGATAGGAAGTTCTTCTTTACCTGCAAATAAAGACCTTTGGGGTTCGATTCCCCTTCCATCCAAATCAGGGGGTGGCCTGGGTGGAGGTTTCGACCGTCCTGTCGACTGTTCCTGAGTTTCTAATAAGTTAAGCGTGGTGTAGCAGCGAATGCGAATTTCGGTTACTTCATACTCGTAATATGGCTCGTAAAACCGGAAGCGATTGTTCCCGCTCAACAAGGAGAAGGAAATGTCTCAAAAGCTAGGATTTGTTGTGGTTCGTGCATCTAAGGTTGTTCTGCGTGCTCAGAAAGAAATTGATCGCATTGAAGCTATAAGAAAACAACAGTCTGAAAACTATGTGCTGAACACAATAGATATATTGAATAAATCGTTTTTCAGAAAACTGTTTAGACGACCTGCGGCGACCCGTGAAGAAGCTCTAAAGTACATTGAGGAAGATGACTTCGATCGGTGGGAGTATTACGATCTAGCTTATCGTATGTCTGACAAAGAGGCAGGTTTGAAAAAACTGATCGATGTAGGTAGTGAACTGCTGAAAGATAGTAGCGTTGCAGAAATGGAACTCGCCATCGAAGTAGCAGACTGGCTAGTGTTAAAGCCAGAATAAGCCTGAGAAGGCTTGTGTAAGTCCTGTGGTGTAATGTTCGGTTACTTCTCAAACCTTTATTTGAACCCAAAATAGCCGGATGTGATTGTTCCCAGGCATTACCCAAGCCTTTTCGAATTCACTTGCATCGAATAACCGTGGTGTAGAGAAGACTTACTTCATACCGGAGCGGCGGGTCACAGGTTCAAATCCTGCATTCCTCTTAATTGAGGAAGTAGCTCAGTCTGGCAGAGCAGCCGCAATAGAAACGTCTTTTCGAATTTGTTCCCGGTTAAAGACTAGGAGAATTAAATGAGTTATGATCGTCAGGACCAAATGAAACAGTTAGGGGCTTTACAAAAGAAGCTCAATGACAGATTTGGCGACGTAATGGATCTGACCGGTGACTCCACTACTTTTGTGGCATACACTGATGTCTGGAGTCCTGTAGAAGGCGGGGTGTCGTTAACGATTGATGGTGGACTCAGCATTGAAGATTTGGAATTTCTCTTGTTTCACCTCAAAGAGTTTGACAGGGAATTTCCGAAGAAGTAGAATAGAAAACTCGTGATGTAGATAAGAAGTTCTTCTCCTGTTAAGAGGGTGGTCGGGGGTTCGAATCCCTCCGGTGGCAAATCAGGGCCGCCGTAGCTCAGTTGGTAGAGCACCTACGATTCGTCTTATCGCTTGTTCCCGAGTTTGTAACACAGATTAGAAAATTTCATGGTGTTGAGCAGAGATACTTCTCTGGTGATAAACTCTCTGTTCGTTTGTTCCTGAAAATTAAGGTGATAAAAATGGCTAAAGAAACAAAATTGACTGCTATTGAGCAACTTCGTCGCGCAACTCTTTCAACCTTCTTGTGGGAAGGCAATTACACGGAAGACGGTGAATCGATCCAAAAGCGTATCGGTGATCTGATCAAAGTGTGCGATACGAAAGACGTTGCTGCTCTGGCAATCGAAGCTCGTGAAGAAATGCATCTTCGTTCTATCCCGTTGCTGTTGGTACGTGAACTGGCCCGTCGGCCAAAGTCAGGGGGCGTCATTAGTGAGACCCTTGCTAGGATTATCCAACGTCCTGATGAACTGCACAAGTTCTTGGACCTGTATTGGAAGGACGGCAAGCAACCTCTGAGCGCCCAGGTCAAGAAAGGTCTTGCAGCAGCGCTGCAGAAATTCAATGCTTACAGCCTTGCCAAATATCGGCAGGGAGAAAAGGTTTCGGTACGTGACGTCATGTTCATGACCCACGCAACACCGAAAACTTCGTCAGGTAAACAAACGAGGTTTGAGCGCCAACAGGAACGTGAAACTGGCGTTGCGTTGGAACGTACGCCTGATGAGCTGCTGTTCAAACAAGTTGCAGAAGATACCCTTCCGACACCGGATACCTGGGAAGTTGCGTTGTCGGCCGGGGAAGGAAAGAAAGAAACCTTCGAACGTTTGTTGACGGATGGCAAGCTCGGTTACATGGCGCTGATGCGTAATCTGCGTAACATGGCTGAAGCCGGCGTTCGTCAAGATCTAGTCGGCGACGCTCTTTTAGCCCTTCGTGGTGCAGACCAAGTCCTACCGTTCCGATTCTTCACTGCTGCTAAGCACGCTTCAGTTTATCGGATTTGGTTGGAGGAAGCGTTCATTGAGCATGCTAAGAAACTTCCTAAGTTGCCTGGTAAGACGGTCTTCGTGGTGGATGTTTCCGGTTCGATGGGTAGTATGGTTTCAGGTAAGTCAGAAGTGACCCGTGCTATCGCAGCATCATCGTTGGCAGCAATTGCCCGTGAACTTTGCGAAGAATCCGTGATATATGCAACGGCGGGCAGTGATCATGCTAAGACTCACAAGACAGCCCTTGTCCCGATGTCTCGTGGCATGACACTTGCGGAAGACATCTGGAAAATGTGTCATCCGTTGGGCGGTGGCGGTATCTTCTTGAATCAGGTCATGAAGTTCCTGGTTTCGGAAAAGATTGAAAACGTCAGGCGTACCATTGTGTTGACGGATGAACAGGATTGCGGTGTCGGAGTTGATACTCCTGACAAAGCACCAACGCTTTCTGAACACAACTACATTATGAATGTAGCTGCCTACTCGAATGGCATCGGGTATGGCAAGTGGACGAAGATCAATGGTTTTAGCGAGAATGTGTTGAAATACATCGCTGAACTTGAAGCTTCAAACGCTCGGCAGTAATTTAAGGCGGGGGAGTCCCCCGCTTCGTTCATCTTTTGGGGAAAGAAATGAAAAAAGCTTTGATTGCAATTTTTCTGTGTGTCGGTTTCATTGGTTGCGGAAACGCGAATGCGGAAGATGTAAAGCCTTCCTACAACGTAGCTTCCGAAGCTTGTGTCTCCGGCAAAAGCCTGTCCTATACTATCGTCAGAATTCGTGACTCTGGGGTGAGCTTGAAGGATATGGTAAGCACCATTGCTGCTACCCCGGCGGTGGATTCTGACGACAGCACGGATGGTGCGATGCTGGCTAAGTCGATGGCAATCGATACTGCTAAAGATGCTTACGCAAATCTGAAGCTCGACAAGGACGCAATCGCATACCGAGCATACGACCGCTGTATGCATCATTTCGGCTACAGCGGCACGTTGTAAAAAATTCAATGTTCTCTCCTTAAGGAGTAGTGATGAAAAAGACTTTGTTTGTGGCAGCACTAACTGCTTGCCTTACAGTGTTGACATTGTTGGCTATTCTCAGTTATACTGAAGGTAGTCCTAATGACATTGCTCATGACCCGGATGCTTCGTTACGCCAGGCAGAGGCACAGTCAGCTATTCCTCCTGATGATTCGGATAACCAGACCTACGATAAGGCTTGGAATACCTTTCAACAGGTTCAAAAGGAAGAGCAAGAAAAAATGGAGAAAGATGGTTTTTCTTCCGCTGATGCAAAGTCTGCTGCTGATCAAATTGCTCGGGACGCATTTATCTCAGTAGGTCCCGACAAGAAGTAAACTAGTAGTAACCGAGATTAGCGCAGTCTGGTAGCGCACCTGATTTGGGATCAGGGGGTCGCAGGTTCGAATCCTGCATCTCGGACCAATTAACGAGCTTGTAAGTTCCCCGTCCTTACCTTGCGGGCTCGTTTCGCACCAGCGGTTGCTCCCCGCTGAGCTCTCTTACCGGAACTGTACGGTAGCGAAATTCAGTCGGCGGCCCGTCGTTAATGGGCACTTTTCATTTCTAAACCCTTTTCTTTTAGGTTTCGTATGTTTGTCAAACATAAATCACCGCTTTTCGAAGCTCATCACTGGGATGGTAGTGAAAAAGTTGCAAAGTCCCTTATAGAATGGATGGGTAAAGGTGAATACATTAAATCAGATAGAGTAACAGCCCAACATATACGTATTTTCAATAGAATGTACGAATGGTGTGGAGAATACACAGACCTCCCAACTGATATTTATCCAACACAATGGATTCTTAAAACTGAAATAGGAGAATTCATAACTATTTCTAAAGACGCATTTGAAGCACATTACGAACACATATAGTTTCAGCTAAACCAAACCTGGTATAAGAAAGTTAGAGTGGAAACCTTCAACCACTGTTCTTCCTTTTACTTTCAGGAGTGACCATGACAACGACTACTGATATAGCAGCAAGCGCTGTAGATACTGTTTCCCACGTAGCGTCTTCAGTTGAAAATTCCCCAGTAGCAGCAAGTGCAGTCAATGCTGTTGAACATGCAGCAGCCGTGGCACAACCTGTACTGACTCAAGCTTTGGCGAATCTTATTAATAAGACCGTCGAAGCTGCCCAAGCAGGCGGGCAATTTTTGGTTGACCAAGTCCCCGATGTAATTCGTCAGTTGTTGCTTTATAAGGCAGTGGAGTCTGGTCTTCTTTGTTTGCTGGGACTAGCGATGGCTGTATTTGGCCTTGCTGGCGTATTAATTACCCGTAAGAAGACACTTTCTAAAGCGGCGGGATGGCTAGATGGGTATGGTGAGTGGTCCGGCTGGACAATAGTGTGTATGCTATGCTGCCTTGGGTTTCTTGTAGCGGGGGTATCGCTGGCTTTCCTTGACTGGGACTGGTTGGAAATTCTCCTCGCCCCCAAGTTGTATCTCATCGAATACGCAACAAGTCTATTCCGAGCTATACATAACGGCGGAAGTTAATGGCAAAAAATTCAATTCTCTTTATCAATTCCAAGAAGCCCGGGGACTGGGTTCGAGCATCAAAAGGTTCTCGGCTTTACGAATTGATTGAAACCAAAGCCGAACCGGAGAATATTCAGGCTTGCTACAAAGAAACCGAGGCCGAGTTCCGAAAATGGTTTTCCGCCGAGTTTATCAAGAAGTACTATTCGGAGATACCGAAATGACAATCTGTGTTAAGACCGGTGACGTAGTAAATATGAAATCATTCAAGGCTGAGGAAAAGACTAGAAATGGAAATCTTTCCATGTCTTTCTCAGCCGGACGTGGTAATGAATTTGTTTTCCTTCTCCTTGGAAAGGAAGTAGGTTCTGAAAAACTCAAGCCGGAAGTTGAACTGATGGCGTTGGGCTGGTTTCCGGGACTGGACTCGGACGATGCAAGAGCTTTGATCAAAGCCCACAAGAGGGAGATTGCAAAGCATAACAAGGCAAACTCTCTTGTTCGTCCGAAGATCACTTACGATTCTCGTGTTGGGAATTTGGAGCAGAAGATCAAGAAACTGGAAGAGTTCGCTGATATTTTTGACATGTATTTGAGGCCTTAGTATGAACCCCAAGCTTACCTACTCGCAATTCAACGCATTTTACAACGATTTCAAAAAGGGTGAATTTCCCCATCAACGCCTCGGTCAAGCTTTCGTAAATACGTTTACAATGGGCGAACCCTGCCCGGATATCTTTTACGAGACGGATGAACGCGTTGCGACGGATTTGATTGTTGAACGTTATGTCATCATTGAGAAACAAAAACCATAAGCCACGTACCCCTCGCCATGAGGGGTTAAACGAAATATTATTGACTGCCCAAAAAAAGAACCAGGGCCAGCATAAAAATTCGGAAGATAAGCGCCGGAAACAAAAACAGGAGCGTGAGCTTATCAACGCGCTTTCGGAAGACGAATCATGAGAATTGGCCCACAAATTTTAAGATGTAAATTGTGCGGGGAGAACCCCGTACTCACTGTGGCTAATAGTGGACTTAGCCTCATCAACGCAGAGATATCGTGCTCCCATCCTAAAGTTGGGGGTCAAGAGTACAAGCTTAATGTTTTAGGTACACATCGTGGAATGGCGGTAACCTGGATAATTCACGATTGGAATTATGTTTTCGGAAAAGGATACGCGCCATGAAACATCTCAAGCTAGAACCAATTTTTCGCTGTATTAAATGTCATCAGTACCCGGAAGTTGAGATCAATGCTATTTCCGAGGAATTTGCGGATCCCCCCGGTACTAAAATTGTGTACTATCACGTAGGGCTGAAGTGCCCTTGTGGTTGCGTGGCCACAGCCGTTGATACCAACAGGAAATGGGCAATTAATGATGCCTACTTAGACTGGGGAATTTCTAATTTACCGTAGAGGAAGTTATGGCAACGCATCTACAAATCACTCAGACAATATTACGTTGCAAATGTGGAGCTGAACCTGTATTTACCCGGTTTAGCCATAGGCATAGTAGCGATGAAAACCATACCGTCATACTTAAATGTAACTCTTGTAAAAAGTTTGCTGGTTACATGGCTAACACTTCTATTATTGACGCAGAACATTGCGCTATAGCGGAGTGGAACAGGATTAGTCAAACTTAGGGGGTCATGTGAAACGACTTAAGCTACAACCCATTTATCGATGCAAAGGATGTGGCAGATTTCCAATCATAGAAGTCTTCCCAGCACCGCTTGCCCCAGGTTATATAAAAGCTATTTGTGGTTGTGTGCCTTGCAATGTTTTTGCGGGTATGTACTCAACAATAACTGAAAGCGCTATTAATTCAGCAGTGTGGATATGGAATACAGATTTTGGCAAATCCGGTTAGGAGATAACATGGCTGTTCATCTAAAAGCTTTACAAGAAATTCATCGATGTAAAGGATGTGGTCGCCACCCGGTAATAAAGACGGTCATCGGGCCGTACTCCCTAAAAACATCCGACATATGGTTATGGTGGCACGTTACTGTTGGATGTCGCACGTGTACTAAGTTTACTTTTGGCAAACATCCTAACAAAGAATCGATACTGCACTACGCTGTAACTGAATGGAATAGAAATCACGGCAAACCTACTTAGGAGAAATCATGGCCGTTTTAATGAAAGGACTGCAGCAGATACTTCGCTGTAAGCATTGTCAGCAATTTCCCAATACACTGCTTAGCGTGAAGTCTGTCCCATCATGGAATGGTGGAACAGCGAGTATGTACAACGTAGTAGTCTCTTGCCCTACTGACCCTGGCTTGTTTACGGAATGCAATACTTATAACGAAGAATATTCTTATGCGTCTGCGTATAACTACTGGAATTCTACATACGGAGAAAAGCCCTAAAGTCGTCGTTGGTTGAAATAAGTTATCATACGAATATCAGACCTGTAAAAGTAAGGTATTCGTTATGATGTTTATTAAAGTTCAACCAGTGTTCAGATGCAAGGTTTGTAATTCAAATCCGATCATCGAAGGCCCAGATTGGGAGGACGAGGATAATGTGTGGAGTTGCCATATCCAATGTCCTAAATGTGAAGATCGAGGGTTTTTGTCTACTTCTCCGGATAAATCCCATGTGATGTCCGGATCGATAAAATACTGGAACTACATGCAGTATTAGTTGGTTTCAGGGCTTCTGCTTTGGTATAAGGAAAGTAGAGATGAAACTGAAATTTGGTTTATTCTTGGTCGGGACATACCTGCTAATTATGGGGTTTGTCTCGGTGCTAGAGATGGCTTGGTTTTATCATCAATTGCTTCGCTAGGAGGTTTCATGAGTTCTTTGAAAATAATTCCAGGTATCAAGCATTTGATTCCTCGGTCCCACATCGTTAAAGCTCTCCAGTATACCGGGAAGAACTTTGAGGATGTGGCTAATTTTGTTCCTGTTCAATTTAGGGCTTTCGTCCCTAATCCCCTGCTTGACGCATCGGATTTTCTCATGGTTCAGACCTGCGATGGTTGCAGCGTTGTGAATGTTGGGATGTTCATTCTTTTCGGCCGCGTCGGTTCCAAGCTCGGTTTCCACGTTCTGTCGGAAGCTGAAGTTGATAGGACGTTCGACATGAAGCTGGGAGAAATCGCATCCTACGAACCGCCGGATCTCCTGGCTCTCGTCAGTAAAGCTGGCGAAGCCCCCGTACCGGTAATCGTTGGGGATAATAACCAACCAGTACAGTCAACTCCCGCCACTGTATCCTCGGAGTAATCATGCGACTTCAGCTCCTGCCCTTCGTCCCTCAGCAACCTCAAGGGGACCAAGCGTCGGCAGGGTGCGGTGGAAAGCAGGGGTTCACTGATTATGGTATAGCCCATTCCGTTGCTAGACGCATGCGCCGGAACAATAGCCGTACGTCGCCTCATGCCTATAAGTGTTCAACTTGTGGACTTTGGCATATCGGGACTCATGTCTCTCCTCAATCTTACAAGGGGAAACGATCCACTAAGCGAGTTTCTTGGGCCCAATTCAGAGTACCTCAATACCGTACCCAGCTTTGTATTTCTCGACGGATTAACTTCCGTCGCGGATTGTAATTTTCCAGCAGTAGTCCTTTCAAAACGCATCACAATTTGTGGTATTAGTAAAGTGGAAGCAAATACGTTTCCGCTCAACCAACCAGGAGTTGAACTATGTCGAACCATCCTCACGCCGACGCTCTTTCCCAATTGTTCTCCGGCCGCGTTACGGACGGCGAAGTCATGTCGCTGCATGAGTATCTCGAACACTGCAAGACCAATTCGATGGCGTACGCTACGGCTCCGCAGCGTATGTTGAAGGCTATCGGCGAGCCGGAAGTCATCGATACGTCGAAGGACGAGCGACTCAGCCGGATCTTCATGAACCGCACGATCAAGCACTACCCATCGTTCCCGGGCTTCTACGGCATGGAAGAAGCCATCGAAGCCGTCGTCGGCTACTTCCGGCATGCTTCGCAAGGCCTGGAAGAAAAGCGCCAGATCCTGTACCTCCTGGGTCCGGTCGGCTCGGCCAAATCGTCGCTGGCGGAGCGTCTGAAGGAATTGATGGAAAAGGAGCCCATCTACGTCCTGACCTACAACGGTCAAACCAGTCCGATCTTCGAATCGCCGCTTGGCTTGTTCGCCACTCCCGAGCAGAAAGCCTACATCTCCGAAAACTTCAGCATTCCTCTGCACCGTCTGCGTGGTATCGCGTCGGGCTGGGCGCTGAAGCGTCTGGACGAATCCAACGGCGATCTCACCAAGTTCTCGGTCACCAAGATGTACCCGCAGAAGCTGCGCAACATCTGCGTCATGAAGACGGAACCGGGTGACGAGAACAACCAGGACATCTCCTCGCTGGTCGGCAAAACCGACATCCGCAAGCTGGAGCTGTTCAGCCAGAACGACACCGACGCCTACAGCTACTCCGGCGGCCTGAACCGTACCACGCAAGGTCTGCTCGAATTCGTGGAAATGTTCAAGGCTCCGATCAAGGTGCTTCACCCGTTGTTGACGGCGACGCAGGAAAGCAACTACACCGGCACGGAAGCGATTCCGGCGATTCCGTACGAAGGCACTGTCGTGGCCCACTCGAACGAGTCGGAATGGGAAAAGTTCAAGGGCAATCCGGACAACGCCGCGTTCATCGACCGGGTCTACATCGTCAAGGTGCCGTACTGCCGCCGGCTGAACGAGGAAGTCGAGATCTACAAGAAGCTCATCAACAGCTCGGAACTGGCCGGCCTGCCGATGGCTCCGAAGACGCTGGAATTCCTGGCGGAATCGGTGATCTCCAGTCGGCTGCGTCAACATGCGAATTCGACGAAGTTCTCGAAGATCCGTGTGTACAACGGCGAGGACATCCGCGAAAGCGACACTCGTGCGAAGTCCATCAACGAGTACCTCGAAGCAGCCGGCCTCGACGAAGGTTTCGAGGGCCTGTCGACGCGTTTCGCTTACAAGGTGCTGTCGAAGACGTTCAATTCGGACTCGGAAGAAATCTCGGCCGACCCGATTCGTCTGATTCTCACGCTCGAAGACTCGATCAAGCGTGAACAGTACGCGCCGGAAAAGCAGAACGAAATCCTGGCTTATATCCAGGAGCAGAAGGGTCGCTATCTCCAGTTCTTGGAGAAGGAGATTCAACAGGCATACGTCGAGTCCTACGGCGAGTTCGGTCAGAACATGTTCGACCGGTACATCCAGATGGCCGATTTCTGGATTCAGGAAAAAGATTTGAAGGATACCCAAACGGGTCTGATCTTGAATCGTTCAAGCCTGAACACGGAACTGGAACGTCTAGAAAAACCGGCGGGTATCGTCAACACTCGGGATTTCCGTTCGGAAGTTGTCAACTTCGTTCTGCGCTTCCAAGCTCAGAATGGAGGCAAGAACCCGGCGTGGACGTCGTACTCGAAGTTGAAGGAAGTCATTCAGGCGAACATGTTCAGCAGCTTGAACGACGTTCTGCCGGTGATCTCGTTCGACACGAAACGCGACAGCGAAATCGCTGCCAAGCATGATGGTTTCGTGAAGCGCATGGGGGAACTCGGCTACACGCCGAAGCAAACTCGTGTGCTGGTCGAGTATTTCGTTCGCTCGAAGCACAGCAACTAAGTTGTAAGCTAATCTAACGCTGGGCAGCGCAGATTAGTTTCAAAATCCCAGGTCTTTACGACTGGGATTTTTCTTTAGCTTTAAAAAGCTTAACCAAATGACGAAGTTCAGGATCGGTAGTATCTGGCATATCCGGCCAATATTTATTACTTTTTGACGAATTTTCAGAAGCAGTTAAAACCTGTAAATTAAATTCATTATGTAATCCACAAACATACTCGCTTACTAAAGGCACTATATGATCTACGTGATGAAGAATATTAGTTTCTTGAGTTAATGTATCAGCTCTTTTGTAAAAAATAGAAATAGAGCTTCTGTTAGCCCAAATTACAGTTGCTTGAATTTTTACAGCCCTGTATTTAGCACCCTTTTCTCTGAATAAAGCTTTATTAGCTTCTCTATATTTTTTGTGAAACTCCGCAGCCTGTTCTTTATGTTGACGGTAGTAGTCTCTACATTCAGCAATTAATCTATCTCTGTTTTTTTCATGAAATTGCTTCTTTTTAGCCAGAACAAGTTCTCTATTTTTGCGTTGATATTCTTTTGTAGTGTGAATTTCTTTTTCTCTATTCTCAGCATATTTTTCACGGCGTTTACGCTTAATCTCCTCCGCATTTTCTTGGTATCGTTGTTTAGTTCTTTCTTTGGCTTTAAGGTTATTACGGTCAAATTCTCGTTTGCATTGCACACATTGCCAATTATGCGTAGTACGTTCTGAAATATGACCGTATTTGCACGGTTTACCTGTGAAATATTTCTTTAAACCTTGCTCGATTGCTTCTTGACGTGACACTATCTTCATGCTAATCTTTGTGAATCTTGGTATAAGTAAATTGAAGATGAAATTGTAATAAATTTCCCCTCTCTTGTCAATTCAAGCAGAGGGAGATTCGGTTGGTACTAACTTTTTAGGAGTCTCAGCATGTCGAACGTCGTGATCGTAGATCGCAGATTGGTAGGTCAGGACAAACATCTCTCTAACCGGGAGCGGTTTCTCCGCCGCCAGAAAGCTCAAGTGAAGAAAGCCATCGACGCTGCCGTCGCCCAAGGCAGTGTCAAAGGTAAGTACAACGACATCAACGTCGAAGTCCATGGTACCACCGAACCGTCCTTCATCAATTCCTCAGAAGGCGGTACTGACCATTTCATTGCGCCAGGCAATCAATGGTTTGTGAAAGGCGACCGTTTCCGCCGTCCCGAAATGGATGATGGTTCTGGTGGCGATGGTGATGGCGTGGGGGAAGGTGCCGGTCAAGGCCAGGGTGGAGACGATTCCTTCAGCTTCGTTCTGAGTCGAAAGGAATTCCTGGAATACTTCTTCGAAGATCTGGGTCTGCCGGATATCGTGCGTAAAGCCAACGCCATCGTCGAAGTCGTCGCGTCGCGTCGTGCGGGATTCAAGCCGGAAGGGAACCCGGCCCAATTGGATCTCCGTCGTTCGGCGTATAAGGCTGCAGGTCGTCGTCTAGCACTCGGCCGTCCGAAGTCTGAAGAAATGGAAGAAATCGAACGCCAGCTTCAGGCCGCAAAGGACGAAGGGAATCAGGCAGAAATCGAGCGACTCGAAATTCTTCTGATCGGGATGAAACGCAAGCGTCAAGCGGTGGCGTACTTCGATCCCATCGATCTGCAGTACCGTCAGTACATCGACGTAACTGTGCCGAAGGAACGTGTCGTCCTGTTCTGCATCATGGACGTTTCTGGCTCGATGGGCGAACGTGAGAAGGATATCGCCAAGCGCTACTTCATTCTGCTGCTTTTGCTTCTCGAACGTAATTACGGCGACGGGAAAGTCGAAGTCGTATTCATCCGGCATCATTCCACGGCGGAAGAATGTTCAGAAGAAGACTTCTTCTACAAACGGGAATCCGGCGGCACAGAGGTGTCTTCGGCGATGGAGTTGACATCCAAGATCATCAAGGATCGTTATCCATCGAACGAGTACAATATCTACGTCGCCCAGGCGTCAGATGGTGATAACTGGCTGGAAGACAACGTCAAGGTCCGGGACATCTTGGAAAAGGACATCCTGCCGGTAAGCCAGTACTATACGTACATCGACATTCCTCACGACCTCTCCATGTTCGGCAGCAGCACGTTGTGGCCGATGTTCAAAAACCTCGACGAGCAGAACGAAAACCTGGCAGCCCGTCAGATCGGAAGAGCCGATCAAATCTGGCATGTCTTTAAGAACCTCTTCAGCAAGGGTAAGGAGAAGAAACAATGAGCACCTCCATTTTCAACAATCGTAGCTGGACTCTGGACGACATTCAGCGCGCATTCGACGAGTGCTACAAGGTTGGCGTGACCGACCCTGACGGTCTGAAGCTGGATGTCTACGACAACCAGTTGGAGGTTATCTCCAGTGATCAAATGCTGGATGCGTACTCGACGGTAGCATTGCCGATCATGTACAACCACTGGTCGTTTGGCAAGAAGCATCTCCGGGAAGCGAAATCGTACCAGGATGGCAAGAGCGGCCTGGCCTACGAAATCGTGATCAACTCCGATCCCTGCATTGCTTATCTGATGCAGGACAATAGCATTATCACTCAGCTTTTGGTGATCATGCATGCCAGCTTCGGCCACAACTTCGTGTTCAAGAACAATTACATGTTCAAGGACTGGACGGATGCCAAGGGTATCATTCCCTATCTCGTCTACGCGAAGGAATACGTCGCCCGTATGGAAGTTAAGTACGGCCTGGAACGAGTTGAAAAGCTGCTCGATAACTGTCACGCTTTGCAGTATCACAGCGTTGATCGTTACAAGCGCCCGGAAGCGCTCACTGCCAACGAGTCTGAGCAAGCGAAGAAGGATCGTGAGGAGCTCTACCGAAAGGCCTACGATCCCAATTGGCGTTCTTTGCCACAAGCGTCGTATGAGCGCTTGATGGCCGAGGGGGAAAGGGCAGAAGAAGAGCGGTTCCCGGCGGAAAAAGAGGAGAATATCCTCCATTTCATTGAGAAGTACTCACCGATTTTGGAGCCGTGGGAGCGGGAGATTGTTCGTATCGTGCGGAAGATTTCACAGTATTTCTATCCGCAGATGCAAACCCAGGTAGTGAACGAAGGTGCAGCATCATTCGTTCACTACTGGGGTGTGAACAAGATGTTCGAGAAGGGTTTGTTGAGCGGCGGGGACATGCTGGAGTTCCTTAAGCTTCACACGGGAGTTCTGTACCAGGGGATGACCCAGGCACGGTTCGTGAATGGTCCGGGACAAGAGAAATATATCTCGGATCTTTATTTACCGGACATGAATCCGTATGCATTTGGCTTCTCGATTCTCCAGGATCTGAAGCGTATCTGCGAAAATCCGACGCCGGAAGACAAGCGTTGGTTCCCCGACTATGCTGGTCAACCGTGGTTGCCGGTTATCAAGCATGCGATCTGTGACTACCGTGACGAGTCTTTCGTCGGTCAATTCCTCAGTCCCAAGCTGATGCGGGAATGGCGTCTGTTCGATATCAAGTCGGATAGCCGGGATCCCTATGTTGAAATCGCAGCAGTAAGCGATGATGACGGGTTCCACCATATCCGTAAGGAATTGGCAAACAACTACGCGCTGTCGACACGTCTGCCGGATATCTATGTTGTAAAGGCAGACATCAAACGCAGTCGAAACCTGTTCTTGGAACATACGTCCATGGACGGAAGATCGCTGCACAAGCCGATGGCGTTGATGTCGTTGAAAGCTATCAAAGAACTTTGGGGCTTTTCGGTTGCCCTGACGTCTGTAACGGTAGATGGTCGAGAGATTGACCGATTGGCGTTGTAAGTAGTGTTGAGGCCCCGGAGTTTGGGGCCTTTTCTTTATTTTTGGTTTCAGATTTAAATGCTTTGACAAGAGCCTTTAACTCTGGGTCTGAAGTATCTGGCATATCTGGCCAATACCTGTTGCTTTTACGTATATTGTCTAGTGCGGATATAATTTGTAAATTTACAGACCAATGTAATCCACATACAAAGTCTGATTGGATTGGGACTATATGATCGGAATTGTATTTAGTATTGGTTGATAGAGTCAAATAGTGACATTCTTCGCTTATTTTCACTACGTTTTCATGGTCGTACCAGCCCGGGACCGCTTGTTTCTTAGCCAACTTACGTTTCATTGTTAATGCGTTAGCAGCTCCGGGATTCAAACGTCTCCATTCTTTTCCTTTTTCTAGAATCTCTTCTTTCTTTCGTTCGTATAAAGATTTGTTGTATATTTGTTTGGAAATCCGAACTTTTTCCGCGTTTCTTTCTTCATATTTTTTCTTGCAGGCACGTCGTGCGTCCTTGCCACTAACGTTGTGAGAAATCATACATTGAACACAGATCAGATTACTTGAATACCTTTGTGATAAATGTCCGTGCTTACAGGCTTTACCGGTGTAATATGTTTTCAGCCCTAGTTCCAAAGCTTCTTTTCTAGATATAATAGAGTCCATGAAAAGTTGTTAATTTGTCAAAACCTCAATTTTAACATAGGTGAAATGCAATGTCAAAATCCCAGCAACCCGTCAGCGCCAGCCAAAATTTTGTAACAGGAAGTCCTATGAAAAAAGAAACTGAAATCACTTCAATTCGCAACACCAAAATTTATGAAGATAGCGGTGCTTTTTTCTTCGTGGATAACGTTGAAGAAAAACTACCCCCCGGTACATATAGCATTCAACGTCGTAACGGGACTGTCTGCTTTGTTCCTGAAAATGTACAGACCGATGAAATCATCGTTCTCGAACATAGTTTGCAAAGTACCATCCTTGCCGATATCAAGAAATTTTGGACTAAGGGCGAAATTTACAAGAAGTTCGATATTCTACATAAGCGTGGGTATCTGGTTCATGGTCCTCAGGGCTCTGGTAAGACCGGAGTTATTTACCAACTCTGCGATGCAATCAAGGAAGTTGGTGGATTCTCTGTCATGGTAGACACCCCGGACGTGGATGGACCTGCCATTCGCCGCCTTCGTGAAGTCGAACCTGATCGTCCAATTCTGGGCATTATCGAAGAAATCGATATGCAGATCAATGAATACGACGAAGCGGAATGGGCGAGTTTGTTGGACGGTGAGTACAGCGTTAACAACATCATTTGGGTAGCAACAACGAATAACATTGAAAAGCTTCATCCTCGGTTCCGTAACCGGCCAAGTCGCTTTGACATGGTTGTTGAAGTCGGTATGCCTACCAAAAATGACCGGGCCCGTTACGTTGCCCATAAATTCAGCAGTGTTTCTGCCGAACTTTTGAATAAAATTGCCGTTGATACCGAAGGGTTTAGTCTGGCCCATCTCAAGGAGCTTCTGGTGGCAACAGAATGTCTGGAAGTTCCCTATGCCGATGCTCTGACTCGCCTAAAGCTCATGATTGAAACTGAGACTAAAGAAGCAAATCATTGACGATAAGGCGCTGTCTGTGGTAAAGTCTAGTTTTACTAAGGCAGTGCCGTATGTCTTTAACAAAACCCTTCGGTGACTTAGAAGTTTGTAGGCATGGGAAGAGTCTGAATAGTCTTGCCACTGGCGTGGATTCATGTAAAGCTTGTGAAGCTGAAGCCAGTGAAAAGATCCAGACTCTTTTATTACATCAGCATTTCATCAATGCTTTTTTTCATTTAATCAATTTTGAATTCTCCTTAGCTTTTGGAGGAATCATAGTTGGAATTGGTATGTCAATCTTAAAGGTAATAAGATGTCTGAAATAAATACACAATACGGGGCCAATCTGCTTCATCTACCTATTCCCGATAAAGAAAAAGTAATTAACCTTCTTCAAGGTTATAAAGAACTTGGGATAAATCCCACTATTCTTGTGGATCTGGATGGGGTAGTTTTTGATTGGTCGAACTTTGTTCGTAGTGAACTGCATGAAATTCTTCCTCCAGAACAACACAAAACTCATGAAGAAATTCATAGTTTTTATCTGGAAGATGTTTATCCAGGTGAGGAAGCGGCAAGGCACCTTAAGAAGATCACTTCGTCCAAGGGGTTATACAGTAGCCTCAATCCTATTGAAGGTTCTGTTGAAGCAGTTAAAAAGCTAGGTGAACTCGGGTATGAAGTATTCTTCTGTACTGCCCCGGAAACAGAATATCAGGATCAGATGTGTTGGTCAGAGAAGGCTCAGGCAATCGAAAGTCACTTCGGCGAAGCGTGGGTTCGTAAACTGATTATAACTAAGGATAAAACTTTGATTAAGGGAGATGTATTGGTTGATGATAAACCATCCCGACAAATCAAAGGTCTCTATATGCCGGAATGGATACAGTTATTGTTTGATCAACCTTACAACAAGGATCCCCGCCAAGTTCACGATACAACGTGGCGTGGTCGTTGGAAAGATCTTTTTGATGTACTTGGAGAAACACTTTGAGCGAATTGTACGACCTGATTGCTAAAGACCGACTCATTGCTCGGAAGCATAAGAACGCTGATAAGGCCAGCTTACTTACTGTTCTTGTTGGTGACATTGATAAGAAGGCTAAAGACGATGGTGATCGTAAGCCTACAGATGAAGATTGTTTGGCTTCAATTAAAAAACTCCTTAAAGCTGTTGAGGAGAATTTGAAATACAAGCCGGGTGAATCCGAATTTCTTATCGAAAAAAACATTCTCGAATACTATTTGCCATCGCAACTTAATGAAGTTCAACTCCTAGAACTTTTTGAGGAAGCGAAGCCACTTAACATTGGCTCGGCAATGTCGTATCTCAAGATGAATTTTCCAGGTCAGTACGATTCCAAGTTAGCATCAAAAGTAGCCAAAGAATACTTGGAGATTGAAAATGGTAAGCAAGTCAGTACAACTTGAAACTGATTTATATAGGGCTATTGACGGGTTTGTCATTGCCCGCATTGAAGATATGCTAGGCACAGATGATCCAGGAATTTCTTTGTCGGCAGCAAAAGAAGCATTAATGAAACAACTACGCATTCTGTGCAATGAAGCATGTAGTTATAAGCCAGAGCCCGTACTTGGGCCCATTTATCCCATTCATGGTGGTAATAGGGATGATGGGTTTTTCGGGTCTCCAGGGATCACTCAACCTATTGGCCCTATCGTTGCACAATCAGCACTTGTAACAATCGAAGATAATTTTCACATGAAAGATCTGTTCGCCAAAGATCTTGGAATTGCAGATTTTTGATTAGATATTTTGTTCAAACTGTGGTATTAGTAATTTGTGGGAAGATAATTAGCCTGAAATTATCTTCCTATTTTTTCCATTAACTCAGGTCTTGTAATAAAAGAGACGTAACTATGACAACCATCTCCGCAACTCGTGTTAGCGGCACTGTTCTTCGCAATGCGGCTCGTATGCGTTGGACTTCCGGTTTGACTCGGAAACAATATACCGAAGCTACCGGCATTTCGCCCAGCACTCAACAACGGATTGAGCAGCACTATCTGGGTGGCAGCACCTACAATCCTACGCTTCAAACGCTGATTAAGCTGGCTTCAGCTTATGGTGTAACCCTCGACGAATTCACTCGTACTACGCTTATTCGTCCGAACTAAGGAAATACCATGACTGTCCGAGCAAAATTTACAGTTCAAAGCGTTACTCGGCAGCAAGGTAGCCGATACGTTCCTTCAAAAAATCCAGGGCATCATGGGACTTATGAGCCCTGTGAATTACTAACTATCAAGCTGAATCCGGTTTATGACCCTGAGCCTGGTAGTGAAAATCACGAGTTCTGGTCGGCCACTCCGAGTGGTAACATTGAACTCGGCGTTGTCAAAGGCGAAACAGGTCGTTACTTTGAACTGGGTGCAGAATACTATATCGATTTCACTCGGGTTGGCGAAGAAGCTCCAGAGGGTTAAACAATTCGTTTAAACCTTGGTATTAGAAATATGGGAAGAAAGCTTAGGCTTATTCCTATTGTTACGAATCACTTCTTTTTCGTAAACCGGGGGTCGAGATGAGTCGCATCCAGAAAGTAACTGTGTATCACGAAGGCGTAGCTATTTGCGAAGATGAGTTCGGAAAGTTTCTTATCGAACATGCTAATGCAAAACTGACGCCTTTGCCGGAACCGAGAACATGCTATCTCACAGAACCGAAAGTGCTAACGCAACCTAGGAAATTTGAGGTAGAACTTGAAGTAGCGTAACTGATGTATTCCGGCGGCTGGTTTAGCGCCGGGCCCAATAAGTCTATCATAGCCTGATGTAACGGCCGACTGAGAAGCTACTTCTCGGAGAACTTGGCCCTCTTAGAATTCGGAAGAATTCACGAGGGGGAGTCCGACCAGTTATTGGGTTTTAAGAATTTGGGCGTAAGCCCTACCGCTTTAGTACTTTGCTTTACCTAACATAAGCAGTTAGGAGGATGCAGCTAGGAAGTAACTTCCTGGATATCTGCTTCCTGTCCTGTGGACAGGAGTACGACGGCCGCCGGCGAGCACTGGGTGAGCACATCTCCTCTAGAAGACGTCTGCAGGCGAGATCGGCGCATGAGTAAAGCGGTTTCATTTTCATAATTTGTTTTTATTTTCACGACAAGTATTTCGCTGTGTAATATGTTTGCGGTATTATCGTATTACCGAGAATGCGGCTGGTAAGTACCTTGCCGGCGGGCGCTTTCTCCTTCTGCGAAGGAGAGGGCCGGGCCCATAATTATTAAAGTTATTAGTAGATGTAGATCTGGTCTCCAGGAAGAGCTGTATTTCCACGAGTTGTCGTAGCATTTGCATTTCCCCATTGGACGTTCCACGTCCCTTTGCCGTTACTCGTTAGCGGCTTTTTTTAGTTGAATATTATGTCTATTTTTGTACTTTATCACGCTAACTGTTTCGATGGCTTCGGGGCTAAATACGCCGCCTGGAGAAAATTTGGAAACAACGCTGAATACATTGCCGTAAATTACGGGCAGCCTCTCCCGAACATAAGCGGTATCACAACTTTAAGCAAGGTTGCGGTGGGAGAGCGGTATCAATTTGAAGCTCTGTCCCTTGTTAAAACGGAAGACTCTGAAACTACCCCTATTAATACTGGATTTGTAGAGATACCAAGATCTCCAAATTCAATAGTAACTACGGAAGTTGATGTGTATATACTAGACTTTTCGTATCCACGGGATGTTTTAGAAGAATTACGTAAACGGGTCCGTACTTTAGTGGTACTAGACCACCACAAAACTGCTCAAGAAGATCTCAAAGGTCTGGACTACGCCACATTTAACATGAACAAATCTGGTGCTGTCTTGGCTTGGGAATACTTTCATCCAGATAAAGATGTTCCTTCAATCCTTTTGGATATTCAGGACGGCGATCTCTGGAAGTTTGAAAGACCTAACACAGAGAAAATTAGAGCAGCGTTGCCATTGATTAAATTCGATCTCTTATCTCTGCATTCTTGTGCTATGTATGAAGACGACTACGAATGGCTCTTAGGTCAAGGAGAGTCTATTCTAACTTCTGAAAACGTTGAAATTAGTCACCGAGTACCTAAACATGTTCACAAAACTACTTTGTACGGCTACTCTTGTGGCTGTATTAATTGCACCACGCTCATCTCAAAAACTGGCTCGGCTATTGTCAATGATGAAACCCTTAGAGTCGACGTTGCTTTAATGTATCAAATCATTGAAGATGGTAAAGTACTCCTTAGTTTTCGGGCTGCCAAAGACAATGACGTAGACGTTTCCGTTCTTGCCAAGGAATTCGGTGGTGGAGGTCACGCCAAAGCAGCGGGCGGAAGATGCTACCTTAAAACTCTACAAAATATTCTTGACGGTATACTTGACGGCAAATGCGCTTAAGTATAAAATGAAATATTCCAATTACTATGGAGGCCGAAATGGCTTTCTCATCAATTAGCGGCATCGACATTAATGAAGTTATATCCCCAGCGGGGGAGAATAGGCACATTGGCATTCCTTGGCCTACTAACGGAGGATTTAATAATGCTTACGAAGGACTTAGCCGCACCATAAATTCAAATGGAGTTGGTGCTGGCGACATTTTCCGAACTAATCCCAGTCCCTCTTTAGTATATTATGATAACGCTCCTAATGATCCGTATACCTACGTCCAGAATATCCAGACCTTTAAGCAGAACGAGATTCAAATGGGCTCGTATTCTGTCAGTTATGTGAAAGAACTCGAAGCTGGTAAAGAAGAGGCTGAGATAAAGTATATGCTTCTTCATTCCAAAGTAATAGACTTATTGAAAGCAATTTCAAGAATGAAAACAATGCCAGAAGATTTTTTCGGCAGTCCGGCATCAGTAGTTATTTATATGGATTTACTTGTTAGTAGCGCAATTGGAGGTATCAAATGACAGTTGAAATAAAGACACTTACGCATTATTTGACGGAAATGATCCATGTACAGGATGATTTAGGTCTTCGTCAAAACACGCATTGGCGTGAAAAAGATTGGGACTTCCGGCTTGCGGCAATCGAAGAAGTCATTGAAACAATAGAGCATCTGAAATGGAAATGGTGGAAAAACTCAGATAATATTACTGAGAAAGACATTGATTGGGAAGCTGTTCATTATGAAGCAGCAGACGTGTTTAACTTTTTGACAACATATTTGCTAAAAGAATGTAGCTACCACTCGGTGGTTCGGACCTTTGTTAAGAGCTATGAACGATCGTTAAGTGGGGATTTCCAATCTCCTTCGATTAAGAATGCATTGTCGTTTTCCAAAGATTTGATTGGTAGTCTGATCGGAAATCGGTTTGCGGAAGATGAATCTTATGCGACATACCAGGGGGAAGAATTGGCCCTCATGTATTTCAGATTTCTACATGCAGTTGGCCTTGATCCCGTTCGTCTTCGTGCTATTTATTTGGCAAAAGCAGAACTCAACATTTTCCGTTGGGAAAATGGAATGAAGGAAGGCACTTACATCAATGTTTGGAACGGTGTTAAAGACGATGTGTTCCTCAAGAAGATTGTCAATATGACAAATGAACAGGATCCTAATTATCGTCAGCTCATTGCCCAAAGCATTGCTAATATCTATACCCAAGTAAAAGGTGAAGATATGACAATCCTTCATAAAGCCGCAAGTTCAGGTTTAAACCCTCAAGCTCGTGCTCAACAAATGCAGGTCTTACAAAAAACTCCTACGAAAGCTCCACGGCCTTCGCATGAAACGGAGAAAGGTTCTACTCCACCTCCGGATGCTGCGTAAGTAATGATAAGCCCAATTAAAACCTGGGCTTATTTTTTAGATTTGGTATAAGAATAATGTAGGAGAGAGCTGTATTTCAAACTACACTTACCGGAGTAACGCTATGATCTCAGCTAGAGAAGCATTAGATATAACAAATGAAGCTGTAGCAAAAGAAGACCGTGAGATAGGGGTACAGGAAGCACTCCAAACTATAGATGCTTGTATAAGATCTGCAGCAAAGCAAAGAAAGTATGGGGCTCATATAAAGATTATGGATAATATGAGTAAGACCTCCGTTAACATTGTCTTAGAAAATTTAAGGCAACGTGGGTTTCAAGCCCATGCTTATTCAAACGAATTTCTGGTAATCAGTTGGTCACCGAAAATCATTTAAGGGCAGAGGCCCGGAATTATCGGGCTTCTTTTTTTAGTCTCTTCAAATTGGTATAAGAAAAGTAGTAAAGAAAACTTCTTAACCTAATTGAGGTATAAAATGATTTCTGCTAGTGAAGCTGGTCGTCAGGTAAAACAAATCAAAGATGGGCTGTACAAGGATGAGTTGCTCAACCGAGTTTTAAGTAATATGGAGAAACAAATCCTAGAGGCAATTGCTCTCGGCCAAACTAAGGTTGTCTGCTTCGTCCTGTACTACTTCCGGCCGGACATTTCTAAATTAGCTATCACTCGGATGCGTGACCTCGGCTATAAAGTAACAACCCAAGAAGGCCTAGACTCGACGTGTATCGTCGAATGGTCTTCACACGTTAGATAGGAGAAGTAATGATTACGGCGAAAGAGGCTCGGGAGTTACTTGATACCAGAGTCAAGGCTACTAGCCATACTACATCCGAAATTTGGTTTACCAGACTTCGGATATCGGCTGAATTGGCAATTGCCGAAGCTATTATAGACGGTTGTTGGGAAACGTACCTAACTCCGTTTGCTACCAAAGATATCGTAGACGCTGTGGTAGCAGATCTTGTGAAATGTGGTTTTGATGCCAAAGTCGAAACTCCCAAAGGTATTTTGTGCATCTTAATTAATTGGCGAAATTAAACCGGCTTTCCGGGATAAGGGCTACTATGATTGCGGCTGAAGATGCTAAAAGAATTACTCTTAACGCGACGGTTAAAGCAACATATGAAAGGAACATACGTGCAGCTTTTCGCTATGCAGAAGATCATATCCTAGATGCTGCTAATGATGGGCGTGGAGCTGTAGTTTTCTGCTTACCACCAAGTGTTAATAAAGATATTTTCGACGATATCATACCTCATCTCAGAGTTAAGGGATATACAGTTATTATCTACCGTGGAAAAAGTCCAAAACCGGAATACATGATTAGCTGGTAAAGAAAAGCCTGGAAACTGTCCAGGCTTTTTTTAGTTATACTCCAGGCGGTAAAGTCAATGGAGATACAGAAAGATTTTGATAAACTTCTTTGTAATGTAGAGTATCGAAGACATAAGTAGCAATAGAAGGCTTTGTGACTGGATTTAAAGGCGTTGGAGGGTCTTGGAAGAGTAAGTTGGTAATAACCCCTTGGACTGATTCCTGAACGGCTCCTGTGAGTGTTTTGACCGTGTTCTCTTCGGTTGCAATAGCTCCGCTGACTGTAGAAAGATCGGCTGTCATTTTTACAGAGCTATACGTTGTCACTGTATCAGGAGGCGTACCCGTCGTTGTTGGAATAAGGTCGTTGTAATAGTTAGAAGGCCTAGACGCTGTAGCAGTTAAAAACCCTGCAACGGAAAACACAACCAAACCATCGTATGCACTTAGACTTGGGATAGAAGTTCCGTAAAGTTGATTCATTACGTACGCCTGATATACTGGTCCGATGAGATTGGAAATATCTGCTGAGCGGTTAGTACCAAACCATGCGTTAAGATCCGCAGCCAATTCTACGAAAAGAGGAGGCCAATTGATATCATCAACGCTGTAGGCATAGGTTTCTTGTGCTACAAGTGAAGCATACGCAGTTGGATTGTAAGTATTAATCCAAGTTGGAATTACAGAGGTTGTCATAGAGAAGTCACAAAAGGTGAACCAGTTGCTGCTACATAAGGACCATTGGGAGTCGAACCTATATCCCCGACCCGATGTAAACCAAGACCATTAGCAACGCTTAAACCAGAGCCAGTTTCAGCGATAGTCATATGCCCACACGTTGCTAAACCGATGCCCCCAACAGTCATAAGTAAAAGACCATCTGCATAAGCAGTGATTGCGCCTTGGATAAACGTTGTGACATACGGGGTAGGAGAGGAGTGTAGATAGCAGACTCCTATCCCTGTGTCCCCTAAACGGCATACTGGTTGGTTGCTCATTTTTGGTATAAGAAAGATAGTAGGAATTATATTTCTATCTTAGGAGAAAGTCAATGATACATGCGGAACAGGCAGCATTTGTGACGATTGAATCTCGTAAAAACAACCAGAAGAAACTAGACAAAGAACTTGACGAAGTTTTGGCAAGAGCTAATAGTAAAATTACACTTGCCGCAAACGATGGACTTACCCGAGTTCAGTTTGAATATGCTGGTAATTCCCTTTCAGTTATCGCAAAACTTCGGTTGCATCTTCAAAAAAAAGGGTATACGACTCAAGGGACTACGATGGCTGTTTTCTGGATCGATTGGGGTTACCTTGTAAAGTAACCGAAAGGAAGAACTATGAACGCAAAAGAATCAGCGCAAATGACGACGGAATCAATCGAACGTAAACCGGATTTCAATTCTGTGTTTTCTACGTACGATCAGATAAAAGTCTATGTTGATTGCGTAATTACAAAAGCATGCTCTAACGGCAAGTATAGCGCCGATATTGACTTGCGTTGGGATAACCGGTCGCTTGTTGCGAAACTTGCGGAACAGCTTAAGGGCAATGGATACCGAGTTAGAGTTCCGTCATCCTTCCCGTCGGATCCTGTTATCAAAATAAGTTGGGCTCATCACAAATAGGAGTCAATAATGATTTCAGCAAAGGAAGCTGGGGAACTGACCTGGAAGAAGGCGTTAGATACGGTCACGAAAGAAGACGTTGAAATGGTCCTGTTCGGTATAGAGGCCCTGATTAAAACGTCGGCGGCTGAGAAAAAAGCATTCGTTGAGGTCGACATGAGTTCACTTCGTCCTCGGCTTCGTGATTTGGCTATCGACAAAATGATAGTTTTAGGATACAAAGTTCATGGTTGCGGTCATCACCGCTATATTTTCAACTGGATGTCTAAAACGGGAATTTCTTAATATGAAAGCCAGTGAAGCAAAAGCAATGTCTTGGATCACAATTAACCGTGATTCTAAGACGGCACTACTAATGTATTGCCTGAAAGAAATTGCAACAATGGCTCTGCAAGGAAATTGGCAGACGACTATCGATCTCGTAAACTTCGTAGGGGGCGTTGACCCCGACATTGGCACGATAATGAGTCAGTTGAAAAGTCGCGGTTATAGTGTCTTCAAAACAGGTGAGACGCGTCTCTACGTCTCTTGGGAGGGAGCATGAAAAAGCTTTTGATAACCAATACACAACGGCACTACACGGCTGAAGTCGTTAAGGTTAAAGGTCTCAACCTAACTGGTGTCCAGAAAGCCGGGTTCGAAGCTTGGATCAATGCTCTTCGCACCCATGGATACCAGCAAACGGCACGGAGATCCCGAATTGGCAATCGCTTTGATGTATACGGCGTAGCCCTGGATATCATGCCGGAATTTGGGGAATGGACTCGGTCTGATAACAACCTGGTTTATTTCCGTACTCCGGAAGGCTTCTTCTATGCCCGCATGTTTCCACCCGCAGTTCGCAAAGCTCTCGGCATGGGGGATGATGTTTCTGTCATCATTAGACTTGGGCCGAACCGGATTGAAAAGTCTATCGGCACATTAAACGATGAAGGAGCGTCGTTTGAGCAATTAGCCGACATTCTGGAATGCCATATGGGAGGGGGTTATGAAGCTCAAGTCGAGGAAAAGAATAACTCTGATTCCTGACTACTCCGGATTATCTGACTCTAGTAAGGAACTTTGGCGTGAATGGATTTGGGCCCTTCGAACCGGAGGGTTTTCTCAGGTCTATGGTTTCTTGCAAAGTAGAGAGGGTTTCTGTGCTTTTGGAGTAGTCACAGAAATTAATAGAGAGCGCCTAGGGGGAAGCTGGAAACTTTCGGAAAGAACTTTTGGGCATACACAGTACTACCTCTTTCGACTGGACGGGCAATCCATTTTGGAAGAGGTGTCTGGGGCATTGCCACAATTGTTGGGTGAGCAACTTGGATTCTGTAAAAAAGATCGGCTTGTAGGATTTTCAGTACGATTAGAAGGAGTTTTCCGGCCGGTCACGCTTAGCAATTTAAACGATACTTTCAGAGTCAATTTCCAGGAAATAGCGATGATTCTGGAGTTGGCACTTAACGGGGGTTATGATGTCGAAAGTAGAGGTGGTCGGTCTTGAATCAACGAAAGTAAAGCTGACTCGCCGAGTCATAGATTTGATAAAACAAAAAATGGAAGAAAAGGAATTTGGAGCAACGTATATTGCTTCTATCGAAGAGATTCCTTTTCTTCAAGATATGGCAGAAGATCTTCGAGTCTACGGGTATAACGTTGCAGTTTTGCGTAATGGTTTAACAATTGGCTGGGTCCGTGTAAACATTAAATGCTAAAGGAGCAGATGATGGGAATGCCCAATACAACGTCATATAACATTGCAGTGGGTAAGATGTACGAAACGGGTATTAAAACCCTAGCTTCAGAACTTGGGGATGGGGATCTTGTTATTCATAAGACCCTTGCTCCTAATAAGGGCGAGAAAGATTTGTACAACGTTTGTTCCGTCCGTAAAACAACTCGGTCGCTTCAACCTGTAGTCTTTCTTTCAGTGGGTCAGCATGACTATCCTGCTAACCACCCAGAGTTTCAGATTGAATTGGGAACTCTGGTGGTGCGTCTGTTCTGTCGTGTTCAGCCGGAAGTAGTTCGTGCGGCAATTGAAAAGGTTAAAGCGGCCGTCGAAATAGAATGAGAAAAGGGGCCGTTGGCCCCCTTTCTTTACACTGTCTAATTTCTTTTAGCTTAATAATCCAGATTTTCTACGATGTAGTCGATCCATTCTGTAGCAGTGAAATTGTATTGGGGAGGAGCGCTACCTGCAGTTGGGTTAGGAACTTCAGGAGTATTGCTATCCTGAGCTTCTGCGCCTTGATTATTAGGGCTCCCAATAGCACCAGTTGTCAGGTTAGCTAAAGTACTTGTTCCAAGCTTGGAAGCGTTAGGCTGAATAATGAAGAAACCGCGAAGGAATTCTTTTCTGGATCCCGTAGGCGAAATCAAAATAAGACTATATACGCCCTGGTTCCAGTAAGTTTGATACGTTGCGGAATAAGGAATAGTTACTTGAATAGTCCCGGCCGCCCCTCCCAATACAATGGAAGGATTTTCTCCATCAGTATTAAATGTTAAAACGATGTATGGATTATTAAGGGCGGTCGCTGTGTCTCCGTCAGATCCTGTACGAACTTGAATTTCTGCCCTATATCCAGTTAAGTCATTTGGTAAACCGGTAAGTTCATCTTGCGAGATAAACGTTTGAGTCCAAGTACTTTCTTCGTCTATAACAATGTGGAAGGTGCCGTATCCATCCATTACTTGGAAACTCCTGCATCACTGGCTGGAAATGGAGTTTCAATAGGTGCTGTAGCGCATACATTAAGTGCTGCTACAAGCTTATCGGAATACGCTTGAAGTGCTTCATTCTCAGCAGCCAACAACTGAGTTTTTTGGAATTGTGTATCAGAGACTGAAGCTTGAGTTTGGAAAACAAGTTCTGGCCTATTCGGGGTGACGACTTTGCAGCGGACAGGAATTGGAACGTCCACTGTCTGTGTTCCTGTCACTTTAATAGGGTCTATCCCACATCCTCCAATAGCTAGAATTAAAGGTAAAAATACAATCAGGAGATAACGGCCCATTTTATTTACCTTGGATAAGAGAGTTGAGTAAAGCATTAGCAGCGTCTGAGTCGGAGACCCCACTCGCTGGTTTCATTGAAAGAATACTTTGAGATTTTTGATCATGTCCTGCAGCAGCAGCGCTAGCAGCTTCTTGAGCAACAGCTACTTGAGATGCAAGGGTATTTTCTTTGGTTTTAAGAGAAAGTGTTTGATTACTACACAGTTGAGCGGCCGCTGTTTTCTCATTGATAGTCATTTGAGCTGCATCAACTTGACCCGTTAAAGTACTAACTTGAGCATGTAGATGACTATTGGAAATCCAGAAATAGCCAGTAATCGTTGCAAAAGCGACGAGAACCATAGCTACCCAAAATGCCTTAGATTTCAAAAGTTCGAATGCTGCTAACATGATAATCCTTAAGAGGTAGTTGTTGTGGTTGTCGGAGCAGGGGCTGTTACGGCAGGAGCAACGTTATTAACTTGAACATTGACAATTTGTGCTGTTGCAGCATCAGCTTGATCTCCTGCTTGATCCCGACCACGCCATTGATTTCCATCTTGGTCGTGCCTGTGGTCTTGGCCATCTAAGCCACCTGCTTCTGAAATTGCAGGCGTAGCATTTGCAGAACCATCGAATTCCAGGAAGCGTCCAAGAATACCAACGCCAGCTAGGATGACACTTCCAATAGTTACGTAATTAGCGGGGATAGAACTCTTAAGGCCGTCCGGAATAGAATACCATGTTCCATTAACGGCTGCAGCCAATGCAAAGCATTGCACTGAGAGGTACTTCCATCCTTGCCGCCAATCATCAATTAATTTCAGTTTAAATGTCGCGTTCATAATAATTTATTTTACACCGAGTGCAGTTTTAGCTTTACCCCAGTACATTTCACGGTCAGCTTCGCCATTAGTTCCACCGTTGATAACTTTGGTACAAGCAACAAATGCATCAAGTGTACCAGGTTGTGCTTTTTCTGTCAAGCCATGGCTAGACCAATACCATGCAGCAGATAATGCAGCCCATTTTGGCAAAGCTAAATCAGTTGGGTTATTGACAAAGTCGTGTCCCAAAGCTTTGGTGGCAGCTTCGTAATTAAACAGTCCAGTAATTTGAATAAATCCACGGCCTTTATATTTGACCCCAGAGCCGGGGGCAGTATTGCCTAAATCTGTTCGGCCTTGATATTCTTCTCCGGAGGCCAGTTCTGTCAACCAGATACCGCCGCCAGATTCATGCATAATCTGCCCCAGAAACATTGCTAACACAACGTTATTAGTAATGCCAAATTGAGCACAAGCGTCACTTAAGCATTGCGAGTATAATGTTAAATTTGCTGAAGTAAGTCTATCAGTAATTTGACCGAGTTGTGTTTCATTCAACAAAGTCTTTTCTGAAGTAGAAACTTCCGGTTCAACTACTGATGAGGAAACTGGAGTAGGTTCCGCAACTTCGGGAGTAGATGTAGTTCCAATTTGGGATTTGTTAAACAGCCCGCCTAAAAATTGGAAAAAAGTTTGTAAGAAATTCATATTAGTACTGTGTATAGTTATTAGCTTTCGTACATGTTACAGTAACATTACCCGAAGCTAGAGTAATGGTTGTGCCTGTGTTATTTTCAAATCGAAATCCAATTCCATTGGCAGCAGTTACATACCCAAAAAGTTTAACGCCTTGAAGATTTTGAGAATACCCACATTCTACGGTATCTCCTAAAGCAGCTCCAGTCAGAGTACCCGTTCCACCGGCACTGCTACCATTAGTAATAGCACCAGGAGCTGTTGCAAACGATGCGCTAAATGCTGGAGTGAGTACTGAATTAGTACCAAGAATATTCAATGCTCCAGAAACGTTTCCAGTACAAGTATTACCAGAGATGAATACACCAAATACACTTGAACTGTAATCTGCGTAACCGTAGGTTTGAGTGTGAGTACTTTGAGTATCGATAAGGTTATTTCCGGAAACAACACTATAGTTCCCGTTAACAGTACCACTAGTATAGCGGAGGGTTATACCATTGCCGCTCGTTTGACCATTATTGATACAAGTATTACCTTGCACAACACTATTTTGTCCGCCAATTGCAATGCCATCTCCTGCGTTAGAAGAGCAGGTATTGCCGATAACTTTAGACCTGGGTGCCCACATTTCAATACCCAAACAAACTGTGGAATTAACGTCCGTGCCAGTTCCACCGGCACAAGTATTGTTAACAATTTCTAGATCGCTACAGTTACTATTTTGTTCAATAGTAATACCTGCTCCGAATTTCCAGTTATAGACTTGGTTATCTCGAATAGTTGTGTATTGGCAACTTAAATCCATACCAGTATTGGAATGGTAATTAGCTTCAATTAAACCATTGCTACATGAGCCTGAAGCAGTAGAAACTAAAATTCCTTGGTTTTGAGTATTAGCAGACGCCGTTCTTAAAAATTGGTTGTTGCGGAAAATAAAACGATTTCCGCCATTGTGAGAAATTGCAAATGTAAAGTTACCCGTAAATACGCAATTTTCAATTGTATAATTATTATTTAAACTGAAATTTAACATTCCGTCGGGAAAACTTGTAGCTGCGGACATGTCAAAAGTAATACCATATATTTTGAAATTTGAGATACTAGAACCATTGACCAGTCCCCCGGTGCTATAAGAAGCAGCCTGAGCTTTTATAGTAACAGTACCATTCTCTGCTGCAATCCAATCGATAGAAGATTTCTTTGTAATTCCAGTCGTATCGACAATATAAGTTCCCGCCGGAAAAACAAGGGGGCTAATACCTGCGTTTTCAGCAGCTTGAATAGCTGCCGTATCATCGGTAGTGCCATTTCCAGTAGCACCGAATTGCTTAACGGAAACACCTGAAATTATTTGAAGGTGCCAACGACCCCCATCTGAAGCTACGATAATGGAGCCGCCGTTATCAGAACTAGTTGTATCTGACGCAAAATAAATATAAACTCCGCCTCCACCATCATTTGCGGTAGTATAACCAGTAACAAAAACGTTACCGTTTGCTGTTTTACTAACCGCCCTAAGTGCAGTGATAGAACTTACGACGGTGAATGTGCCTAAATTTCCTGCTGCCGCAATTGCTGTAGATGCATTTGTACCACCACCTGCAATTGAAAGTAATCCACTCCCAGATAAAGAAGTGTTAATCATTCTCCAAGTTGTTGTTGCAGCGTAGTAGCGAAACTTCAAAGACGCGCCAATAACAGGTATTGAAGTTGGGGAACCAGCTTGAACTGAACCTGTGGCGGAATTAATAGTTAATGTGGTAATAAGCTGAGAGAACGAAATTTCAACAGAATGACCATCTGCCAGAGGAGTTGGCAAAGTTATAGTTAAAGTCGCTAACGTTCCAGCGGGATCAATTGTTTGAAGATTTGTTTCTTGGGCGATAGCAACAGTTGCTCCGGTAGTCGGAGTAGCAACCGCAGTTCCGGAATTTAAGTAAACTCCTTTCAAATATTCATTTTGAAAATGAAGTGAAGAACTGCCAAGGTTAACCGTTGCATCCGTAGTCGGATTAATGCTAGTAGATGCGTTTACAGAAGTGAAATTACCTTGGGACGGAGTTTCTATACCAAGACCGCCAGTAAATGAAGCGGAGCCTGTTACTTGTAAAGTATCAACACCATTATCAGTCGTTGTCCCAAGTAGTAATGCTCCCCTGTTATTAAATCTACCTACTTCGGAATTGACGATGCTCGCCGTAGGCGTTGTACTAAACGTCAACGCTGTGGGCATACTAGTATTTGAAAATGTTCCTTCGGATACAACTTTATAAAGTCCAGTAGATGAAGTTTGGAAAGAAGTTGCACCATAGCCATGTCCGCTAAAAGACGCAAGCACATCCCCAGATTGAAGTGCCAGTGGAGCAGCCGCAGTACCACGAGCAGATCGGGTCTGGAATGTACCGACTGGTCCTACGCTACTACTCCCACTATAAGAGTCCAGAACGGCCCTAACTGGAGAATTTCCTGCTAATTGTAGAATTGTGCCGGAAAAAGGACTAATGATATTTGAGCCTGTTTCATTTAATGTCAATAGACCCGTCATGGCGAAACTACCTGCGTAGCCACCAGTAACATCAGAACCTAGCACATAGATACCCGTTGCCCCGTCAGCAAAGATTTCTCGAGTGTAGCCTTGGGCTACTGTAACTGTAGCAGTCCCATTTGTCATTGCCAAAGTAATCGAGTATGCACCGGTAGTATTATTAAATACTGACCAAATTTTTACCTTCTCTGGAAATGTAATTGTAATATTTCCTGTCAATACTCCAGTCAAAATTATTGTCCCAGCATTGGCTTGGCTGGTAGAAAGAATAACAATGTTAGAACTTCCCGATACATTAACTGTGTTAACTTCGAGGGGAGAAACAATATCTGAAAAATTTGGCATTTAATTATAGTTAAGGATACTTCTAGTTTAAGCTTGGCCGTTTATTACATTACTTCAACAGCATTAAGAATAACATTCCAATCTACAGTATCGGTAGTACTACTCGTAACCGTAACTGCCAGTCCTCCATTGGTTGTATCTGTACTTACTGCAAGTGACCATCCGGATGCACCAGAAGTTGCGAATGTACTCGTGACCGTCGGACTTCCAACAATAGCTATACTTGCTGCAGTAGATCCCTTTGTTAATAAAATATCAGATGTCCATTCTTTGGCATCGGTGTTATTTGTCGCATCTCTGGCAACTGCGAATAATCTTACCCGAGTTGCAGCATTTGATCTGAGCACAAGTTGATTAGTGGTGGCTCCGGAATTTCCGTCTGAAGTAGCAACTTTTGCGGTTGTACTAGTTGTTATAGCGTAAAGTTGTGTAATTGTATTTTGAAATTTTCCAATTGTTGGACTATAAAATCCAATAGCAACTTGGCCATTAATAGAATTAGTAGTACAAAATGCTCCGATAGCAGTTGAAGATGTCCCAGACGCAACACTAGAATTCCCAAATACTGCAGAGTACGAAGCGGAAGCGGTATTGCTATATCCGACTGTAAAAGAATAAATACCACTAGCGGTGTTATGGCCGCCAATTGTTGCGGAGTTAGCACCTGAAGAGGTATTACTATAACCCATGGCGATTGTTGTATTTGCGCTGGCAGTATTATTGTTTCCAGCCGCAAAAGAATTTGCTCCGCTTGCTACTTGGGTAGCGGCACTACGTTGAGAAGCGCCTTGCAAATCAACTGAATAATTGCCGCGTTTATTGCCACCAGTGGTTGTTCCGTCAGGAATACAGAGTTGTACTGCTCCAGTACCAGCCGGGACAAGAGAAAGATCTATATTTGTCCCGAGATTAGTAAGAGAAGAAACTAATGCCTGAACCGGTACAGTAGCGTTTGTACTATAATTATATCCTACGGTAGAATACGTTGCGTTAGGAGTATTGCTCATTGTCTATTCTTTCTCTTAAATTTGATTGACAATAAAATTATCAATATAATACGTAATAACTGGTAAATTTTGTTGATCCATAACAATTGCAAGGTGACTAGCCCACTGAGGAGCACCGGGGCTAACATCACCTGAAATAACCGAGGAATCAGTAGTATAAAGTGTATTTATCCCTCTATTAATCCAGGTAGTTGACCCTGCTAACGGAACAGTAATATCAGTTTCCCCTTTAAACATAGTTTGAGTATCGAAGATAGGTCTGTTAAATGAATCATAAGCAAGAACTTTTACCCAAAATAATCGATAGTATAAAGTAGCAGTCCCAGTTCCAACATTGTTAGGGAATAAGAAATTAATTTGACCAAGCATGTCATGTCCAGGTTGAACTGGGACTATGAAAACTAACTGGCCATTCTGACCACTTCCAACAAGTCGACTAACGCTTAGAGAAGATATACCACTTTGTGCATATGAAGTGCTAACTGCCAATGTATAATAGTTTGAATTCCATTGGCTTAAAGCTGAGCTTGTATACATACCACCGGCTAAATTAATTCCTGAGGTATCTGCTCCGTAGAGTATGGTAGAGGTTGCAGGCTCAAACGTACCTGATCCTGCCAACACATCCATCGCCAAACTATTAGAAAGTAAAGTAGGACCAATATTGGCATTACCTTTATTACGCCAATTACTAAATCGCAACATTCCAGGACCCGAAGCAGCAATGCCGGCTATACTGCTTAAATTATAAACTTCAGTTCCTTCAAACAAGAAACTACACATTGCGCTGGCAAGATTGATGGGAGGTTCAGCAGCCGAACTCGTTGCTCCAGCACCGAGGAACATACCTCCAAACATTGAGATACGGCCACTATTTACACATTGGAATAATGGATAGCCAGCAGTCGACGGTACATTCATTTCTGCGTGTACTCCGTAGAGTTCGACACGACCGGCGTTGTTAACTATAGCTTGGGTGTTATAATCTATGGCTGTACCATAGAAAGTAAACTCTGCGCCACCTACATTGCTAAGTCCGATAGTATTATTATAAATACCGCCGCCGTAAAATCGAAAATTTTCACCGCTATTAATACCGGTAGTATAGTTAATTCCAGTCCCGTTACTATATATTTCTAAACCAGAAAGTTGGGCTAGATAGGCACCATCTTGGAAGTTAATGCCGGTTCCAAATCCATGAATTGCGCTTCTATCAAATCGTAGAATATTACCATCAAGATTTGTAAACGATTTAAATAAAATACCATTAACTCCGACAGTAGATCCTGGCCCAATAATTTCTATGCCTTCCACGGGTTCGTGAATAGGATAGTGTTCAACTGTACCATCTCTGGTTGCGATAACAGCGCTATTAGGCAACCACGGAGAAATATTAAAAGATGATATGCTGAAATTAACATATCCTCCCCCCGTGAAAGTTAACCATGAAGTAGTATTAGTAGTAACAATAAAATCCAGTTCAATAGTTTGACTAACGGTTCCTGTGAGAACTCCTGACATGCCGGTTAAACTGACTGTATTCCCTGTAAAATTTGGGCCGTAGCCGGGACTATTTTGGAAGAAAGCGATTTGTCCATACGCAGGAGTAGGATTTCCCAATACATAAGAAGCTCCTAGAGTTGCTGTAGCAGTGAGAATTGCTTTGTATTTTCCAGGTGTAAGCGTTACTTGTGTACCAAACTGGCAAAAATGACCGCCAGAAGTATTCATAGCTTCTGCAGCAACGGTTGTTCCTCCCCATCCAGCTAAATTATAAGTCCCATTACCACCAGTACCCGTCCCAAGGCTAGTAATAGTTACTCCCGTCGGAACTCCAGTACCGTACAATGTTTGACCAACAGCTAGTGCAGTTGTTCCTGAAAAACCAGTTACAGTGAGAACACCCGCACTAGATACCGCTCCTGAAAAACTATTATAGATGTTAGGATCAGTGTATGTTGCTGTTCCACCCCCGAAAGTCGTCAGAGTGATTTGAGTAGGCGTCCAAATGCTTGAATTAGCCCAACCCGCCGATGTCGCAAAATTATAGTTAGGGACATAACTTACTGTAGTTGTCTGAGCAACCATGGCAGAAAAATCCCAAATAGCGCCTTGCGCTTCTACCCAACTTTGCCCAGACACAACAGTGAGAGGGGTCTGGGAAGCAACATTGCTGTTACACATAATGTAATGCAATTGAGGCGTATAAATTCCCCCGCCTGCATTCAATGCTGCTTGCCATGCGAGGTAATCCATCTCCTGGGTAAGACTAGTTGCAAATGGATATACTGCTTGTAAAGCAGCTAGACTTGAGAACGTATTACTAGCAGGATTACTGGACCCATTTCCAATGGCACCAAAATCTAAAGGGCTTGAAAAATCTCGTAATTTACTTCCTATTGTACGAGTCGTTCCACCAGTATTTGGATTAGTAAATCCTCCAAAAATATTCAAAATCCAATTTGCGATTGTAGTTAAGGTAGTTTGGAGAATACCTGATCCACGACTAACAGTAGCGAACTCTGCCCCATTCAAAGCTCCAGCATTGATATTCGTTGCATTAGCAATTTGAGCAGTGGGATTATTTATCCCTGTAGAGAGTTGCGTAACGGTGCCTTGAACTAAAGTCCCATTCTGATCTAAAGTTACAGTATCAGTAGAGTTAACTGTAGAAGCTGAGTTCTGGTTAGAAGGATTTAGAAGATCAAAAATAGAGGCTGTCATTCTGGAGTAGTCGTTGTGCTTTTATTTTAGCTAAAGAAAAAGCCAGGTAACCACCTGGCTTTTGTAAATTCTGTTAAGGCGATTATACTGAGCCTACGGCTAGAATAATCCAACCAAGATACCCATGAGAGGCATTGCGCCTCCAACCAACTGTTACATAAGTAAGATCTGATGAAAGAGTTGCAAGAGTAGCTGAACCATTATTAATAATTATAGTATTACTACCATTGACTGCTCCATTGGTTATAAACGTATAAGTTAGTCCGTTAAACAAATTAGCACCAGTTGACGGAAGAGTTACAGTACAAGGAGCAGTCAATGCTGTATTAAATACTTGAGTATTGTTTGCTCCTAATGTAATAGCCAATGAAGTAATATTACCATTATCTTGCGAAATGTGGCCATTGAGGAAATTCTTAATGGATAGTATTTCACAGGTGGTACTGCTTCCCGTATTAGTTAATTGCCAATTGGCGTTTCCATCGTTGATGTATGTATTCACAGTAATAAAGCCTACCGCACCTTGGAATACGTATACATTTCCAGATCCGACTGTTGTTGCAGTAAGACTTAGAAAGTCTATACTTAAACTGCCGGTGTTACCTCCAGCATTAGTTTCAAATAATACAAAGCTACCAGACGCAGGATTAAATACACCAGTTGTACCATAACAGATAAATTGATTTATCCTTATGTTTGTACCACCGTCAAAAACAAATAAATTACCGGCTACATTGTAAGTGTAAACCTCCATTTTCATAGTATTAATAGAGATATCACTTCCTGATTGAACCAACATTAATTGACAATTGGTCGGAGATAGGAATTCTAAGCAATCAATATTGGCATTAACACCCTTGATATTATTGAAAGCTGGGCCAACCATATTATTGCAAGCAATCTGCATACGTCCTATAACCCAGTTTGGACCGGCGTCAACTGTGCCAGTCCAATCCATCATTGAACCATACGTAGCGGCTGTACAGTCGATTTCATCCCATTTGGTATTTTGCGGTGCGGGTTGTCCACTTAGAACTTTGAATCCTGTGTATCCTTCCCAACGAAGATGATGGAAGCTACAAAAATAATAACTAGATTGTAAGTAAATAGCATACGCAGAGGTATTTGACGTACCTTGAGCATTTGCGTAATGCAAATACATGTTTGCAATTTCAATAAATACACACGCTGCTGAGCCAGTACCACCCATACTAAAAATGGGCACATTATTTGTTATTTGTTGAATTGTAGTACTATTTTTACCAGCTCCAATAACGCTATAACTGCCACCTTGAGGGAAATTTAAGGAAGAACTTATAATGTAAGTGCCTTCTGGGATATACCCTCGTTTGCTATTTGTAACAATATAAGTAACAAATGCTTGCAAAGCAGCAGTATCGTCTGTAGTACCATTACCAGTTGCACCAAAGTCTTTAGCACTGACTGTATCCTGAAATCTTCCTTGAACTGTTCTATTTACAGCTCCTGTTCCATTTTGAAGAAATCCTTGGAAAGTTTGCATAATCCAAGTTGCTGCTGTAGAAAGAGTAGTTTGTAAAAATCCTGACCCACGACTGACAGGGACTATCTCGGAACCAGTTAAAGTTCCTGCACTACTATTCGATCCATTCGAAGCGCTCGCAACTCCAGGTAATGCTTGGGCAACTTGTTGTAAGTCTATTGACATATTCTATAGTTAATTAAGAAACCAGTTTTTGACGCTCTTTTAAAACATCTGAACAAGCATTGGGATCGAATCTCCAGGGTTCTTCAAAACCAAGACTCTCAAGGACAGATTCAGAACAAAACCAAAGATTTGTCGGGAAGCCTTTAATCGGTCTAACAATAAATCCTAAAATCCCTAGCCAATCATACCCACTCCCAAGTCGAGCATCAAACCAAGCCTCTACTGAAGCTTCGTTCCCAGGACTTTCAACAATGTCCCAAGTATCTGCAGGCAATACCATTTGAGTTTTCCGTATTCCTGTTCCGGGCACAGAACTAACAACCGTATATAATTGTGTTTGCTCATCATAAGAAAGAATTGCTTCTACATGAGCGTACACGCCGCTTTCCCACCATCCAATAAGCTTATCAAAAATTGATGCGGTAGGGCTATTTGCTTTTTTAAATGCGAATTTCATATCAATGGGTCATCTCAAATAAAATTGAACCTTGGGGAGGAGAACTAGTGTTATCCGCACTAAATGCAATGTTGAATCCATGCCAATACTGCATTAATGTTAGTTTTGTCAAACTGTCTGCACCTACGCTTCCGTACGTTCCACTGAAATCTACAACTCGAACTCCGGTTGTTGTCAAGTCTATTACTTGTGAAGGCGGGGCAGGATTAATACTTCCTTTTACTTCTCCAGTAGGACGACTGATCGTCATAGTTCCTGTACCTGCTGAAGAAACTTCAACAATGATTTTTGTCAAGTTACCTAGTATAAGTCCTTGGTAAGCGCCTGTGCCAGTGAAATCACGTAGAAACACAAAAGGAACTCTAACAGTATTATTTGTACGAGTTGGACTCTCTAAATAGTATTGGTCTGCAATAACGCCGTTATAAATATCCAAAGAACCTGCCGCTACCGCTCCCGTTGGAGTGGCATTATATTGAACTTGGCTGCCCTTAATAACAGGGTTCCTTACACTAATAGAGCGGACAATATTAGCGGTAAAAACTTCGCCTACTTGTGGAATACCTGATGTACCAGAAATTGGTAATCCAGAATTTGACCATTGTCCAGCAATAACGGTATTGCCGGTGCCAGAGTCATAATAGATATCAGAAATACGGATCTGGGTCGCCGTCGTTGTACTAACAAGAACCGCTCCAGAGTCTAACCCGCGTATAGTGGTATCATTTAATCCAGCATTTGTTAGAGCAACTTCAATTGTATTGGCAGCTTGATTAGCGCTTAATACAGTAACTGATTGCTGTCCTCCACCAATCATAAAAGCAATTGCTCGACTCACTTGAACAACACTAGTACTATCTGGTTGGGTAGTCCAAGCAGCAGTCAAAGTTCCCGTTCGAGTAGATCCTACATAACTACCAGTGGTAGTACTGATTTGACGATATTGACCTACTCCAGTCCCGGAATAAATATATACAGAGTACCCGCACAAAGCGTTATTAACGGTACTTGCATTTGTAGGCAAAATAATTTGCGATGTTGTCGCCCCCGTTTGTGCTGGACATTGGCCAATAATTTCATTGGGATCAATTACGTCAATCAATGGATCATTAATAGAAATACTATCCATCGGCGTTGAAGCACCAAATTCAATAAACGATGAAATTCGAGGAAATGTTGTCACGTCTCCGCATTGGAATTTGCAATTATCCGCTTGGAATCGGCGTGGGCCTAAATTAGGAATTGGAGTTACAATTTTACAATTTTTCAAATAAATAAAATTTGTGCCGGGCCCATTATTAATATCACCAATTTCACAATTTTCAAAAACAACGGTATCAAGATTTTTATCAACTTCAACAAAATTTATATAACTGTTATAAACTTTAACAGTTTGGCATGTTGTAGGATCAAAAATACCTTCTACTCGACAGTTACTAATTGTTACGTTTAAGCAACCATTAGTTCCCAAATAACCCTGCAGTGATTGCAAAGGATCTGTAGCGTAATAGGTGCTTGGACCAAAAATAATATTCTCTAACTTTAGGTCTTCAGTTATATTAAAGTACGGCCTATTAAGTGGTAAAATACGAGCCGCTCCAACAGCACTTGCCGGAGAATTATTTTGGATATCCAACCAATCTTGACGATACTTGTTGAGTAAAGGTTTTTCAAGAGTAAGAACTCCGGTACTAGTGTTAACCGCAGTAACCCGAATATACTCAAAATATCTACACGCTGATGGGTAACCAGAAGATCCTTGGTTATATCCATAAATAAAGGCATAACCACCTACCGTAAAATTAGATGCGTTAGCAGTAGTTAAAAGAGTAACTGAAGTTGAAAATTTAGGTACCGTTGCGATAGTATACCCTGGATTAAATACGCCATTTTGTAAACCAATTGTAGAATTATCATAAAAAATATCAAAATTGGTTATACTTGTAAAATCTTCGTTAGTATTACCGCTAGTATTTATGTTTATAAATTGAGTAGCAGGGCCGCCAACCCAGCGAGAGTTACGAATACCCTGCATAAAATACGGGTTTTGGTAAGATATGATTCCGTTCGGCAAAAATATTTCGTATTCTTGATTAGGATTATTTCTGGCATATGAATTAAATGCCATTAATGCCGAGGTATTGTCAATAGAAGGGTTATTGACTAATCCAAACCAAGCAAGATTAATAGGATTTGTAATGACTCTAAGCCAACGACCCGCAGAACTAGCATAGGAATAACTAGCAGTAATTGCTACTCCGCTAGCGGGGGCAGTTGAGAATGTGATTGTCCATGCTCCAGTAGCATAGTTAATATTCCCGGATATACCGCCTGAGCCTTGCATGGGACCCGCACCACCGATATTCCCCGAGTCAGAAGCTGACTGGCTACTGGCAGCAATTGAAAAAGTTTTTGGAATTACCGAAGTATGAGCCAACGTACCCGAAAAAGTTGTCGTAGAACCGTCTCCGGTTCCGATGGATGCGGAGCTAACAGTCGAGACATTAGCGGTAGGAACAAATGTCATACCGAAGTCATGAGTAGCTGTGCTTGCAGAATTCCATATGAAAAGGCCACCACCTCCATCCCCAGATGTTGTGTAATTAGCAACCAAAATTTGTTGGTTGTTTGTAACACTATTTGTAGCTATTGCTCTCATCGCTGAGATATTGGTAACTTGAACAATAGTGGTCGAACTGGTCAAAGAATTCAATATCGCGCCAACACTTTGCCCGTTCCAACCAATAAGACTAGCACCGGCTGAAGAGTTATTTTGCTGGTCAGCGCCATCAAGTGGCAGTAAATCAAAGAGTGAGGTCATAGGTAGAGAGTAGCTGTCTATGCTAGTTTAAACGAAAAAGCCCGGTTTTAGCCGGGCTTTCTTATAGCTTAATAGAGAACTTAAGCGAGTTGTTCAACTACAACTGAAACTGAATAGGCGGGAGATCCAGCAGCACTTGCAACAGTTGTCGAGTAATCAACAACTTGGCCAGCAGCCGAATAGAACGTAACGACTTGAGAAAGTTCCGTACCCAAAGTAGCGAGACTACAAGTTGCGGTCGTTTGCGTGTTAGCAGCCGAACCGTTATTACTGATGATTGATGCATCAACCGTGCCGGCGGAGCCAGCCGCTGTGGTAATCAAAGTTACTGTTGCACGGTACGTACCAGCCACAGGTGCAGTGAACAGAGGCGTCGATGCGACAGAAGCCGTTTGAGCAGTCAAAGATGCGCTGCCAGCCAGAGTCGAACCGGCTGAGCTACCTGCCATAACATTCCAATTATGGCCATCGCTAAAAAGAACAGCTTGACTATATTTAGAACCTAAAACCAGAGTTGCAACACCATCAATAGTTTGTGAACTAACAGTGTTAATTGTAACGGCAGCCGTGCTTTGATTCTTGAGGACCGTTGAAAGTCCAGGGGTCAGGGTTGCATCCCCTAGCGTATAAGACTGAGCGGTTGAACCGGTGAAGACAATATACTTGCCTTGGGTATTGGACCACTCAGTTTCTACGAAACCTGAAGTGATTGACATATTATTCCTTTACGTAAATTTTTCTATAGAAAGCGGAAGACCGCTTCGATTATTTTAGCTTGATTGAGCAGGAGGTACCCAATCCTCGGGTACGGCTAATTGGTAATTCCCATTCGTATCAACATACCAACCCCAGAGTAATTCAGTGGTGCCATCTGGGTTGACAGCAAGAAAGAGTTGGTTAGATGCTGCATTAGCCTCATCTTCTGTTGCATAGTTATATGGGGGTTGTGGCAGAGTCATTAATTTACCTCGATTGTGTCATAAGATACGTTCCAACGAACAGTATCGGTTGTTGTGCTAGTCACAGTTGCTTTTAACGCACCATTAGTTGTATCCGCCGCGAACGCGACTGTCCATCCGGTAGCTCCAGAGGTCGCATATTGCTGAGTAACACTTGGAGATCCAGCGATGCTAGTAGCTGCTGCATTTGCGCCACGTATAACAAGCAAGTCTGCATACCAGGCTGCTGCATCAGTATTATTTGTTGTATCTCTTGCAACTACACGAGCATGCACATAGAATGCTGAATTGTTTCTCAGTGTAAGTTGGTTGGCGGTTGCCCCAGAGTTACCGTCGGCAGTTGCAACGGTTGCAGCCGTCGTGGTTGTAGAAGCATAAGCTTGAGTAAAACTATGCTGATAACGACCCGATGATGGACTATCATGACCAAACGTTACTTGACCAGCGATACTATTTGTAGTTGCAGAATTGCCGAGTGCCGATGAAGCAATACCTGAAGCTGTAGAGCCATTGCCACCCAACACAGCCGAATAGTTGGCAGATGCGTTCGCTGCGGTTCCCAGCGCCACAGCCTGCAGCCCCGAAGCTGTGTTACCATAGCCCATGGAGACGGCTGCAACGCCGGATGCTGTGCAAGTCAGTCCAGCTACAACCGAATTAGCAGCGCTTGCTACTTGAGTGGCACTTGTTCTTTGGGAAGGACCTTGTAAATCTATTGCGTTTGCGCCACGCTTATTTCCTCCAACTGTAGTGCCATCCGGCACGCTAAGTTGAAATGCCCCGGTGCCAGAAGGAACTACGGATACATCAACGTTTGCGCCAACTAAAGAGCCTAATACTCCTAAAACAGGAACAGTAGCGTTTACGCCGGTCCTGTAAGAAATTTCATAACTAGCTTTTGGTGGAATTGGAAGCATCATATTAGTTCCCTGCGTACGAAACGAAATCAGCCGCTGTGCCGTTGATGTATACTTGGCTTAAATTGGAAGAAGCTATAGAAATTGCTTCTCCAGGAGCAAGGGGGTATCCATTGCCAGTACCTGTACTTACGTTTGTCACACCAGAACCACCTACAAGAATAGTAGCGGCATTGGCGGTGTTTGCCTTAATAACAATTCCATTTACTAAAGCACCTGACCCAAGAGCTAATGCAGTACCAGTCGTCGCAATTGAAACTTGACCAGTCACTGGGGCAGCAAGAGGAGTTGTCACTGCTTGGGTGGTGGGGAAATTAGTAACGTGAGCAAGCGAACCTCCATCACCGTTTAATGCAGGTTGGTTTGCCGATGTTGCTGCGCCTGTTGGAAGGGGCAATGCAGTTGCACTAATGGGCTGAGTTGCGGGGTAAAACGTTCCAGAGACAGGAACTGTGCCTGATACTGAAACTGTTCCAGAGACGGGTTGGGTTGCTTGATAAAATGTTCCGGAGACAGGAACTGTACCGGATACTGAAACTGTTCCCCCAATAGTGAGGGTTCCTGTGATTGCTTTATAAATACCTGAGAGCCAACCCCTAATACCGGAACCGCCCGTTGGTTGAGTAATCCCAGTTCCATCGACACCAGTCCCTGATGCTTGAATAGTGCCTGAGGGGGTGTAGGTAGCTCCTGTGGTTACATTGGCATAAGTAATGGCAGAGCCCGTATCCCGAGCGACGAATAATGTGCCTGTAGTGTCTGTTAAAAGAACATCTGAAAGAGACGATCCACTACCCCCACCTCCTCCTGTTACTGGGAGGGGATTGGCAGCAGTTACGATTACTTGAGCACCTTGTGAATTTTGATAAGAAATTAATGAAGTAGTATTTAAATCGGATGCAACATCATTTTTTACATTGACATGATCAACTGATGCTGTTCCTGTTGCAAATGCCGTGAACGATCCTGACGTAATACTAACTAATCTAGCTCGTATTTGTTCTGCACCGCCGGCACTAACGTTATAAACACCTTCGGTTGTAACTGTTGTACTACCTGCGGTATTCGCTGCCGAGTAAGCCTTTTTAGCGACCCAGTTAATACCATCAGATGTATATTCAAAAATTACCGTGGCACCTACTGGAGTACCTTGTAGAGAAAAATTAATTGATCCCAATGATGCTACAGAGACTGCAACTGAATCATTTGGCTGTTGTAAAATGTAACTATTAGTTACAAATGGAATGGGGGAATAAGTTGTCATTTTATCCGATAACTTTAGATAAAGTTATTTTAGTCCTCAGTTTGGCTGTATCAACCATACAGAGTCACGGTGTTTTCTCCGGATTGAACTCTGCTAAAGTACACCATAAAATTTCTGGTGGTCCCTGCGTTAATTACGAAAGTTCCAGAACTTGTATTTCCTGAAAAAATTACAAAAGATCCAGGAGCCAGAGTCAGAGTTCCACTGGAAGTATTGAGAATCATCAACGATCTCCCAGCGCCTGTCGTAACATTTGGCAAAGCCGCTACAAGATTAGAAGCAGTATCCGTAGTTCCAGTGAATCCTCCTGCACCAGATACAGTGTAAACTCCCCCCAACATTTTTGCGGCGGTAATTGTATAAGCGGCGCTCGGCGTATCTGAAGAGGGGCTTATTACAGTTCCAATTTGAGCTTGAGCCGCTGCTGTCTGGGCTGCAGTAACTGAAGTTTGAATAGATTGAGATAATGCTACGTACGGAGTATAAAATTCTACTGTGTACGTCGTACCGAGAGGTAATGTAATATTTGAATTAATGATAGTTACATTTTGTCCGTCTAACGCAGTATAGTCAGAATTTTGTAGGGAAAGACCAAGTCCAGTGATTACTCCACGAACTGTACCAATAGTATAGCCACCGGAAACAGGGAGGACTGTTTGATTAGCGGTAGTAGTTGTACCTTGGACAAAAGTTGGATTACCAAGAAGAGCATCCAGCGCCTGGGATACAGTACCACCCTGGTGGTATCCAACCAGACTAGCACCTAGTCCAGCCTGGCTACTTGATAACTGAGAAGCGTTGACTCCATTGTTATAAGAGAATGCCGTGTTGATCATCAACTCAACAATATCTGACGCATTCAAATTATGCTGAAAAACAATAGTCTCACCATCCGTAGCCTGATATAAGCCAGAAGCGAATGGAAGTTTATTCATGTTGAGATACACTTCAATCGCGCCGGGAGTGTACCCTCCTGTTACTGTAATCGTATTTGTAGTGATTCCAGTGTAGTACTGTTGTTGCCTATTGACAATAGTTTCATTGAGGGCTTGGGCAACCGTAGTAGTACCATACCCAACTAATGTTGCACCTGCAGAACTTGCTAAAGTACCTTGGTCAACATTATTCTGTCCTTCAGCATAAACGATTAACGCCGAAACAACGAGGGTATCTCCAATTGCAATTTTGTTAATTACTTTAGTATTGAGAATTACAACAGTAGCACCATCAGTTGCTACATAATCGATGCCTTCCATTAAGTACGCATTGAACATGAAACATTCAATTTTGCCTACCAGATATCCACTCGGTACAGTGAAAGTTGTTTGATTGGCTGCGGTAGCTGCAATTGAATACCTTGTGCGAACTTGGTTAAGAGTGTTCAGAGCTTCAGCGACAGTTTGGGAATTATACCCGACCATTGTCGCGCCGCCTGAACTGGCTAACGACTGGCTATTGACTGGATTCGCTACCGTTGCATACGTGTTTAAAGCGGAGACAGTCATGATGTCTCCAATCTTTACAGAATTATAAATCTTCGGATTAATTAAATGAACTGTTTCCCCGTCTGTTGCTGTGTAGTCAACACTCTCAGCAAGATAGGTGTTATACATGTATACATCCAGTTCACCTAGTTGATAACCACCGGGTACTGTCCAATTAACTTGGTTAGCTGACGTAGCTCCAATGTTTTGTTTTGTACGAGCTTCAGTTAACTCAGTAATTGATGCTGCTAGAGAATTGAGTTCAGCATAAACGGTAGAGCCGGGGTAGTAACCAACAAGAGCAGAACCTTTCGTTGGATCCGTATTGTTTTCAAGTTGAGTACTAACGGAGCCGGTAGACGACGAAATATTTAGCCAGATTCCGTTAGTCGTCGACACTAATTGGATAGAATCACCGGGGTTAAACGTGATAGAGGTTACTGAAGCCGTCTGGTCTTGAATTGTATCAGAACCAGTTGTGACAATGGAAGAAGTGCCGGTTGATGCCGTATAAATAACAGTAACTAGAATATACCCTGGCGTTGTAGAACTCAACGGAAGTGTCAATACGACATTAGGAGCAGTAATCTCGATAACTTTACCATAGTCGCTATTCTGAATGGTGTAAGAAGCCGAGATGGTTTCAGTACCAAGATAAGAATAAGGTTTGAGCGTAGGGATGACGGCTGTTTCGTCACCAACTGGAATTCCGTAATAGGACATATTTAATTAGTAGTAAGCTCTTTGATTTTACTCGTTTAGTTCTTGTAATGGTCAGCTTTGGATCGGTGTTCTTCTGAGCCTTGATTAAGATTAACTGTAACTTCAACCCTATCTTCGTTTTCTCCTGGTATCAAGCTAATGCCTTTATTGACTAGCCTATCAAGGGCCTCTGAACCTCTATTGTCAATCCATAAAATAACAGCTCTTATAATGTGGACACCCGTTCCACCCATGATCCAAGATAAAGCAGCGATAGCCTCCGCCGTTTTTAAATTTAGGTAATCACAAATAATTGGACCGATAAACACAGCGAAAGAAGTACCAACAATGGCACTGATTACTGCATTGCGAATACTGATTTTTCTTTCGTTAGAAATTGCAAGAATAGGCACAATGCTGCCAGCAAAACTGGCCAAGAAAGACCAAAATTTTGCGGCAGTAATAGCGGCAGCAAGTGCGGTGGAAGTGGTGGGTTCGGCCATGCATTTATTTTAGGTTGAAAACCTGTTTTAGCCGAAACGTTACTTCGATTGAAGTTGCGGTTTTCCGTTGACCGAGATAATCTTCATACCTCGTTGATTCTGGGAAATTAAATATGTGTATTCCGCTTCGCTTAGTTCAACTGCGTCATGCGGAATATTATTTGGATGAGTAAATGCGCTTGATAAAAAGCCATTCTTAGAGGCCGACCACCAGTATGTCATTTCGAAGTTTCCTGCAAAAGTGCAACAACATCAGGGTTATTAGCCAAGAATGCTTTTAATTTGTCAACAGAAGTTTGTGTAGCTACTACTGGTGCGGGGGGTTTATACGCGCCAATTTTACCGAATTTTCCGTCGGATATATTTTTAAATAGAGCAATGCCATGTGGTTCAGTATCATCTTTATGGGCATTGAATGGAAGGACTGTACCGTCGGAAAGTTTTACTTTACAATTAAAGTGAGTTTTAGCATCATCACCCCAGGTAATGTCCGTCACATCTTCGACAGTAGTGTTCAAATGTTCAATTTTAATCATTATGCGTACCTATATCCTAAGCCAACATTATCCCCGGAAATCTGAGTTGCCGATGTCATAGTCCAACTTCCAGGGACGCCGGAGATTGTCCCATTACCGCCGGGTCCAAACCCGCCACTCCATTGAGATTGCTGAATGAAATAATAACTGCGAATACCATACACACTACTAATTGCATTAAGCTGATTTTGCAGATTATTATCGCCGTTAACTCGATTATTTGCTTCACCATTAATATTATTTTGTAGTGCATTGTCAGCATTGAGTCGAGTATTGGCTTCGCTATTAATATTACTTTGTAGTGCATTGTCAGCATTGAGTCGAGTGGTGGCCTCATTGCTAATACTAGTATTAATATTAGTTACTGTTGTTGCGAGATAACTACGGTTAAAAGGATAAATGCCAACGGCGATCCATGTCCCAGTACCATTATAGACAAGAGTTACCGAATTTGCTCCTGGCATAGCGAAACTTGCTACAACGCCATTCCCAACATCCATGTTTGTCCCGGTACCTGTTACAGTCAACGTTGTGGTAGATCCCGTCAAAAAAGTAATTTGTGCGCCGGCAGGAACACCCGTAGTAGCAGGCATTGTCACTGCCTGAGACGCAGATGTCTCAAAGCTATAAATACCGCCAAGGTTAGCTGCCGTCATTGTAGTTGACGTAGCTGTAATGTAGCTAGAGCTAGTGTTGTACTGAACCCCCCTAGCTGCTTCCCATGCAGTATTAGGAATAAGAGTAGAATTATCGAAATGCCCAGGAGTAACCGATACTGTAGGAGATGCGAATCCAGGAGCATTTAACTGAGCGTATTTAATAACTTCCCAATTTATAGAATTGGAAACAATATCTAAACTTTCATTTGGGTATAATACAAGAGTATTAACTCCTGTAGTTGAGAAAGGAGAAGTGATTAAATCGTTTACGTTTCCTTTTATAGTAACGTTTCCTGTTGCTAAAGGATTAAGGAAAGTAAGAGTTGCACCAGTAGGAGAATTACCAATTGGCGGCAAGGTAATAATAAGCCCACCTGTCGATACTTGGACTAATCCACCTATCTGAGTAGTCGATAGACTTGTAGAAGCAGAGTACGAAAATATATTTGAATAAGTATGGCCCGATGCCTTAACGAAAGCTGTCGTTACTAAATTGGTTGAAGAATCAAGGGCCGGTGGAGTAGTTCCTGTTGCGTACTTACCATTAGTGGAAAGTACATTACCAAGGTTACCAACGTTACGAGCAAGAGAGATAGTCATGTCGGTATTTTACTTTAATAGCCCACTGATTCCCAAGTTCCAGCAACTACACGAGACGCGGTAGCGCAAGATACATTGATGGTACATCCTGAAGTAGTTTTATTGGAAATCCAAGTACTAAAATCTTGACCTGACCCAGAAGCATCAACAACAACTGGGACAATATGTACGCAATTTGTATCAAATACTACTGGAAACGTAATTGCAACTGATCCTTCGTATCTAGAGTCCCCAGCTTCTGTTGCGGAAGTAGTAGCAGTAAATTGCCCCCATTGACGAAATAGACTAGTTGGGGATCCTACAGATCCTGTTAAGCCTAACGTGACCGGAAACGCTAATTGACGGAACAAGAAAGTTCCATTGACAGACCAGAATGTACCAGTCCATGTCAATGCTACAGTATCCCCGGAATTTAAAGTAAACGTTGAGGCTAAAGCTGAACCATTACCAAGATTAATGACCGCATCATTGTCGAAAGCATTAATAGTTGCAGGAGTTGCATCAACTAAATTTCTCACCAGTTCAACAGTAGACCCAATTAACAATGAAGTATGATTGGGCAAAGTAACTGTTTGAGCAGACGACGAGTTTAAAACAATTCGAGCGCCAATGGTATTCTGAGCAAGAGAAACTGTTGCCGAAGAGGTTTCTACAGTTTGAACGTTGTAGTGTAATCCAGTCTGCCATGAGAATGCCGTTGTTGCACAAAGTGTTGAGTTATCTCCTTGCGCAGGGGTATTATTCGTAGCTGCTGTAAATGCAGGATCAACTTCATTAGCAAAGAATACTTCTCTCCAATGGGAAGATCCATCACTGACGATACAATAACGAGCACCAGTAGTTAGTACTACGGTTGGACCGGAGTCCGTCGTATCTGATCCACTGCATGAAATCGTTTGAGCTTCGCTACTAACATTGGTTAAAACAAAACCACTAGAAGTTAAGACAGTAGACGCAAGGGGTAAAGTAACAACATATTGAGTACTACCTCCCATTACATACATTGATCCTGCTTCTGATGCAGTCAGAGTCAATCCCGACGAAATGGTCACAATTTGAGCAGGTTTAATACCAAGAGCATTCACCCAGGAAGTAGTAGCAGAATGAGAGCTATTGTCAAATTGGGGAGGAGTTTCAACTGATGAAGACCCATCCATTAAAGCAAGATTATTATTTGCTTGGATGTAACGAAGAGTTATATCTGTATTAGGTCCCCAGTCGTTTCCTGCTAGTGGGCTCTGGTCAGGTCTAACAATACCTAATGATGAAAGACCGTTAATAGTAATGACGGGACTAGTAGTAGAATTTGCGGCACTAGTGCGAACCTTGACTTCTAAACCATCAATGAATGAGCTAAATGTTGGAGTTGTGTTGACAATTTGGGTGTCTCCGGTCCCAGTACAAATACCATAATAATTAGACAAAAGACTATTAACTTGTTCTTTTGTATAAATATCTTGATTTTGAACTTGTATTTTGGAGACAATTTCTACAGTTTCCCCGCCAGTACAGGCGAGTGTTAAAACAATATGTAAACCATCGGTAGCAGTAAAGTCAACTGCCGGATCGAGGTCAGCGCCATTATAGTAAACGTCGACATATCCGACCGTATAATTTGCTGAGAATGTGGTTTGACCTAATACCGCAAGATACCGATACCTGTTTTCAGTATTGGTAACTGCAGAGGGTGCAACTCCATAATATTCATAAACGGTCGTCATTAATTAGCTCAGGGTAAGAATGTTTACATTGCATTGCAAAACACCATTAGTGTCTGCTTCAACCCAAAGAGACTCTCCCGGCATCATAACAATTTTAGGAACTTTAGAAGTTCCCCCAAAAGGGACAGGGATGTTATTCATGTACACTTGGGTGTATGTAGTACCATTGTACAACTGTAAGGTAATATTATGTTGTAATTCGTTCGTGTTGTCGATATTCGAAATAGTGCCTGAAAAAATGATATCAGTTGTGTTAGCCGCCGTAGGGCCATAAAGCTGACTCAGCGAAGTCGTAGCAATAATAGACGGTGGGCTGTGTGAAAAAGCATATGCCATGTTAGTTAGTCACCTAAGACGATAGCGAAAATAATTGAGTCGATTTGACTGTTTTGTAAATCTTGAAGTGAAGAATACTCACTCTGGTAAATCATGTATTGATCCCCAACTGAAGGGGAACCGGGTAATGGGTTAGACCAAGTTACCCCAGTTGTAGATGCTGCTGTCACAAGACGAGGCAGCCCAATTTGGGAACCTGAAGTAAATTGGACGATATACTGACCAGCAGCCGGCGTTCCTAATGTTGATAGCGCACTTGATAAAGGTAAAAAAGTTTGTGTTACGCCTGAAGGAGCGGAACCCGAAGCTATTGTGGAAGGATGATTTACAAATCTCCATGTATTATCACTACGGGCCACAGCAATAATAGGGTTACCTCCATCATCTGTTGACACCGAAACATAAGTAACAGAATCACTTGTCTCTGGAGTAGATAAACTTTCCACTGAAGCGACAGGGGCCATGACATCGACAAAACGAGTGAATGACGTAAACGTTTCAGCAGTTGCACGGTTTTCACAAGTTGTTCCCGACGGCCACGCAAGTGCTGTCGTATTTTCTAAACCACGAATGCATCCTGTGAATGCACCGTTGGAAACTCCGTATACTTGGACAATTTCATAAGTAGTTCCCGATACTAAAGTAACCAAGAAATACTGTCCCGTTGTCAGGGTGGTTGTCTGAAATGCAGTTGTATCTGCCACGGGAATAGTCGTGTCGGAAGCTCCAATTGCCGCAGCCAGGGAAGTTTTCGCGTTATTGAAATAAACTCGTTGACTGATTGCCATATTAGTTAATCGTTACCGTTTCCGTTGAATTGCCTTGAGCCTGGATTTCTTTGCTTAATAAAGTAGCTGTATTAATTAAGTTTTGAGTCACAGAACTAAGATCTTCTTGTATACTGATGTTAATTTTAGCCTGATTAGATAAAACAAATTTATTGCCAAAAACGGGCAATGCCGCGCCAGACCAGACTTGTAACCTTGTCAGTTCTGAAATATTGCATACGCCAATGTAGTCACCCAATGTAGTCGTACCCGTATTCCAATATACAAAAATATTTTGTGGCAGAGTTCCACCGGGTAGTACTACTGCCGTGATTACCCAAGTACTATTGTTTAGTTGAGTCGTAATCTGAAGTTGTGAACTCATTATTAAGCGATTGAAATCGTCCATTCAAATTGAACACCAAAACTTGATGCCTTGGTGATACTTGGCCAGGTTTTGATATTAAACATAATTCCAGATTGGGTAAATAATCCCGCTTCATTAAGATTACTACCATTGGCTGTAGATTCATCGACAGTAGCAAGGAAAGTAACACTGGGCACAGTCGGAGCAATAGAATATGTAACTGGAACAGTTAGTAAATAAGCATAAAGGGAAGTAAGCGATTGATTAACTGGGCGTGGGTATAGGCCTTCACTATCCAATGTACCTCCCGTTCCTACTTCTAACGTTGTAATAGGGTCCGACGTAGTTGCCAGATAAATACCTGACAACACTTTTTGTTTAGCTGTTAAAGTTATGACATTTTTCTTTTTAAAGTAAGGAACCTTGTCAACAGTGCCATCTGGTTGGGTGTAGGTTAGGAAAATAGCCAAATCACCCCTGAGCTTAGCACTGGTATGAAACCGAATGGCGGAACGTTTCCTAGTTTGTTGAGTAATTTTCATAATTAGTTTCTGTATATTGCGTGTGCGATGCTACTGCCCGAACGATTAATAGGTACTGCAGTATTATTTTCATCTGTGTATGACCCGACAGGGGCTCCGTCAGCATAATTTTGTCCACGAATTAGATAGTAGGGAACTCCTGTTCCGGCAAATCCACGGTTTATAGGGGCAGTCCAATTTACAGTTAACGAATCATTTTCCGCAATTGGATCACAGTAAGGCATATCATTAGATACATTCGTAGTTACCCAGTATATGCCTGCGTATACGTCTTCAATACGAATTCCTAATAAATAATCTCCTGCTTGTATCTCAGATATATTAGGGGCATAAGTATCTGTCAAAGCCAAATCTGGGATATGTGCTCCCAGATAATAAATGTTTGGGCCACGGAAAAATAGAGTTTCGTAATTTTCAGTGAGCTCAGTATAAGTATTCAATGAAGCAGTGTCGTCGATTGCAAACGTGTTAATAGCCTGACTATTCGTCAGAGAGGGGATTTCAAATGTCCACTGAGTTAGAGGAGGAACATCCACTCCTGCTGCTGTACATTTTTGTTGGATATCATCCTGATTGGTTATGTATAATGGAATTGCATACATACCAGATGGAAGATCCAAACAATTTACCGGCGTACCGGGTAAGCTATTCTGCGGCATCACCCCTCGATTGTATCCAGCTACACTACGGTTAATAGCCCAAATTTCTGAATCACGCCTCCAGATATTTTGAATCCAGGCTTGATCAGTAGCAGTAGGTGTTGTAAATTGCCCACGTGGATTTCTCAATCCATTAATTTGGCCAAAATCCATAACCGGCTGGAAGGAGTTTACATAGGGGTTTGATCCTCCTAAAGATGTTACAAAGTAAGGAACATTCCAATGCAAAAAGTTAGGGCAGTCCCTGGTAATAGGGTTAATTGTATTTCCACGATAAAATTCCTGGATGGGTTGTGTTAAATGTTCACAGCGGGCTTGATAAATATCTATTGAAAAATCATCATCAGATAATGTCAAAGTTTCATTTAAACCCTGAACAGACCAGATATAAATTGCTTTTGTGTACGTCGGTTTAACACGTTGAATAACATCGAAAACTGTCGAAAAGTTTTGAATGTCTTTAAAATTAGCAACTTCGATATTGATTAAGAATGTATGAGTCTTTAAATAATTTCTCATTAAATAATCAAATTGAGATCCCGATGTTGCATAACGGTTATCTTGACCAGGTGGAAGGTAAGGAATAACTGACGAGGGAATATACAAATTTAACCACCAATCTCCATCTTCTTGGTAGTCTTTAACCTGAAGCCAGCTTGATAAAGGTTCCCCGACACTCAAAGCATCCCCTACCGATACCGAGGGCGGCAAACCGTAAGGAATAATATATTGATTTTGATTCGTAATGACAATGTATTCCCCTGTTTGCAAGTACTCACGGATATCCAAAACTGTCTCGGCATCACGCGCAAGAGGAATTCCCAAGACTAAATTTAAGCCACTTTGTACAAGTGAAAGCTTAGGTCCTTGGGTATACATATAATACAAACCATATACAAGATTGTAGAAATTATCCGTAGATGTTTCTGGGCTTATGGCGATGAGATCAGCATAGTATGTGCTAATAAGTTCTTCATCGATATTTGCGTCTACAAACCAGAGGGCGTATTGGGTATTGCCGGATGAATCGGCACGAACCGAAAATCCAGCATCGGTGATAGATCTTGCGAAAACGATTTGAAGTTGGCCAGCAGTTGTAGTTTGAATAGCAAAATCTACATTCTGTTCCCATAGAGTTGTTGGGAGGAATGGTCTATTAGCTATATATCTAGCCGATTGAACACTGATCGGCAATGTATAAGTATTTTCAGAACCTACAACTTGACTGTTTGCTTCTAACAAAACAAGCTTTATGCTAGAGCCTATTGTTTCTTGTATTGACTCAAGACTGATTGTTGAAGCATACTGCAAAAAACGGCTGTACACATCAGATGCGTATTCAGCCTCTGCTTCCAGCATTAAGTTTACAGTTTCTGAATCTTCAAAAATAGTATGGAAAAAATCACTAAGGCCATATAATGCAACCATGTTGACATTGTTTTGACCAATAGCAAGGCCATTTGTTGTGAAATTAGCACGAGGATTCAATGCCATTGTTAAACCGCCAAACTGTTAGTTGTAACGTTATTTAGAATAAACACAGAAGTTGCATCCATTGGATCAAGGTAATCTGTAATCGTACCTGTCGTAGGTGGAACTAAGTAACGAGTATAGTTCGTATATGATACACCAATTGGAGTTTGAATGCCAGTAATTCCTGCTTCTGTCAACGCCGAAATTAAATCTCCCATAACAAAAGTTGCCCCTGGGCTGAGAGAAGATAAATAGGTGTTAACTGTGGTGGTAACAGTTGAAGCATCCGGAGTAGCAGAATTATACGCAACAAGGCTAATGTCTAACAGATAAAAATTAAAGCCACGGGCTAATAAATCAGCACACATAACTCTATTAGCCGAAGCTTCCAGATACGTTTGAATATCGCTGAGATAGTTAAAGTAGTTCACCAAGAAACTGGCAGTAGAATTGGCGTATTGACTGCCAAAACTAATAGTAATAGATTGTTCCGTAGAAAATCCATAATCCTCCCAAGGAATAACCGACGTTGCGGTAATTGTTCCTGTCGCTGGGCTAGACAATGTAGTACTTTCATTAAATGTATACGTATTCTGGTCTATAACAGACTGTACCACCCATGATCCATTGTATCCAGCAGGGCTTGCACCTTGAATAGAAATATATTCACCTACAGAAAGACCGTGGTTAGGCTGCACAACAGTAACAACTCCATCACTATAAGTTAGAGAAGTAACATTTAATGTCTGGGCATAAGTATTTTTAGAAGTATAAGGAACATTAGTTTCAATAACTAGTGTTCCAGAGGTTGTTCCTTCAATCCAAAGAGTTGGTACAGGAATCTCATAGGCGTTGGGACCAAGCACTGTAACCGGGTAACTGCCTGTCAAATTAGGATTAACAAGTTGCATTGCTGAACCCGAACCGGCGGTAGGAATATTGGCGGCAACTGTGTAAGTTAACGTATTTGCATTTGTAGCTACGACAATAAATGTACCGTTATAGGTAGTGGGAGTAACTCCCGCAACTGTCACAGTTGCTCCGGTAGCTAATCCATGAGGAACGCTAGTACTGATGCTTACGGTAAAGCCCGTACAAGAAATAGCACTAATAGAAATAATCTGGGTAAGACCAGAAATAGCTACGTCTTCTCCAGTTATTAGTCCATGGTTTGTCTGAGCAACTTGAATCATTTGTCCTGGTTGATTCAAAGTATAGCTAGAATACGCCAGGGCGTTCTGAAACGGGATGGTATCGGCAGATGACCCACCAGTAACTGCTGAGCGAGAAAACGAATACACGGGTCCTGTGAGCGTTGCATTGCCGTTAGCATCTGTTGTTAGTTGACTAATTTCTGAAGCCAAGGAATTACCACAATAAATATCTACGCAACCTCCATTGTGAAGTAACACTGGAACGTAAACAGGAACAATTGATGGAAAGTTTGTAACTTGGACAGTCGGTACATCATCCATCACATAAGTAAAGGTGTTAGTATCAAGAACCGTAATTGAAAAACCTCCATTTAATACACTTGGCTTTCCCCCTGTAGCAATGATGTTTTGTCCGGTTTGAAATCCGTGATTTGGAACAGTGATAGTTGCAATGTCACTTTCATATGTAACTGCGGTAGGTGTAACAGGTTGAGGCGTTGTAATGTTTGCGTATATTTGATCTCGAATCATCTGGGCATCGCCAAATCCAACCGGAAAAATCTGGGAAAGGTAATTGAAATTAGCAGCCAGATTGGATTGAATTGACGGAACATTGATAAGGTTACGAGTTGAGATAGCCGTACTAGCTCGTGTAACAAATTGAGTGTTTGTCTCTGCATTGGTAGACGAGGAGACAAGATAATTAATTTGTGCTTGTAAAAAGTAAGCGTTGAAATTAGAGAAATATAGCAACGAACCAGACGAAAGATCGTATGATGATCCTGTCGCTGCTGCTGTAAGGTTTACATCAACGTAATACTCATTTGAGTACGAATCGTATTGCAGTGCAGTTGCAGCAAACGAGTAAGTTGTGCTTGGGTAATACAGCAAAGTATTATCGGGACTAAACCAGATATCCGTAGTCAATGTCACTGTTACTTGGCGAGCAAAATATAGGCGGACATTGATAACTGAGTAAGTTCCCTCATTACGAGTTAAAAACCAGTTAGACAGCAGATTATCAACAATACTTGTATCTGTGTTATCCGTTACTTGGGATATGGTATTATTCGCAAAATAATAATTAAGGGCTGCTCTAACAGTTGCAAGTGCTAGGGCAGAAGGACGAATCGTAAGATCAGCTAGACCGGTCCCTGAACGGAGGTCCAGGTCGGGATATTGAGCTGATAATATTTGTTGTGTGAGGAGTTCCGCCTCAGTAACGTCGTTCGCGCTTACTGTAAGTCCGTCTAGGACATTGTATAGATCACCGGCCATCTTAACTAAGGTATGTAGAGTTCAGTATAATAACTGATGTTAGTTTAACGGAATCTCCAGCAGCCTAAGATTACGCGTTTACTGGCAAGTCTAATTGGGGGAAAGGAATGGCGATTGCTGCGTTTTGTCCTGCAACTGTCAGAATATTCACCGAGAGAATAGCTCCGTCATCAGCAACGTTTACTCCTAGGACTGTGGCTGACGCCATTTGGCTTGATGAATCAGAACTAGCTGAGTTGAGGATACTTTGCGTTTGGCTAGCAGCATTGGCAACTGCAGAAACAAGTTGAGCTGATAAAACTGCGTTAGTACTTAGGATATTGGCGTTGACAACTAAAGAAGGGAATTGTGTTCCACGGTTGGGGTTAACGGGATCGCTTCCTTGTGTTGTAAAAAGGATTTTAAGAAACGTCTGTACAACTTTTTCAAGTCCTGTGACTTTTCTTGGGGTATTTCCAAATTCAAAGATAAGTTGGCTATTCGGAAATCCGTCTGGAAAACTGAATAACAGAACGTCATAGGTACCATCTGTACCTAAGTTTGAAACTGTACCAACTCGGCTGGATACACTAGCCATTACGTCGTAACCCCTTCTGGTGCAGAAACTGAAGCTGTCCCCAGGCCACTTACCATGTAGCCGTACTGGTTACTCAGCATTGTGTAGTACTCTGATTCAGTATTGCCGTCACTTTGAGCATCTAAGTAATGCTCATACTTAGTCAACGATCCCAGCCCCAGTTCTCTTTGCACAGCCGTAATATGGTGGATTGTTTCGATCAATGCGCCGTTAGCATAGTTGGGAGAACCTCGCTGGGTCTGAGCTGCAATCGTAAATAGTTCGGAATAATCCAAACTTGAAAGATAATCTGAAGCCGTTGGGTAAGTCGAGGATTCTCCGCTTAGATAGCTAGATAAGGCTGAGTAGTAACTCGACATTTGGTTAAACGCTGTTGTTGTCTGGGTTTGTGCAGGAGAAGGAGTTGTCATTCGCCTAGATCCTTTTTAATTTCTTGAATTTTCTGCACAAGCTTCAGCTTGAGGTAGTTCAAGCGACTGATGTTAATTTTTAAATGCTCTGCCATTTCTTGGGATGACACTGATTTAGCGTTGTCCATGATGTAGAGTTCTTCAGGTGAAAGCGTGTTTCTCAAGTATTCCATTAACAACGCATTCTCATTGTGCATTGCAAATTCAGCAGGACGTTCACTGCTGGATTCGACGAGATCGTCGTATAGGCCACCTTTGAGTCGAACTACCATACCTTTTGACCAGCCAAGCCTCTTAGCCAGTTCATCTTCGGTTGGCTCTTGGCCAAGTTCGTCAGTGAGATTTTCTTTGGCGTGAGTGTAGGTCTGATATTTCAGATGCACATCTTCTGGTAGCATTACCGCATTTTGTAGGCGATAATTTTGCCGCGATATCTTTCGCATATATGAAGTAACGTGAGTACCAAGAGCTGCCCCTTTGCTTGGATCATACGTCTCTAATGCCTTTAGAGCCCAACGCTTACCAGAAGAAGAAAGAGTGGCACGAGGCAATGATCCGGATCGTTTTTGTACTTCCCGTTGTATCAAGGGATCAATCTGATGCATTAGAGCACTCAGATGTTCTTTAGATCCAGATTTTTTCCAGGCGTTGAATAATTCTATGTCTTTAGCCCTACGATCAGCATACATAGAAGCTGTGGATCCAGTAGCCTCCGGTATTTCATCGTCCTCTGAAATAAGGTCTTCGTTTTCTTCGTTTAAATCAGTCATAAACTGGATAGTCGCTATATATGCTATTAACGTAGCCCACTAAATAAGCTTGTAATTTTCCACTAAATTTTTGTCCTGCAAATACATTAGCTGCCGTACTAGTAGTAGATAAAAGACCAGACTGAGCAATGCCTTGGGGGATATTAACGGACCTGGGCAAGCCCGCTACGGTTTCCCCTAATGTACTAAAGTCAAAGGATGAATAGTCACTCATGGTAGTAAAATTTTAACGCTTCGTAGACATCATCTGGCATATCCGGCCAATAACAATTCTTTTTTGCAAGATTTTCTTTAGCTGTAAGAATTTGTAAATTGAATTCATTATGTAATCCACATACAAGACCATGAGTTAAGGGAACTATATGATCAACGTGATGAATAATACCTGTTTCTTTACTAGTATTGTCACATTCAGTATAAACTTTTTTAACCTTATCAAGGTTAGCCCATTCCACAATTGCTTGTTTATGCCTCGCTCTACGCTTAGCTGAATGATGTCTAACAACGTCTAAATTTTCTTGCCGGTATGTTTTTTGATACTCTGAGACATGTTCTTTATTATTTTGAACATATGTTTTAACTCTAGCAATAATTTTTGTTCTGTTATTTTCGTGGTATTTCTTAGCTCTTTGAGAAATAATTTCTTTATTATTTTCTCTGTATTCTTTCCAATATTCTGATATACCTTCTTTATTGGATTCATATCTATTTTTCCAATACTCAAGATGTTTTTCTTTATTTTCTAAACGATATTGTTCTTGGCATTGAATACAACATCTGCTTTTTACGTACCTTTCACTAAGGTGACCATGTTTACATGGTTTACCTGTAAAATATAAATCCAAACCTTGCTCTATTGCTTGTTTCTTGCTAATAATTTCCATATTTAACTACCTGAAGTCTGTGCTGTGTTTAAAGTTTGAATTTCTTGCTTAATACTACTTGCATTAATAAAGTCCGAAGTATCCTGGTAATCCACGAATAATGATGCGCCGGGTTCTAATAGTATACTTTTATCCAAAATTGGATTTAAATAACTAGACGCTTGTTGGGAATACAGAGTAGGATCTAAATCAATAAAATTAATTCCAAAGGCTGCCATTATAGCTTGTTTGCCTTCAATCTGTCTAGCAGATAAAGATAGATTTCCAACGACGGACATGTAAGGGTTAGTTTCTATACCATTGCCGTCCGGTGAGCTTTGTGCAACGCCAGAAGCCAGTTGTCCATTTGACCGAGTCACTGCGCTCGGCTGTCCATAATCAAAGGCATAAAGTAAGCTTGGATCCGCAGCTCCAATTCCTAAAGTAGTCTGGTAGTACTCCGTTGCCGCAGCCAAAGCAGTCGGGTTATTAATCAAAGTCTGTTCCACCGATTGGATTGTCCCAGTCGGAGAACCGTATGAGGCTGAACCTGTAGTAGTTGTAGCAGTCGTACTGCTATTAGCAACTTGACCAATCTGACCTGATGGTACTGTTGTAGTTCCACCTGACGTAGAAGTACTCGTTCCATACTGGACGTTATTCACATTCAGTATGTTTTGAAGCCAAGGTGCAACAGGAGGAATGTAATAATTCGACATCTCCGCGTAAGTCATCGCTCCAACAAAACTAACTGTTGTGCTGATACTACTGGCCGTAATATTGTGGGTGATAGAAGCACATGTCGCGTGGAAGCAAGGATACGCTGGACTTGAATCAATAATATCCATCGGGTATCCACAGACAATATATGGATTGAACACCATCTCAATTATCCCGCTACGGGCTTGCTCCACGCTTTTTGCAAATTCATAGTCCGCCGTGTTAAATAACATTCTCTGGAAAGGAGCGATTTGAGATTGTGGAGAATTCGGGTCCATCGTATCCTTTGATGTATTCAAAGTACGAGTAACGACCCCGTCATTTTCCGTAATGTCGTATCCATAGCGATCTACCCAGGCTGCATGCATATTGACCAGATCGTTATAGTCTGCAGTTCCCTGAGCCGGCCATGCTTCGTTGTTTGGGTCTCCTACATTGGGTATTTGATCCGCAATATAGAACGAAAGCCAGTTTGGCATTACTACCTTGCGCTGCACAACGCCTCGGGCTTCTTCGTATTTGCCGGGAACGTTGTAGGAAGGACCGGTTGTACTCAACAGATCAATAGTATTCTGAGCGCCGGATGCATTAGCAAGACTCACTCCAACTGCTACCGCCTCACGGACAGATTCAGGGGCTCGATAGAAAGTATTGAGCGCCCCGCCGCCATCGTTTGGTAGCATGTCTGTGTACGCAGTTACACGAGTTGGCACACTCGCCTCATCCTGGCTAACACTGATGGATGTAAACATCTGAGGATAAACAACGTTACATACAGGGGCGTAATAGAAGGGCGTCTGTGGCTTAATAACAGTTTCAACAGCCATGCGGTTAGCACTGGCCCATGCAGAAGCACTATCAGGATTTACGTACGTTGTCGGATCGACGGGAACTGCAGCGGGGCTAGCCAATGTCAAATACTCATACTCAACAGAGTAAAAAAAGTTATTCATCATTGTGATGAAATCTGTCAATTCCCCGGAGTAGCCCATTTGACTCTTAACAGCATAGACGGTCAATGCCGTCTTCATTGCTGAAACACTTGGCAATTGGCTGGATGGTGGAACTAGGAGATTGTATTTGACATCCGACGGGGGAATATCGTGAGGGCAGTACTGTTCACGATGTGTCTCAGCATAGTTTTCAACAAGGTAATGACCAGAGATACGATTAAAGAATTTAAGCCCATCTTCCACCAATGGAATATACATAGAGGTCATCGTTGAACTCCATGCTGGGGCCATATAGCATTGACGTTTAAACTGATTCCAGATATTCATCATACTACCTGGAATACCGGCATAGCGAGGGATGAAGCCTTGAAATTTTGTTGCAGCTTTGGTGACATCAGCCTCGGAGATCTGAGTATTAGTGGGGCCTAGCAAATCTTGAGCAGCAGACTGAACACCAGTAATTCCTGATAAAGCATTGATAATACTTAACTCGGAAGTCATTAAATCAACTTTCAACGCTGCTTGTTCTGGGTTAGGATCAGTGCCGTTAGACATGTTAGAGCCTACATAGCCGTTGTAGTCCAGAGTCACAAGTTTCATTAATTCATTCTTGTGTACGCACTGAAAGCTGATCGATGATGAGGCAGGGCTACGTGAACGGGAGTACTCTACTCGTGCAATATGCCCCCAGAACAAAAGCCTATCTCCACCAGTGATCTGATCAGTGTAAAAAATATGGACTTTGGGCTGATAGTAACGAGCAATGTCCATGAGTCCTGCTTGCGGAGGGACTGAGATCATTGCTGATGGGTAGGTCCCGATAGATTGGGAAATGGAAATAGCTGTAAATGGGACCTGAACGCCTTCTATGTAAAGTTTAACTGTCTGATAAATGACATCCGTAAAAGTATTACCGGAAGGGACTGCACCTTCAGATCCTGTTACCGACCCATCAGAATTAAGAGTGACCGTGGAAGCTGCAGGGGTAGTTCCAAGTGAAATAGTGAAGTTGTCAGACATTAAGAGACCACATTAGCAAAGAGTGATTGAAGAGCCAGCAAATATAACGTTTGTTCAAGAGGATCTTGAATGCTCCCAGCATAGTTGGAAAGTTCTGATGGGATGTTATTATTACTGACTGTAGCATCAAGCACTACATTGAGTATAGCACTATTAATTATAGAGGTCAATAAAAGAGACCTGGTAGGTAGTAGTTCTCTTGGCAATGGCAACATCCCAAGCATTGCACCTGAGTATTGTTCTGCAAGGTAGATCAAAAAGGGCGCACGGTTATAACTCGTATATCGAACGGTTATGCCTCCATCTTCAGCTAAAGGAATAGTCAATGTTAATGTCGTATCTGAAATTGTGTAATCAACACCTTGCGTATATAATTGCCCTTCGTAGTAAACGTAGTTATAAGCGTATTGGGCCGGACTTAAAGTCAAAGTAAATACAGTTTGTCCTTGGACGCCAGACAATGCATCTGTTGTTATAGCATATTCTGGATAAACAATTACGCGATCATTCACATTTGGGACTGTTGCTCGTGGAAAAGACGCTGCATAACATGTTGCACAAATACCTCCGGAAGCAATGCATGTACTAGTTGAGCGTGTGGCTACTGAGTAAATGCCATTATATAAAAGCTGCCCAATTCTATCACGGCTCAAAGGTTCACCTGTGGCTAATTCCACTAAGCCTTCTGCAGTGTAATTAACAGTTACAAATAAGCCAAGAGTTGTTCCGCAATCTGTTGCTACTACTTTTAGATTAGGTGAAAAAACCGTATTAGCCAAGTTGACCACATCTTGGTTTGTCGTTGGGACATAATCATAAATATCTTCCAGGATTAAAAGTCCTGCGTAACTACGCATTGTCATAGGAAAGCTCCTTGTGCTGCAGAATATGGTGTGCCAGAATTAAGAATACCAATTTTAGATAGGGATGTCTCACTGACTGTTAATGAAGCAATGGACTGATTTTGCATAAATGCAGAATTAACTGGAATTTGGCCAGCGGATACATATGACTGAATATATTGAAATAACGTCGGCGGAACAGTAGAGATAACCCCACTTGAGTTAGATAAACTCCCAATCGCTTGTAATGTTGCACTGGAAGTTGAAATAGAAGTTGAGTTGTTTCCAAGTAAAGCGCCTCCCCCATCAAATAAAGCTGCATTAGCAAGATTTACAAGACCAACTGCGATTGATGAGATATTTTGCAAATCTCGAACAATGTTATTGACTTGTGTAACAGTACTAGTAAATGCATTTTCAACACCGCTTATAGCACCGACAAGTTTAGTAAGAGAAGACAATACCCCATAAATCGGCGAAAACAAACTAGCTCGCAAACCGGCCAATGTTGCTGTAACGCTATAAAATGCACTAGATACACTATTCAGATTCGCAGTGATGGTATTTGCAAATCCAGAAATACCTTGGGCTACAGTGTTAAATGAAGAGAGATCACTAGTCACCATTGTTGAAAATTGTGACAGTGAAGCTTTCAAACTATTTAATCCAACCTGATCTAAGAATGTCGATGCTTGGCTAATGTTCAGTAAAGACGCGGAGTTAGACAATATAAAATTCGTGTTCATGACCGGAATTGGTAACAATTCTTTGGCCATAAATTGGAATTGAAATGGAATATCAGTATCCCTATCTGAGTTTTGATTGAAACTCATGGAGGAAATAGTACCAACCAATACCATTGTTGGTAGATAGAGTTTCACGAGCTGATATCGAGAAGCAGTTTGAGTTCCTCTCAATACTTGGCCGTACATAAACATCCATTGAGTGAACCAATCGTTCTCAATAGAATCAATTAATATCCCGCTAACTGTCATAGCAATTGGCTGCCGACCGAAGTAATAGTATACTTCCCCATCGCCAAATGTTTCAGTTACTTGAATTTTTTCAGACATCTGGCATTGAATGCTAGTAATCAGAAAATTAGCATATCCTCCGTACGTACCTCCATTTACAGCTTGATCGAGTGTTCCCCCTGAACCAGCAATAGATGAAGAATATATAGATGTGTCTGATACATTTACAGGATTAGAACTTACAAGCTGGATATACCCACGATAACCCCTATCTCCTCCGGTAGTATTAGATAATACACTACGTGGGGTAATTGTAAATAGTCTTTCGCTGGATTGTCCAGTGGCTAAGACAGTTGACATTATGTGCTAGATCCTGTGACTGAAAAGTTAATTACTTGTAATACAACATCGTCTGTTAGTACGTCTTGCTGCGTAAAAATACCGCCTAACTGATTAGGGGTATAACTCAATCCATTATTAGTGGCTCTGATTCCGTCAATGCAAGCATTAATTTGCTCCAAATAAATTTGGGAGGGGGACATAATCTTATACTGACTGTTAAGTTTAACGGTATTTCCGTTTGAGGTCGTTGTTGTGCTAGCCATTATTGTCCTCCGTTAGGACTACTTGTTCTTTGGTTACCCTTAGTATTAATAGGTACTCCGGAAATAACCAGGGGTGTTCCGCCATTAGATGAGCCTGAACCCGACATATCTCCAACTGCTTTGGAGAATTGCTGCACGGCATCACTAAATATCTGGGTTGCTTCTTTCATATCTAACTGGTTAAGAGTTGCTTGATAGCTACTATAATCTATCATTCCTCCCTTATAAGCCTTTTCTAACTGATTACGTTTTTGAGCGTCTTCAATTAAAATTTGTTGCTGACTCATAAGCTGGGCATCAGTAAATCCAGATGTATTTTTAATCTGCGTATCTTTAAAATTTCCGCCATTTAAATAGCCGGCATAAGAAGCTAACGCATCTTCCATGCCGCCTTTATCGCCTTTTTTAAGCGCAGTTTGGAATCTTTTCCTAATATCTGGATCTGTAATTAAACTGGGATTTTTGCTTATTGCATTTACATCCATAGTAGAAGCCTGATACGCAATTTCTGAATATCCACCTTCTGCAGTTTTACGATTTAGTTGAGCAAGTTTATCCATGGCTTCTTTGCCGGATTTTGGCCGGCCAAGAGCTTCGTATAATCCTGGTTGTTTTCTAATGTAATCCATAATATTGAGCTCGTTTAAATCACCAGAAACAACTTTTTGTTCTCCCATCATTGCTTCGCCCATTGAGCGCAAATTATAGTATGGGCCGGCTTGTCCAGTAATTTTATTAAGCTCTTGTTTGTACTTATCCCCCTGGGATTTAGATGTTTGATCAAAGGAATCTCCAGTTTGACCTTTACTCATGTTATCTACGAATGCATTTAAATAATCTGAGTTTTTAGAATCCATCAAACTTTTAACATCATCATCTAGGCTATCTTTATGAGCAGCTAAAAAATTTCCTAAAGCAGTACGACGAGTCTGATTATCTTGTGCAGATAGAATTGCTAAAGCTCCTGAATCACCTTGTCTAGCAAAGGAGTTAATACCTTTACTTAGTGAAGCATACCCTCGTCCATAATTAAGTTGGCCAGCAAACCTATGCCAAGCACCTGCTATTCCGGTTTCTCCTGCCGTTCCAAGTTTAGCCCATTCCCCAGAACTTTCGCTTAGGAGTCTAACATTCTTGAACTGTTGGTTTTGGGTGCGGTCAAAGAAGTTGTTAGGATTACCTTGCAATCCAGTGTTGTCAAAGCTACTTCCAAATTGAACGTTGTACCAAGCTTTAGAAATATCGTCTCCTAAACCAAGGGCATCTGCAGCTAATCCCCCGACGTTCCTCCAAGTATCTCCCATAAAGCCTTTAACACCTTCCAAACCATGTCGATACATAGATCCTAACGCACCGCCATATAATTTATTTTGGCTAGTATTTTGCATTAACAATTCTTGGGTTGTGCGGTTATTGGCCTGTAGTCCTTGCCTTACTACATTGGGGTCAGTCTGAGCAGATCTCATGGACCCAAACGCGTCAATCTGTTCTTTAGTCCAACCTTGAGACATAAGGATAGGGACGATGTCATAGAAATCTATTTGGCCTTTGTTATTTCTCTTTAGAGGTAAATTCTGTGCATAAGCATAAACGGAGTTTTCGATGTTAAGACCTCCATTTTTACTTAAGTCACGGGCAATAAGTTCATCTCCATGCAAAGCCATGCGTCCCATTAATCCATATGGATCACGAGCAAAGTTATTTGAGAATTGTCCGACAGTAGCCGTTAAATTCATACCGGGTCCTGCCATAGATTGGGAACCGCCACGCCCAAATGCCTGATTGAAAAGACCCATTTGCATAAGCGTACTTCTACCGCCTTGCATCATGCCCATCATAGCACTTTGAGTAGCATTTTCTAGACCGCCCATTCGTGCGGCCTGAGCAGGGCTAATCAGTCCCTCCCGCATTGCAGCAGACATGGATGAGTAAATATTTGCTGAAGTCAATTCTCCCAAATAAGGAGTCATGCCAAAAGATGAGAATAGATTAGAGCCTTGAACCCCAACTGTTCCCATAAGGCGTTGGACAGTTGTACCTGCTATGGATGCAGAACGACCCAATCCTTGGTACGCAGACATTGCCGTACTGAATCTTCCACCAACAGCACTCGCACCACTCATCTGGAGACTAGAAAGATCTTCAATTGCTTTTTGGAAGTCCGGGTCTTTAGAAATTGCCATGACAACCTTTACCTGCTCTGCAATTCCTTTAATCCGACTTACAATTTGAGTTGAATTAGCATTATCAAGCAATCCAGAGCGCATGGACATATCGGCAATTTGCAGATACTGGTCCGAGTTAAACGTCATATCCCGTGCGCTTGACGAAACAAGTTTGCTTGCCATTCCGTATGCTTCACGGTTAGATAAGCCGCCTCCAGTTAAGGCGTTGCCCCTGGCGTCCCCAAATGTGATGCCGTCAAAATTGTTTTTGAGTTGCTCTCCCATCTGACGAGTACGAATGTATGGGTCGAATGCAAGTTTTTGAGCTCCTTGCATAACTCCATACCCAACAGCGGCAGGAATGAGTACAGCTCCGGCGAGAGAGCCAGCAACGCCGGCTGCTGCTTCAGCACCTCCTACAATCCAATTTGGTGTTCCGAAAGATCCTAAAGCGCCTCGGGTTATACCAGACGCAATCCCTTTGCCCATTCCAGCAGCAATTCCTTGCCCCGTAAAATATCCCCCTGCGGTAGCTGGACCCAACGCTTTAAACGCTGCACCAAAAGCGAGTGCCGGACCAGCTATACGCTGCCCAGCCCAAACTGTTGCATCTAAAGGTCGAGTCGAAACGGAATCTAATGCTGCTTGGTTATTATATTGAGGATTTCCCCAGGGATGTTCATGAGCAAACGGGGAAATTAATTGATTGGCCGAACTCCAAAATCCTTGCTGGCCCACCGGCTGGTAGGGCATAGAACCATTATACGATTCAGGGTATGGATTAGTAACGCCAGAATACGCAAAAGGCATCTGCGTATTCCAGCTTTGATTCAAATAAGGATTTTGGCCAATTGGGGATGTAATAAATTGGCTTTGAAATCCTGGCGCATTGAAATAAGAGTTGAAGGTCATGGAAGTATTTTAGGCGGCCTGTTTAGGGATTTTATCGTCTCTAAAATCTGAGGCGTCTAATCCCTTAAGACCTTCTACGACCAATTTCCCACTCTTCGTCTTTCTCAACTTGGGTCGCATGTGTTTAACGACTTTGTTATAGAATTCCAACATCTCAATATCTTTTTGTGACTCTTCTGAAAGTTCAACATTAAAGAGTTTATGTAGATAAGAAGACCATGTGCGCTGTATTTCTTTTTCCCAAGCTTTTGCTTTATTTTCATCTGAGAAAGTTGGATTACTCAATGTATTGAGCATCGTTAGTTTTTCTCGCTCAGCCTCAAGCTCAGCTTCTTTTGTTACGTAGTCTCGTAGTACACGGTCCTGAGCGGAACCAAGCCGGGGTAGTTTTATTCCTGAGACGTATAGCTTGGTCCGTTGCATGGCCCAAGACCGAGTTAGAAAGAAGTCTCCCCTTCTTTCAGAGCAGCAAAAACCTTTTCATCAAACTGCGCTAATTCATTTACAAGAGCGACAATGATAGGAGAGGCAAGTTTACCGACAAACTTAGCTCTATCTTCTTTAGATAGCCCTGACAAATCCCGACTATGGTATCGTGTCAGAGAGTATTGGAGATTGAGCAGAGAACGTTTTTGATCAAGCGTAGTAAATAAGTTAGCGCCTAAAGTATCAAGTGTGAGTGCTATTTCCTCGGATTCTTCAGAAGTACGAGTCCTGAAAGTAACAAGAAGCTTATCTTTGATCTTGACATTTTCGGAATATTCCCCTTGAAACAAGAGTTCGTCAAAAATCATTGCTAGTTGCTCAGGATCATACTTAGGTTTTTCTTCTTCCGACTTTACTTCAGAATCTTTAGAAGATTCCATAGCTAACTCTGCTTGAGGTTTAATAAGAGCGACTGCATCGGGGGGACTCTCCAGCACACCCTTTCGCTTAGATGTTGCTGGAGTTTTTGAAAATTCAAACGACTTAAGTTCAGAATTAGTTGACATGGATAAATTCCTTTGATACTCGGATTATACGTGAATTTTCACGCACTGTCAAAGAAACTCTAGCCGACCTTCTTGGTTATCAGGTACTTCGTCCAAATAGGTAAATTCTTGGCGTAAAATTTGGCTAGCAACATCGCAGAATACCCAGGAATGCAAAGCATCATCAGTTAAGTCTTCATCCTTTCGATATACTCTCCGGCCGGCTTGAGTTTCCTCTTCAAATACATTAAGTGCATCTTGCCAAAATTCACCAGTTAAGCCCCATGAAGGAGTTTCGAATTTATCCCGCCCAAGTTTTGCTTTAATAATCATATGGTCCATAGCCATTGTACGATCAGCAGAAAAGAATCCACCTATACGATCCCAACGAAGAGGATGTTTGGCAGCGACATACTGAATCATATTCGCTTGATCTTTGCCTAAAGCACGTTGGAGAAGCTGGGCTTGAAGTACGCCAACTCCTCGATCAGATGCCAACATTGTGCAACGAAACTGACGATATAATTGTTCGACTCGGGCCACTTGTTCTAGGATGTCCACGCCATTAAGACGTTGACAATAAAGTAGATACACTTTACCTTTGGAATCATGTCCCATGATAGAAATGACTGTATAGCTTTTATCAGAACCGGAGACTGACCAGTCTACCCCAAGAGTTGTATATAGAATATGGCGATCATCAGTAGGGAACTCAGTATCCCAAGCTGTTCTATCTGGATTGCAACAAGCCATACATTCTCTGAGGGAAAGAATACGTCCACCAATACCGGCAGCTAATCCATAAACTTCGTTTGCCAGTTTAGTTGCAGGATAAGTCTCAAATTTTTCAACTAAGTTTTTCCATTTATCTGGCTTTGTACGAGCATGGAAAATAAGTTGTGGACAATGAAAACCAATATTATCAGCCCTATCAGGCTTTGCTGCCATCCATTGCCCATTACGTACGTCCAAAGTTTTTCCGCAATGGATACATCCAGGACCGTCTTTCCCTTTCATCATTTTCGAACAATTTTCAAAGTCAATAGGAACAGTATAACGTGAGCAATGTTCACATTTCATAACCCATTCACTCATGCTAGACCGTTTCCAAACGATCTCAAGGCTATTATTTTCTCCCTTGGCTGTACCAGTAAGTCGGACAAACCCGAAATCAGAAGCGCTTGTTGTTTCTCTGAGAATAGGGAGGGCATCCATACTCATATCCTGAAACTCATCGCAATTCAAGATACCAATATTTGCAATACCCCGGATGCGGTCGGCATCGCTTTCAGTTTCACAATACCCAATATAGATGATAGAACCATTGCGCATACTTTTTTCAAAAACGTTTTTGCGTGATTCCCCATCTATGAAGTATTTCCTTACAAGTGGCGACCGTAAAAAAGGATCGATATACGCAGTGGAAAATCTAGAAGATTGTTGTTGTAAAGGAGCAACATATAGTGTATTGAAGTATGGTCTCATGATACTATTCGTCAAGAAGATTGCGGCAAGAGAAAGACTTTTACCGATCTGACGACCCGCTTTAATTACTAACGTGTTTGGGGCGTAATCATAGATATCTTTGAATGGTTCATATCCGGTAAACCCTAATGGCTTTCCTTGAAATTGCAAAAGGGCAGCCGCAGCTTGTGATAAGGAAGCTTTCACAGGGGCGTTGACATCGGACGAAGTTTGTATTATACTCATGTCGTTATATTAACATTTACATAAAATTAGATTTTTTATGAAATGCTGGTATAAGAATTTTGGAGAGAGACTATATGTTTCTCTCCAGTTGTGCAACTAAAAACTTTTTGATTCAAAAGGCATACCATGGATATCCAAAACACCACCATCGTGAACAACTCGACTGGCTCCTCGTTCCAAATCCCGGGCGACTGGAGTGCGGAACAAGTTCAAGCGAACTACCCTGACCTCAGCGGCCTGCGCGCTACCTCGTCGACCAATGGCGAAACCCGCACGCTGACGTTCTCGCCGGTCACCGGCGCGAAGGGTTAAGCTGTAATTCGGCGCGTTGGACCTCGGACCTAGAGTAGTTTTCTAGGTCTGGTTAGGTCCAGTAGTAGGAAAACCGGACTCTCAATGGGTCCGGTTTTTTTTAGTCTTTTCGAACGTTTTATTTGGTATAAGAAAAATAGAGGCAATAAATCCTTTGTACGATTCGTCGTACAAATTCTTAACATCCTGTTTTCTTTTCGTTGGAGGCATTTGCGGTGAAAATCAAAGTCCCTTCGAATAGGCTGCCGAATTCTCAAGCCTATCAATCATTAATCAAAATGGCCCACGAACGCCTGGTCGGCATAACCATTAAGCAATTGATGGAAAGTGGAATTGTCAATACTGCCTACGGTAGAGGTCTTGATTTTACAACTGCAGCTTCCATAGAAGATTCCATTCACCATTATATGAATTTGGTGATTCGCTATCTTACCCAGCAATATCCATATATCAGCCTCGTCAAATCTGGTTTTGAAAAACCTATCCGAGGCGGTTCATCGGGTGTTGGTATAGGAGTTCAATTCATTTTTAAAGATCAAGATCCTATATTCCAAAGTTTGAAAACGATCCGAGACATAGATGATGCAAATGGGCCCGGGGCAAATAACTCAGAAGTAGTTATGTTTGGAGTACCGAAATGGTTGAATCGGTACATAGCGAAAATCAATGCTTTGTGCATTAAAAATCGTGTGCCTGGGTCAATTAGTCTTAGTGTCAACCAGTATTCTTCAATTCCCAGCGGATTTTCCTCAAGTTCAAAGCCGTCAGATCGTGCTTACATCAGAATCACAATTTATTTCGATCCGGTCTTTATGCGCCCGAATGATGCCAATGCATCTTGGACTTCCAGTTACGGCAAGTTCGGCCGTGGTAGAAACCAATTTAATTCCTCCGTCGGATATTTCTGTGTGATGAAAAGTCCTCAAGAGGAAATGGGAGATACCAAGAGGGGAATGGATGGTGTAATTTCTATGCCCTTGTATTCTTTGGCGTTCTTTGCCAAAGATATCGCCCAGATTGTTAAAACTCTTCACCGAAAGGCTGAATATGTTCCTTCAGTATTTGCAGTCAAACTTTGAAGGCCTGGACGATATCTCCAAGCCAATTGAATACGGATTGGATATCCTTGAAAAGACGAAAGAGTTTTCGTCTCTTGAAGATGTTTCTTATCTTTTCACTTGTTTACGTCGAGCCCAGACAGACCTTGCTCAAGTAAGTAAAGGCCCGGCAAAAGGCAATCCTACATTGAGTTCGACAAGGCGGGCGTCCAGAGACGCTTTGAATGCCATCGAATCAATGACGCCGAATTTTAAACGCTATGTCTCCGTCTATGACGACGACGACGATTTCATCTAAGGAGTTAGTGTGAGTGACATCCAAACTAATGCAAATGTGGCGGGATCGGGGAATACCGAAAGTAGTACTCCGGTACCCGCCGCGCCGGCTGTCGGTGATTTGGTCAAGGCTGCCATTGCGGATAACAAGGCAGTCGCTGAAGCGCCAAAAGCGCCAGTAAAAGAAGTGATGATGAAAGGCGTCGATATCAAGCTTCTCGAAGATGCCGCCATTGTCACAATGCCGAACGGAACTTCCAAAACAATCTCATTGCAAGACTGTTATAACATGATCAGTTTTGCTTTCCAGAAAGCAGTGGAAGATAACGGTGCAGAAATCATGCTTCCGAAGAATTGTATTTACATTCGGACCACAAGCAAGACGATGTACATAACGTTGTATTACCCTGAAGGAACATACGATCTACATTATCAGTATGGTGGTACAGATCGGAAGTTTAAAATTCCAACTCCGAATATTGTTGTGTGTCTGACTTTGGACATCACGACAAATTCAAAAGGAGATGCAGAAGCTCGCGTCACAAGCGCAAAGTACTTTTGCACGGATTACCCTCAAGGTGCCTTCAAAGTCAAGCACTCGACTTCTGTTGACCATAATCTCGGCCTGTATTTGCTACCATTTTCGAATATCTACGAAGATGCCAAGCTATGCACCGGGGAGAATGCTATGCCCACAGTAATGCCACGCAACGACTTGCGTCGGCTTAACTGGCACTTCGAAGTATTGTGGAATTCTCCGTTCAACAACGATCTCGGGCTCCATGCAGTTCGAGATTGGGAGAGCAATGTGCAAAGTTGGTATGTGCATCTCCAAGAAAGGCATCAACAAGGTTTGAAGTTCCCGTATGAAAAGCTTCGTGGTTACCGACCCGCCGCAATTTAACCTTCAGTATTAGGAAACAATATGCATATCCTCCAACCGTACTTCCGAGTTGTTGTTGCGTCGAAGGCTGACTTCGAGAAAGCTCAACAGGAAAACTATCCCGAGATCTTTATGATCACGACTGACGGGATTTACAAGCATCATCGTCTAGGCGCGAACGGAAGTGAACGATACGTTTGCGCGAAAGTTCCGGCCATTCCTGGCTACGAGATGATGATCCCGCCGAAACAAGAAACAAAATTCTTGCCTGACGGGAAAGTTCCGGGCGAACTGTTTGAGCAAATCGTCAGTTTATACCGTGAAGTGATGCGGGTCAACAACGGCCGAAATCTCGAAGCGATGGCGTGGATTCTGTGGACTAAAGAGCAAGGATATTTTATCCATGTTCCGAAGCAGCAAGTTTCTGGCGCAAGTGTCAACTACGATTGGGATATTCCCGAAGGTAGCACTGTGATTGTGGATACTCATTCACATAACAGCATGGGGGCATTCTTCTCCGGCACAGATGACGGCGACGACCGTAAGGGTGTTCGCTACTCAGGTGTGGTCGGTAAGTTGACGGCAACCACTTTCGAAATGATCTGGCGGTTCTGCTACCAGGGCAAGTTCTTCGACACCAAATTCGACGACATCTTTGCGCCGCCCCGGGCGGAGGTTAACCCGGATTGGTTGGGAAAGATCGAGACACACTCGTATGGTGGTTATCAAGGATACGGGTATCAGGGGGGTCGGGCAGGAAGTCACAACGGAAGCAACGGCACGGGAACAACAGCTTCGACTGGCGGGACGAGCGGGACGGTGGGACGGAATCGAGCGGACCATCTGAGGCCATATCAGTTTCAACCGGGGGGCGGAAGAAACGGCGGGGCGGGAAACACTGGAAGCGGAACCGGGGGTGCTAATTCTACGGGTCGGCCTCATGAAGACGCCTACGATTTCGACGCTCAGTACGAAGACTACTACCGCAGATTGTCTGGTCAACCTGCATCCGATGGTACCGGACCAACTTCCAGACCGCCAACTCCGACAGGTCGGCCGGTGTATGACCAGCGTACTCGTGTAGCAACAACGATCGATCCGAGTGCTTACGACAATTCCTCACGGACTCCCGCTGCAACTCAGGAGAACCAGGGAAACGTATCGGCCGGAACACCGACGGGGACAGCATTAACGGTGGTTCCGGCAAAGGGCGGAGAGGCCGTGATCGTGGACGCAAATGGTCAGCCATTGAAGAATTCATCCGAGAAGCTGACGACGGCTCAATCGCTCCTAGCCGACATGGAAAAAGTTCACGGCGCGGCGGTGGGGGCAAACGGAACGGAAAGTAACGCTACTACTCCTGAACCTAAAACCGATGCATTTCCGTTTCCGAAAGGTTCGGATTTCATAGATAAAGGGAATGGAGAGCTCGCACCCTTAGGAGGGCCCGCAGCGGGGGAGCGCTCGGGGACTAACGCCAAGAATATTTTGGCCGAAGTCCCCGTCGATCTGTCTGAAGAAGAAGCTGATGCCATCCTTCGTAATCTCGCTAACCGTGCAATGTGGGAGGCAGGAGGTGAAGGTTTTGACATCGAAGGGCACAACGAAAGTTTGGGGTTTCTACCTGACGGAGCGGGGGAAGAAGGTGTTTCCATCTCCGGCTTCGAGGAACATCCCCGTTTTCAAGATATCGCAGTTAACTATGGAGTAACCGTAGCTAATGCATTCTGCTTAATCAACGAATTATCTGTTGAATTTGCGGGCGGCGGTTGCGATGAAATGATAATGGAAATCGTTGGTGACTTCTTCCAACTCTTACCAGAGGACTCAGCAGTGAAGACGTTTCGGAATCTATATGAATTTCTGTCGGCAAAGAATCAAGCCGATATCAATTCTAAAGGCATCTAACTAACCCGTCACATTGGTATAAGAGACGCAGAGGGGATTTACTCCTTTGTGTCTCTTAATTTTAGGAGGATATGTGTTTACATACAGACCGCATACCATGCCGCAGCAATTCTTCATCATTGGCGGCGGCGGGACGGGTGGCAGATTGGTTCCTCTTTTGGCTCAGTTTCTTCGGTCTATTACGAAGGATGTTGGACCAAGAGGTTGGTTGATAGACCCGGCCATTGTCATTATCGATGACGACGTTGTGGAGACGAAGAATTTGATTCGTCAAAACTTCATTCAGCGGGATGTCGGAAAACCGAAAGCAATTGTTTTGGCCGAGCGTTATTCGAAGGCGTTTGGCATAAACATTCATCCAATCGTTGAACGAGTTACCTCAGCAATGGCAATGGAAAAAGTTCTTGCTGAAAAAGTTCCAAGCAGAGATTTTATCGGTTCAAAAGATGCGATAGTATTTCTGTGTGTTGATTCGGTTAAAGCCCGAAGGGAAGTGTTACTTGCGTTTACGCATATGAACATGAACCTTCATTCAAAGCCGTATTTTGTCATCGACGCTGGCAACGAAGATACGTTTGGACAAGTAAAGTTCTTTCATCTTCAGACTATTGCGTCGGGTTTTCAAGAGAAGACAAGTGCTGTTTCAACGATGAAAGTTCCTCCGATGGTTCCGGAGAAAGTCAGCATTCCGTTCATTCCGCTTGATCCGAAGTACTATGACAGTATCGTTGATAATCAAGCGGCGAGCTGTGCAGATTTGGACCAAACTTTAGCCATCAATGCTCAAATGGCAACGATGATGATGGGTGTGGCTCAGAACTACATGTACTTCAAACCCTTCACATATAGTGGCCGTAGCTTCGACCTGATGGGAGCAGGTAATACGTCTTGGATGACGATGGATGCTATCCGGCGTATGACGTGGTTCATGAAAGAAGTGGTGCCGGTGAGCTCATTTTGTGCCAATTTCCCCAAGGCGAGAAGTGCTCCGGCTAAAGCGATTCTGGACGACTATGTCACGAAGAACCGCGACAAGCTGGTTACTATGGGCATTGATCCGGATACTGGTAGGAAGTACGAATCGATGAAAACAGTGTCAATCATCGAAGATCCAAAACCAGTGGAAGCAGTAAAAGTAGAGGTTGAGGAAATGGCGTTGGAACCTGTGTCTGCCCCAGTTATTTCGACTCCAGTTGAAGTAGTCGGTGGACGGCCAGCCCAATTTATTACTACCACGCCTCCGCCGCCACCTCCTGCAGCAGTACGGGCAGCACAACGCTTGAACGCAACTCCACAACCAGATACCGGTGAGATGGCAGATCGTGCAATGTGGCCATTCCCGACGGGGGATAGGCATCCAGTAGCAGCCGAGAGGAGTGCGGCTGAGACTGCATTACATGAAGCGATTCGAGTATTGGGAAACAATACTGCAGCGGTAGGATTGGATGAAGCGATTCGAGTATTGGGAAACAATACTGCAGAGGTTGAACCAATGATGGATGAAGTTGAAATGCCGGTGATATCACCACCGCCGGTTGCATTGCCGTAAAGAACAAAGCCAGACAAAATATCGTCTGGCTTTTTTTAGCTTACTAACTCTCGGGAAGCTTCGGTGAGAGTATCAGTGACGTTATATGTGTTAAGGGTTGTTCCATCTTGACGAACCAGAGTCAAGACTCCAGTAGTTTTATCCCATGACCAAGAGCCGAGGGCTTCATCTTCAATATTTTGTAAGAACGACTGATCAGAGCGAGTAGTAACATTCACTCGTGCTTGGAGTTCGCCGAAACAGAAGACATCGTAGACACCAGTGGAAGTTGGGGTGAATGTAAGGGAGTAAAGATTGCCTGTACCCACATATGCCACAGTAATAGTAGTTGAATTTGTAGCACCATTTAGATATAAGGCCAAGTCAGGGATAACCGTCAAGCTAGGCTCATTGCCATTGACCATGACAAAAGCTTGGGTGTTAACGGGAGAATTAAATGTTGTCATATTATTTATCCGTCAAGTGTTTCAGGTAAATTTGAACAGCCTTAATTTTATTGGCTGCTGTTTCTTTATTATTAGACTTCTCAGGAAAATAACTATCTGGAATAAATTCCATTGGAGAAACATCAAATCCATCTTCGATCAATAACTTGGCAATACCTGCTTTCATTGCATTACTAAATTGGATAAAAGGAATTTTCCAGTCGTCAAGTACATCTCGCACTTCAACGACAGCTCCAATCATTTCCAAACTATTTGGAGTTATAAGGGTTTCAAAATCATGAGGCACTCCGTTAACTACATCACAAATAGCGATGAAGCCGAGAATATTTTCGTAGAAAATATGAGGATTTACTGCCAGGGTTTTTAAGACTTCAATTTTTTCAGTAAGCATTACAGGGGCTAGCCCTTTACCTTCCATCAAATCATCAACAATGGTTTCAAGTTCAAAGTTTATCCATTGTCCAGGAACAGTTAGAGGCTCTCCTTCCTCACTAAATTTTTTATCTAGATAGCGGGAAAGTCTAACGAGAGATGTCTCGGCAAGCTTATCAACGGGTACAGTCATTATATGCAGTTAGTCATTCGCAACAGAAGTTGCTGGGAATCAATGGGGAGAGACTCAAGCGCGGCTTTAAAGTTCATCGGACCATCATTCATCTCACGAGTGATTTCTGTACCAAGGTAACTAGCTAACCTTTTTTCACCTAAAGCAAGGATATTGTTAAGAGGAATTTCTTTGTTACGAAGGCGAACAGTCATTGAATCCAAAGCTTCGGCTTGTTTTGTTACCAAGGTCTCTTTAAAAAAATCCATGGTTAAACCAGCAGCTTTATCCATTTCCGAAACAGTTCGGCATAAGTCAACAACTGTTTCAGGTTTTAAATTGAATTCGTTTGCTTTGTTAATTGCTGCCGCAAGCTTAACATATCCAGCTTGATTTGTTTTATGATAACGAACTGCAAGACTTTTGACTGCTGCTTCTTTAACTAAAAAAGCATGTCCAGAATACCGCTTAACTTGGTCTGAAGGTTCAATGCCTAAAGCTTTTGCTTCTTTATAAAGGTTCTCTGCCTTGGCACTTTGTTCCAGGACATCAGTAAATCCTGTGAAATCACCTTCAAAGTTAGCTTGTTTGTCCATGTATTCACCGGGAAGGACAGCGGCCGCTTTCTTTTCGTGTACCACAGCAACCATCTTATCTGTCAGTGTTTTGATCTGACTTTCAACATTATACAATTTAACTGCTTTAGCTACTTTTTCAAGTACATTCAAAGCAATAGGGTTGCCACTAACTTGGGCTGCGTAATTTACGCACAAAGCAGAAGCAATGCATGAGTCACGATTTGATAGAGGAAACTCCTCATCCACGTGGGCTTGTTTGATCATTGGCAGTGCTTCGGGCACAAGTTCCAAGATAGGTTTAAGTGTATGAGCGAGCATGTGGTTGGGTCAATTTGGGAAATATAGTTCTTTAACTTTATCACCGATCTGTTTAAAGCCTCGGTCTCTAGCTTGTTCCTGATTCTTCCTAATGAAATCTGAAATTGGATCCCCGATTTTCTCGGGATTAGATTTTTGAACATTATGAAGCAGCAAAACATTAAATGCATTTTCGTTTGTCGGCTCTTTAACAACAGTTTGAAGGGCATTATTAATATCGATCCGCCTATGAATTTCTTTTTCTGAATCAAGCATTTTAAGAACTGCACTGCTTAATCCACCTGCGACAGCACCCATACCTGCTGCTGTAAGAGTAGGGAGAATTGATGCGCGTGAATAGCCTCTGATGCCGAATCCTAAGCTTCCACCTGCTAATGCGCCTGCAATGGCACCTTCAGCGACTCCACGTTTATATTTGCGAATATCGAAACGAGAAATATTATATAGATCACTACGGGTGCCTTGCTCAAGTTCCTCAGCATGTTCTTTGACAATACGAATCTTATCCGATAACGGTAGTTTCATAAAATAAGCATCATCCAGGAGATAGTGAAGATCTATCCCACGAGATTTATAAAATGCAATGAGTTGAGCTGCTAATTTATTATCCATAGACGCTAAAAAGAAACACGTTCTCCTATTTTAGCGCGTCTCTTTGCGAGCACAGAATCAAATACCATCAAGGGATTCGACTGGACTCCAGGGGTTATAGCCGGATTTAAAACGAAGCTTGTTTGGATAAGATAAGGACTTGTTTCAGGGAGATAAATTTCCTCCATGAAAAGATAGGACCAGGTTCCATCGACAGGTAGGCAACAGATGCCTAAGACATCGAATTCACCCTTAACAAGACAGGAAGTACGAACAATGCCAACACCTTCTATTTCTACATCTCTTTTGTCAGTGGCTTTACTACGTACTTTACCTTGCCATGTTTCATTGAGGCAATCATGGCGTATTGAATCAGAGGCAAGGGATTTAAGTTCTAAACGAATAACTTCGTCTTTATACGTAATTCTTAAATCACCTTTCTCTTCAGAGGCATCGGGTATTTTCTCAACCTTCTGCACATCCGGCAGACCTCGAAGCATTTGAGCCAAGCGACGCTCCGCCACGAAGCCTTGGACATATCCCCTGAGCGATGAATTCTCAAGCAATAAAGATTCGATCTCCTCTAAGGTAACACCGGAGAGAATAGCTTTGTTAAGAGATAGGGGTTCCATAGGATGAACAAAGGTTGGTATTGATCTTGCCATTGTAAGTCTATTGCCTTTTCTTTGTCAAGCTGCTACTGGCAATGAGTTTAACTTTCTGGCCGAAGGAAGGGATGATTACAAAATTTTCTGTAAATAAAATTTCTTTACAAAATTGATTTTCCGTTTTTGTAAGACCTAAGTGTTTGATTTATAAAGGAAAAAAGGTCTTTTTACAAAAAAACAAAAATTTTCTTG